AAAAAAAGAACCCTTTAAACTTAAAAAGTATGAAACAAATGATGAATGGTCCAATGACACCACAGAAAATGGGTAAAAAACCTATGAAAAAGATGCTACCAATGAAAAAGAAACCTACATCAGTTCCTGTAAGGTCTCAACCAACAAGAATGATGCCTCCTCAACAGGGGCCAATGCAACAGGGTCCACAACAGCAATTTCAACCTCAGCAACCTCCAATGAAAAAAGGTGGAAAAGTGAAGAGAAAAAAATGTTGTGGCGGAGGTCGTATATAACAAAAGGAAGTAATTATGGCAACTAAAAAAAAGGGCAAGAAAGATTGGATATCTTCAGCTGTGAATCCCAAACACAAGGGATATTGTACTCCAGAAACTAAGGCCACATGTACACCAGCTAGAAAGAGGTTGGCTCACACGTTTAAGGCAATGGCCAGAAAAAGAAAGAAAGGATAATCATGTCAAAAGCTGGAACTCCAAAAAAGGCACCAAAAATAAAGGCTCCTTCAAAGCAGAAGCCTAATTTCATGCGAGAAAATTTACATGCAGATAATAGGAAAAGCCCTCAAGCTCCTATGAAGAAGAAAAGATTGTCTAAATAAATTGTTGTTTATCTGTCAGCATTGTGAGAAATTCTTCTTCACTAATTAAATGAAGGAGAATTTCTCTATTTTTATTGAATTCCTCCCATGATAAATTGAGAGAATATCTCTTTGAATACATAATAGGAATAGTATAAGGATAGATGATTCCTACACCCCAATCAGTATTAATGGTAAAATGATGCACATTGAAACTGTTAACAGCTTCTATGTATCCTTTATATACATCACCATTCCAATCTCCTCCTGTTTTCTTAAATTCTTCATAACTTCTTGTATGCCATTCAGTTGGAGGAGAGCAATCATGCATTACAATAATTCCTTTAGGATTGAGATGAAATAATGAATTTCTAATATCCTTGAACACTTGTTTTGCTTCATGCATTCCATCAATAAAAACAATATCAAATTTTACATGATCACTCACTCTCTCGAAGAAGTCATCAGAGGTTTTAGGATAAAGCCTCACCTTTCCTTTATAGGAATCAAAGTCAGGATCTATTCCTATCTTATATGGAGCTATGCAGCCATCCAATGTTTCCCCTACATGTACTCCTATCTCCAGATATCTCTTATAGTAGAATCTGTTAATGAGATGATTGATGATGTCTAGTCTGTTCATAGTCTTTCTTTATTTAGTCTTGACCAAATTGCTTCAGGATATTTACCATCTAAATGATTCAAATAGTATTTCTCTTCCTCTGGAAGAGCATTAAAATCCAAATACCATGGAATGTGTCTGCAGGCAAAATCTCCTCCTATTCTCACACTATCATATCTATAGCCTGCAGATTTACTATCAAGGGAGAATGTCATATCTGTAACACCATGATAAACATTCTCATCTTCTGTTGTAAACCAACATATATTCTGATGATTCTTTATTTTCTCTTTTAGTTCTCCTTCAGGAACATCATCAAGTCTGAGAACAAGACTGGCTTTTCTGTCATATTTCTTATGCAGTTCCATTAATATTTCTTGCCAATTAGAAGGCATATTAGGATTTAACTCAAGATCACAATCCGAATAAATGTAATAGTCTTCCTTACAGCAAGCATAATATCCTGAATAGAAGAAGGACCAGCATCCTTTATTCTCTGTATGACGGACTATATTAACAGTTCCTTTAATACACTCATACCATTCTAATAATGGAGGATATGTAGATGCATTATCAATTATTGTAATTCTACTATTCCCATCTAACCTAAACAGGTCTTCTACCATTTTTTTGGTGGTAGAAAGCCTGTTCATGTTGGTTAGATAGATGGGATAGTTCATTCTATACTCACTTTACCAGATTGAATATTAATAGGAAAATTTCTTGCTGCTTTTAATTCAAGTTTAATTTGTTCAACATCTAAATCCATATATCGAGGATCTCCTATTCCACCTTTACAACTAACAATGAATTTGAAATCCTTAGATAGAACAATTTTCTCTGGAGGATTGAAATGAAACTCACAGTTTATGTAGCTTTCATCATTCACTCCCGGTTCATATCCCCATTCTCTGTCAGCAAGTTGATAACTTCTCATCACTTTACAGAAAGCAATCATCTTATTCTTTGTACCTCCAAAGAAAGCACCCAGAAAATACATCTGAGGAAGTCCTGTATCATGAGGAATATAAGCTTTGCTTCTTGAATTTCTCTCAAAAGGTCTTCCTTCTGTTAACATAGATCCTTGATCATTATAATGTTGACCTCCTACCATGTCTCCTAAGAACCAATTCTCATCAAAAGGTTTATCAACATTAGTGTCAGCATCGAAGTAGAATAAATAGTCAACATCTCTATTCTCCAAATTCATGATACAGGGAAACTTCATATCTGTGCCTTCTTCCCAATTATTATTAGTAGTGTGAATATACTCGACAAAATTATAATTATCAGGAAGATACTCTTTGGGATTCAAATCAGAGAAAAAATAGAAAATTATAGTCTTATCCCTTTTATAGAATTGCATAAACCTCTTGATAAATCTGATACCTAAAGGGAAATATCCCCTAGTTGCCAACACTACTATCCCTATTCTCATACTTCAACACAAAAAGTTCCTGAATTCAATGCATAATCTGCTTGCATTAAATTAATACCTCCAATTGATCCTCCTTGATAAATTATCTCTGGAGTGGGATTATACCATGGATAAACATAAGGTCGAGGCCAAATATCAGGATAATAAGGAAAAGAGCGAGAATACTCTTTGATAACAATAGGACTCTGCCAAACAATTTGTGTATTTGTTTCCAGTTTGAATGTTTTCCATTCTTCTGAAGAGAGAAGTTTGTCTAAAGCTTCAATCAATTCACCAAGATTTACTGATTCTTCAATTTTGATAATTTTGTTTGTAGTATCTAGTAATAGTTTCATAATTATTCTATTGACATTAGTTTTATAAATCTTTCGTTATCATCATCCATTAATGTAACATTTGTTTGATAAAGTCCTTTTTCTTTCTTGATTTTAAGAACTTTACCATTTTTAATAGCAGAGGGAACTTCTCTAATTTCTTCATGAAAATCATCAAGAACAACAAGTCTCTCTGTTGGAGAAATTTCCATTGTCAGAATGATTTTGTCTAAATTGAAACTGTCTTTTTTAGTAATAAATTCTCCCTCTTTTCCAGAGACAGATTCTCGTCTTTCGTAGAAAAATTGATTTTTAGTCATAATTTTGAATTTTCGGTTAATATTTTATTTAATTTAGTAATTAATTCTACTGAATAAGGTGACGTAAATTTATGAGCTCCTATGTATACAACAAATTCTACAGGTTCATCATCTTCTGTATCAATCCAATAACCAAGTAAATCTTTTCTATTGAAATAGAAATTGGTATATGAATCAGGAGAATCCAATCCCGTATCTTGTAATTTAGTATTAGAAAGTGTTATTTTAATAGTTTCCATAACTAACAATCTTTACAATATAGTTCGAGAACAGCTTTTAATTGATTATTCCTTTCACTTGAAGATCCTTGAAACACATGTCTAGGATTTACTCTATATAGTTGAGAATCAATTTTTACAATTATGTTCTCCTTAAGAAGATAAGTAAACGCACTATCAAAGGAACGAGGTTTACACCCTGTTTCCTTAGCTATGATAGTCTTTAATGATTTACTCATAGAAAATTCTTGCCCTTTACTATATCTCTCTAATAAAGAGGCAAAAAGTTTCATTCTGACATCACTACTACCTTTTAATATCAGTACCATAGAAGAATACATGAGATAAAATTCCTCTTTAGTATTTGCTAGATATGTTGACCTATTAACAATAATATCAACCACTTCACCTGTTCCACTATCTACAATAACATCTGTAGAAGTGTTTCCTGTTTTTAGAAACGAATTTTCCATACGCAAAAGTAACGTATAATTAAACAACCACCAAATATTTCTTACTATTTTTTTATGTGTACATACACACTTTATAACGTAGAAGAATCTACGCTATAAACTGTAATCATCTACGCTATAAAGTGTATAGATATACATTATTAAACGTAAGAGTTATTGATATAAATTATTGAGATGTTGAAAGTTAGAAAATAATCATCTCTATCTATCATACAAGGTTATATTTTTTCAATAGATATTCCCTCCTTCTGTTAATTTCCTCATATCTATATTTATCAGACTCCACATTAGAATGCTCATCCAGAGTTAGTAAAATAATATTCTCTTCATCATATTTAGCTTCTGGATATTTCTCCTTTAGAAGAATATGATGAAAATAGGCTGATGAGGGGAATCCGTTAATCTCATATAGTTTGTCATTATTTAATTCACTCTGATGTTTTCTTTTTTTCCATATAGAGAGGAAAAAATCATACATCTTTTTGATATTCTCAATTTCTTCCTCTGTGACAACTTTTTTATGTCTCTTAAATAGCTTCCTCTTTAGTGGTACTCTTTTTATTTTGCTGAATGTCTTCTTTAACATCGTTTGAATTTTTCAGTTTGTTAATCACCTTTTCTCTTATTTCTTCATAGAGTTCTGGATTGTCATCCATTAGATGTTGTACCTTCTCAATTCCTTGTCCAAGTTTGGTCTCTCCATAACTAAACCAAGAGCCTGCTTGTATTATTATACCAAAATCAATAGCATAGTCCAATATTTCTCTTTCTTTTGAAATACCAATACCCCATTGAATTTGAAACTTTGCTTGTCCAAAAGGCTTTCCTATTTTACTTTTAACAATATCAACAGTTGTTTTATTTGCTTCATGCTCTTTATCTCCTATTTTCCATATTTTCCATCTGGCATCTGCATAGAACTTTATAGCATTTCCTCCACTGGTGATTGTTGGATCCCCATATCCACCAATATTACTTCTTGTTTGAGAAATGATAAATAGTGTAGTTTTATGGATTGTTAATAAACCCTTCACCTTCATACAGAATTTACTATTATTTCTGGCTTGAAGTCCAATAGTACTATCTCCCATTTCTCCATCAATAATAGCTTTAGGGCAAGCTGCAGTTTGACTATCTATCACTATGCAAGAAACTAAATCTTTTTGAATCAAAGCTAATATCATATTGTATCCAGCTTCTTGAGAGTCAGGTTGATAGATTAATAAGTCATTAGTGTTTATACCTATAGCTTCTGCGTAGGCTTTATCAAAAGAATTTTCATAATCAAATAATGCCACCTTCCTCTCTGGAAAAGCCTTTTGATATTCTGCCATTTGATGTAAAGACAACGTAGATTTTCCAGAACTGTTTTCACCAAACAATTCTATCATTTTTCCTATAGCTGTACCACCTATCTCCATAGCTTGATCAAGTTGTACACTTCCTGTACTTACGATTATTAACTCATCCATGGAAGCTCTTCCCATTCCATATTTCTTTTCTAACAAATCAAGAATTGCATCATTTCCTTGTTTTTCAGGTTTTTGTTTCGCCATTTTCAATTAGTTTTTTAGTTATATTGTCTATGTGTTTATATGTTAAATACACATCTGCATCAGGATGTTCGATTACTATCTTCTTTCTGAATTCTTCCATTTCTTTATAATCATTGAAGATTATTTCTGCAACATCTTTGTGAGAAGTTTTACTTCCATTCACTACATCGTATTTTATTAGTTCCAACATACAATTACTGTTTAGCAATCATTTGACTTATTAAATACTTATTGAGAGTCATATCCTCGCATACTCTTATAAATTTATCAAGAGTGGAAGGATTAGTTCCAAACAGAGTCTTTATTGTTTTTATTGAGTAGGGAACAGAGCCTTTGTTATTAAGTTTGAATAGAAGAGATATTCTGTTCTTCTTCATTCTTACAACATAATACATTAGGAGAATTGACATTTGACGTGCTTCAACTATTTCCCTTTTTCGGGTTAGTTTATATACTGCTCCTTTTGATAGTCCATATTGAGTCTCTACAAGATCTGTAATTCTCTCAATCTGGGAAGTAGTATTATTTATTGGATCCATTTGCTGAATCTGTAATTTCATCCTATCTAAGCTCTTCTGTACATTATCAATCTCTTGAAGGAGATCTAAAGGAGTGATAGGATGTATTCTTATACCCATAATCTTAGTTTTAGGGACAAAGGGGAGCAAATATACTCCCTTTGTCTCACATTTCCTACATAAATATTGTTAATTTTTAAAATTAGACTTCATCAATATTGTTATCAATATATTGAACAGCAGCAAGTATTGCATAGTGTTCAACATCAGGTCTATTGAAGAAATCTTCTGGAGTTTCTTCCAAACATTTTCCTTTTGGACAGATATAATAATTGAATATCACCTTTCCTGTTATAGGCACCTGTTGTACTACAATACCAACATAAACCTGTAAACTGTCAAATATTTCAAACAAAGCTGCAGGATTCTTATCAATAATATTAGCTAACATCTCATCAGCAACTCCTCTTTCTTTCATTGTATTCCTGAACTCCTCAGGAACATCAGTTGACATTGGCAAACTCTCCAATAGTTTAGTTGTGAAATATTCCTTAATTATCTTAGCTACCTTTGGATAGGTATCTAATAGTTCTTTTCCTTTCATGACATCACCTCCTCTTTTTTTAAATATTGTTTAAGTCTTTGTTCAGTTAGTGTTTCTCTATCCTCTTGATATCCTTCATAAACTTCAGAATCTTCTGGAAGATCTGTTTGAAGAAGGTCTTCCCAGAATTTTCTAAGATCTGGAGTTTTCTTGAATATTCTCACCTGAAGAGAAATTTCATCTCTACGAAGTCCATCTATAATTATTTTTACTGTCTTGGGAAATAATGCTTGAAATTCAGGAGATGTTTTAGAATATTGGGAGTGTCTTATTTTATCAAAATCTCCCTTGAAATCAGGATTAAGTTTATAAACGATAACAACAAATCCATCTGAATGATCATAATCAGTGATTATATCCTTGGTTCTTTCATATTCACTATCAAGAAATTCTCGAAACCTATCTATGTTCTTTGGACGAAACAATAAGTAGCAAGAATCCTCATAATGTTCTTCACGAGCATCATCTTTAGCATATCCATTTAGAAATTCATTAGCTTTTAGTGCTTCTCTATCAATACCTAAACTTGGCACCATAAATATTGAGGTAATAGTCTTTGTTAGTTTTTCCATTAAATCATTTTTTCAGATTAACAATTCCATTAGATTCATAATTTTCTCTACTTATTGACCACTGATTTTCAGTTTGAGCCCATTCAAGAGAATTCACTAGGTCGGAAACTCCGACATACTGCCTTCCTTTATACTCAAATCCTTCTTTTGCTTCTTTCAAATCGTCAAATGTAAGAGCATATATCAACGGATTATAGTAGTTGGTACTATCACAAACAATAAACTTAATAGGTTGAATGGAGTATCCCGGGAAATTGATATTTCTGTAATGCTGAATAGCACAATGATAAACATATGCCTGAATATAAGCCTTCCTGTACAGGTAGTACTCTTCAAGAAAGTTCTCAACTGCCCAAGTGGTCTTAAGATCAAACACTTGCAGAGTTTTAGTAAGGTGATTAATATGTACCAAATCCATCATACTCTTAAATTGCAGATTTCCAATCTTATATCCCTCAACCTGTAATTGCTTATGAACTTCCCACTCATTGCTATTTACACGATTGACAATATCCTTGGTAACAAAGTTTGTCTTCAGCTCTTCAACAATCTTTTCAGCATTAGTAACATCTTGTGTAGTGACAACTGTTAAATTGTTAGTTCTCACCTTCAGGATTTCATTGAAATAAATTTCAGCATCGCTTCCTGCAAATTTTCCTATAACAGCCTCATATTTAATTTTGAATCCAGAGTCATTATAAGCATCTTGGGAGATGTCTGCAAACTCACGCATTACTATCCCCTCTTCGTTCCTTGCATTCATTGTATGCTTATATAAAGCTTCTACGAAGGCCAACATCAGATTGGTTGGAGCAGATGCACAAGCTGATAAATAAAACTTTTCATCGAATTTTTCTGGTTCCAGTAATAAAGTTTCCACTACCATGCCAGTGACAATGGCTTTGGTTTCTTCTTCTTCAACTTCCTCATTTAAAATATAACGTTTGTAATAACGTTTTCTGTTAGTAGCGAAATCTTTTAAGCTACTACTTGAGTCGAGGAGCAGCTGACGGTACTGAGTTTCAGTAGGTTTTGTATTTCCTTGTATCATTATTTTTCAGTTTTTAGGTTTAATTTGTGGAGAGGTGTTTAAATATACACTCCACCAACTTCTATCAAATAACTTTCCTTTGATTCCTGTTACTTTTTGGGTGTATTCTTTTGCCCATTTTTCCCATTCGTCATGTTGTTCCTGAGTAACCATATATGATTCATAAAACTCTCTTGTATGTTTCTCTGGGTTCTTTTCCCATTCAGGATGTTCTTTCTTAATTTTCTCTAAATCAGTGTGATGATATTTCTTCAACCACCAGTTTATCACATCTTCAGGTTTTACTAGTTTTCTCATTTTCCATGAATTTTATTGTGACATTTTGAACATAAAACAATTAATCCTTCCTTTTCACAGAATAATCTTTCAGCAAATGAAGAGAGGTCCGCAAAGGAATTAAGTGAACCACAGTCAATTTTATGATGTACCTTTACTTCCTGTATAGGAAATTCATGATGACATTCAGTACAAACATAAGAATATTTTCTTCTCTTATTTGGTCCTTTATATAGAACTTGAGCTTCTTTTCTTGCTTGAGAAATAGGTTTCCAATACATAGAAGCTCTGCGAAGTTTTTGTCTTAGCCATTGAAAGAACATACTCTCCGTCATAGTGTTTCCATTCCTTGTTCTCGCTACTCGGAATTTCTTAACTTTCTTTTTCATAATAAATAAAATAGGTTAGTACAAAGATAACGATTTTTTGTACTAACCTATTATGTTAGTTAGCTATTCTTCCTCATCTTCTTCATTAACAACACGGTTTTTTATAATATCAGTCATTTCATTAAGAACATCTACAATATTTCTCATTTGAGAAGAAGATAGATTTGAAAAGTTAAATTCATGTTTTGTAGCTTCAGCAGCAAATCCTTCTTTTACCTTTTCTTCTAAATTCTGAAGTTCGTCTATTGCATATTGCTCATCCAATTCCAAGAAGTCAAAATCTGCAGAATTCATAATTTCTTCAGCTTCTACTACACTACTCGTCATGAATGGTAAATACTCCCAACATCTTCCTTTTTCAATACCAATACCAACAACCTTCATTGGATTATGAAGAGTGAAAACAGTAGTGTCTCCACATAATACATAAGGAGCTGTATGACCAGCAAAATGTAATCCTGCTTCTGCACAATCTGCTGTAGACCAACTACATTTCTCTGGAGACATAGTTACTTTCTGACCAATTCTGATATTGAAGGAATGCGTATATGCGTCAGTATAACTATTTTCCTTCATCTTTGGGAGATCCAGATATAGACTTTCAAGATTACCTACAATAGTTCCTTTGGGTTCATTTACTACCTTATGCATGGAATATTTACCATCCTTTTCTTCAATCCTAAAATCTCTCGGGGATTTTTTCCATACTGCTTTGACATTATTATATGTATTAGAAATTATTTCTACTAATTCATGATTAGCTTCATCTTTTCTAACAACATTTCTTAAAGCTACAAAGAATCCTTGTTTAGTGATTTTAAAATCATTCCTTACAAGAAAGTCATATAGTTTGTCTGCTACTTCTGCCCTAGGATTTAAGCAACACCATAAAAAGAATCGTTTAAGAGAAGTATATTCCACATCTGCGTAAACATCATTTTCCCATGCTCCTCCTAAACCCTTAAAATAATTAATTATTTCAGCAAATTTGCTTACAAGAAGAGGGGGAAGACTTCTATCAATTCCCTTGAGATAGATAGAATTTCCTTTTGTTTCAAAGTCAGGAAAGTCAATAACACTATTTATATCATCATTAGAGACCTGAATACTATCTAGAATATCCTTCTTTGGTTCCTCTTTTCCTCTCATTATATCAATGATTTCATCTTCTGTAGAACAAGCTTTTACATCAAGAAAATCATTGACAGTTGCTTGAGATTTGTTAATAACACTACCATCATTGAAGACAATAGTGAGAACGTTGTTTACGAATTTAAGCCTCTTATACGGCCCTGTAGGAAAATAAGGCTGAGGTGTAGGAGATTTTATACATTTTAAAACCTCATCTTTATTATCACGGAGTTCCTCCCTTTTCAGATTCTTCTCTATAGAATCATTAAACAATTCTTCTCTCCTTATTTGAAGATCAAGAAGCTGTTCTTGTTTCTTCTTATCTTTAAACCAATTTAAAATACTCATAAGTTTTTGTTTTTAATTGTTTATAATTTCATCATTTTCTTCTTTTAATTCTGATTCTGACTTTTTATTATACCAATCAAGGTTTACTTTATACTTGTTATATTTCAACAAATCAACGATTATTCTGTCTCTGGTAGTGTCATTATTTCTAATTTCTCCATAGATGATATCAAGAAAAGGGAACCTGTCAAGAGTTTCTTTCATCTCCAGATATTCCAGATATATACTATAATCAAATAGATCGTGTGTTGTAGCTACTTCTAACATAGCTGTAAATAATTCATCAGACACTCCATGACTATAATTCTTACTATCATAATTATTTATCTTCTCGAGTTTGTTTGATAAATCAGTAGATATAGTTTTTATGTCATCTCTATTATCAAAGACATGTCTGTATTTACTTTTCAATCTGTCAATTAATTGAGCAGTTATTAGTCTTTTATAGATTGCATTGTTTCCTTCCATAAATTTCTCATATGAAATTAAATTATGAACATCAAGTGTATCCACTCTTTTTATTTCTCTTTCAGAGAATGTAATAAGTTTACATGTTTGGTTAGAAGAAAGTTCATATAGTCTATCAAGTTTCAGAGAATTATCATGAGAAGTATAAATATAGAACATATTAGTACTCATGATTTTTTTGAGATCAATGGAGAAAGGAACAAACTTACAACTCTTTCCATCAACATATCTCTCTAAATTCTCTGCTCTCTTACATGACAATTCACCTTCAAGCTTCTGATGTCCATTCTTCTTGATTTTAATGGTTACTCTCTGGGCTTTTCTATTGGCAAGCCATGGTGCAGGAATCACAAGAGCATCAGCATCAATGATATTAGCCTCAAGGCTTTCTTTAATAAGCTGAAACTCCTTTATTCTTGCTCTCCATTCACTTTTAGGATGTAAATGTAGACTGAGAAGAGAATTATAAGAGATATTCTTGCCATTATCAAACAAATCATTCTTATTAGAAAAAAGTTTTCTCTCTCTTATCTTCTTTATAAAATATGCGTTCTTGGAAGAAATAGACTTGATATACTCTTTTTTAACACCTCCTAATTTTTCAGAGAATTTATAGATGTTGTACTTATCTTCAAAATGCCACCATTTAACATAGTCATTGTATTTTCTCTCCCTTAATCTACTGCTATAACTAAGTTCGTATTTTACAGCATATTCAGAGAATATTTCATCTCTTTGTCCTGCCAGCTTTTTGAGATCTAATAAAGAGATTCCCTTAAGATGAGGTTCTTTGATCTTTACATCAGAATATTTGAGAATACTACTAATTTCAACATTCTGTTTATGTCCAACATCAATATATCTTCCATTATTAGAATAATACTGAACAATCTTCCTGAAATCATCTGTATTCTCTATGAACTTATTATACATTTCAACCAGCTTGGAAGCAACAGTCTTTATCTTTTTAAGAATAATTTCTTTTGCTTCATTGGTATATCTGATTGATTCCCTGTTTACTACAGGATAAATTCCATCAGATAGACCAAATCTTAAACCAATTGGAACAGCTATTGGAGAAATTCCTAATTTAGAAAAATCTAAAGGATAATAGACATTATCAAGACATAGATGTAAATTACTATCAGTGGTAAGTTCTGACATTTGAAAATCGTCATATCTGGTTATTTTGAAATTGTTATCTATGGAGCCATTATTACAACTCACATCAAAATAGATACTCTCAAAATAACAAAGTTGCTCTTTGATTTTAGTAAAGAAGTTATTTGCATCATAATAACTGACAGGAACAATTATTTTTACCCCATTGGGTTGGTCAGTAGAATTCTCATCAATCAAATCAATGATATTTTCCTCTTCTCCTTCAGACATTATATACTTCCTCTCTATTCCATTCTTTCTTACGATAAAAGTGAAAGAAGAAGTATATGCTAATGGAGCTTTCCACCCTAATCCGTACATTCCCAATTCAATACTACTAAGCTTCTTGGTAGATTTTCCATATTTGGAAATAATATCCACAACATCATTATGATCCAAGCCTTGACCAAAATCCTCTACTGTGAATTCATAATTATTATTCTCACGTTTGAAGGATACAATAATAGGTCTGTCGGTCACTCCTGCTGCTCTATGACTGTCTAATGCGTTACTACAAACTTCACGCACAGTACTACCAATAGCATCTGAATATAAATTCTTACTTAGGATTTGCATTATGTCTTTTGCAGAATCTAAGTCAAGTGACATTTTGATGGTTTCCTGAATATTCTCTCCATCTTGTAGAATTACTGCTCCTGATTGCTTTTGTTCTATCATGTGTTTAAATGTTTAAAAGTTTAAGTGCTTCAAGTGCTGTTTCATAGGTATCTCTTACTTCTGGATTAATAATCAACTCTGGAGAATATTTAACTATTCTGTCTGGAAGATACTTTTTCATATGAGATTTATAAGGCTTATCCTTTTTATCTACAATAAACCAGTTCCATAAGCTATTTATAGTATAATATTGATGATTTCCTAAATAAAAAGCAGCAGTTCCATATTTATCCTCAACTACAAAAATCAAATCACCCTTCTTAATTTCTCCTGATATATAACTTTCCATATTACATTCCCTCCCTTTTTACAAGCCACATATCTTTGTAATTCAATCCATATATCATCTTTTCAGTATTATGTTCCTCTGGAGTACAGTAATAACGATAAAAGACTTTAGTCCTCATATAACTTGTTCCCTGATATAATACTCTTTCTTCTCTATCCATTTTCGTAGAACATTTTACTCCTGACCATTTACTACTTTTAGCACTCTTCTTTGGAAGTCTACACACCTTATAATATCTCAAATGACCGTTGGAAGAGACAATAATCTCATCTCCTATTTCCAATTCTTCAATTTTGATTATTCTGTTTGTATCCATGTGATTGTTGTATTATTGTTTTCTTTTAGTATTTTATTCACGGCTGTAAATGTTCCTTTAGAATCCCATTGACTATTAGTGTATGCAGCACTCGCTGGGTGAGAGAGTTCAAATATCCATGTAAAGGGCATTATATACCTCTTAAGTTTTTGAGCTTCTCTGCCTAATAGAACAATAGGAATTCCATTGGTTGTAAACACCTCTTCAAATAGGAATTTCATAAACGGTTCCCAAATTTCCTGATGACTTCCGGGTTTTCCTTCCTCTACAGTAAGAGCAGAATTTAATAAAAGGACTCCCTCGTGAGCAAGATAACTAAGGTCTGGATCCTTCACCATATTCAATTGTAAACCTTTTCCTATATCAGTTTCTAATGCATTGTAGAATTGCTCCAACGATGGTTGTAGTCTTTTAGTTATTGAACAACTCATCATTAAACCATCTGCGATTGGATATATCTTAGAAGGTCTATTCATATCAGCATTAGGAAGAAATTTGTCTGACCATCCAGCGAATGTATGATAAGGGCAAAAACCTGCCAAAACAGTCCTTACATCATCTAAAGGAGTTTCTTGAAAACATCTAAAGACATTATGAGAAAGTGGTGCAATTTTTTTTCCTCTAGCAGAATCTGTTTTAAGTCTCTCATACACAGCATCAAAGCCTCCAGAGAGGAAGAAGGGCTTGAATTTTTCAGCCCAACTTCCGAACAGAGGTTTAAACAACTCAAAATCAAGTTTTGTGCTCATTCTTCCATTTTTTAAACTCTCTAATAGTCATTCGTGAAAGAGAAGAGTAAGAAATAGATAATTTTCGATGACTCTCTTCTAATTTACTTAATTTCTCCTGAATAGATATGAGTACCTCATCATTGGTAAGAAGAAAAGCGCCATATCCATCTTTAAGATTTACTCCTACTCTCTTGTACTTTCCTATGTGGTTTAATTTGAAATCTCTTAATTTATTATAATAATCAAGAGAAATCGTTACTGTGTCTTTTTCCATTATTCTAATTCTTTAGATTCATTAGGAACAATAGTTGGTTTAGCAAAAGATGCCAAAGGAATATTTGCTATTTCTTCTTCAGACAATTCTTCTGTTACTCCCGGGACATCAAATATTTCCATTTGATTGGTAGCAAATCCATTAGAAATATCATTCTCAATAAGTATATTCTTCTTCTCTGGAACAAATAGTCCAGCTTCATTAACGAAGAATTTATTGGCTGCAAGGTGGTCTTTCATCCATAATGAGGGATGAATATCACGCATAGAATAGGTTACAAACTGATAAATTTCCCACATACTGTTAGGAGCACCATAATCATAGGTAGGTTTCATCAATTCTCTCTTTATGATGTTCATTTGGGTAGATTCGATGAAATCTTCCTCAATATACATCCTTCCAAGTAGTTCAGCCTGTACTCTCTTACTCAATTGCATTTCCTTCATTGTCTCACGCTGTTTCTGCATCTGTATGAACATATCTCCTGCTGTCTTGATATACTCCTCTATTGTCTTGGGAGTGAACTCCTGTACATCGCCAGTGTGCTTACGTTTGAAATTACCCATATCAGAACTACAACATCCATTAGAACACACGAAAACGTGAATTCCCAATGCAAATTTTAGGCTAACTTGCTTATTATAAGAGTTTTGCCATGCGATTTGTAATTGCATTTCCTTATCTGCGATATTCTTAATAGAATAATGCCCTGTAGCAATTGCTCCATCTCTGGCAGATTGATACCACTCTTTCTCAAGTTCAAACCCTGCTCCTGATATACTATTGAGTGTTAAATCAATTAGTTGTTCATGAGAAATTGGTTTGTATGATTTTGTTTCCTCAGCAATTGGAACTCTTACCAATACTTCTTTTGTTGTTTTATATGTTACTTTGTCCATTTGTTATGTTTTAAGATTGTTCAATTGTGAATTCGATTCCTAATTCTCGTAATACCTTTCTTGCCATGTTAGTTTCTCCAGCAGATTCTCCACCAGAGTAAGCATCATCAAAATTTCCTCCTGACATATCTTTAGGATCAAAGTCATCTTGTTCATCCCAAGATTTATTTTCAGCATAACTCTTCAATGTTTTAATAAATTCTTCTGTAAGTTCTTTCATAATTCTAGTTTTTATATTCTACAAAAAGTTCTTTCCCATTCCATTTGCTCTTCTCATTCCATATCCACTCTCCCTTTAGTCTTCTTAGTCTTACTCCCGGGAGAGTATTTAGAGCTTGTGCTGTTGTTGCTGTGCACCATCCACAATCATAAATAAGAAATCCTCCTGCACACAATTCTGCAATTGTGTTTCCAAAGAGGATGAATTCAGATCCTGTGGATTCATAATTTCCAAGTTTGAGCCTCTGTCCATTTACAAAGGCTCTTGCCATTTTAATTGCTGTACTATTTCCCATTTTCTTTTCGTTTTTGTAACACATCTTCAAGTTTGAGATAGAAATCTATTCCTTCTTCTACAGAATGGGAAATTGCTCTATCTAGTTCAACATTAAGAACTTCTGTCAAATTGGTATAGAATCTTGAGGTTCCAAACTTACTCTTGATTTGATGATATTTGAATCCCGGGATTTTAATAAGTCCCTGAAATATCTCATCAAGCTTATTAGTTACCTCTGGAATACTAATATCAAGTCCATAATGACCTTCTTCCAAATAATCTTTGTATTTCTCGTTAAATTCATCCGTTGTCATAATTTATCCTCCATCTGTTCCTTCCTGCATAGCAGAAAATACTGATTTTTCATCTGAATGACATTCATTTTCATACTTCTTTGTAGGTTTTCCTGTTTTAGGATTTAACCAATCATCCTTCTTTAGTTCATCATGATTATATGGAATAGTTGCTACAAAACTTACCCTCCTATGTAGCATTACAATATTACCACAGCAGGTAGTTACACCTTTTGGATTTCCTTCATATATTTCACAATTTTGAAATACAGGAGCCAAAAATTCTAATTCTCCATTACAATGTGGACATTTCATATTATTCCTCCTCTTCTAAATCACGTTTATATTTGAGTTGTGAAATTGTACATTCATCTGGTTCTACATCATCACGAAATTCCTTTAGAACAGGTTGAAAAAGGCTACCACCTTTATAGGCATATAAGTATTTGATTTCCAGCACCTGACCAATTTTCGGCATTTCCTGATTTGGATATACAGTTACACTTCCTACATTTACTCTAACAGGACCATCATAAAGCCACATTTCTACTGATCTTTTTCCTTCTTTTCTTTGCTCTCCTGCAATTACAGAACATGTAGCCCTGAATTTGAATTTCAAATGATCACCCCCACTATTAGGTCTACCAGCTTTATAAAGAGAATCTTTCCTCTTGAAGACAACACCTTCAGCATTCTTCTCTTTCATTTCCTTAAAGAGAGCAATTTTCTCTCGTTGAGTAGTAGCAGTCTTTGTAATCTTGATATTATCAGAGTTCATTCTTCCCATTAATACCTGAAGTATGAGATATCTATCTATATAGGGAGATTTTCCTGACTTAATAGAGAAATCTATAGCATCCCAACATTTAAAAACCTCCCCTACAAGTTCTCCACAGAAAGTTACATCATCAGCAATATTAATCTCAATATCATGAATGATCTTCTCTGGAATAGAAATCTGCAAACCTTTCTTATTTGAGGCAATGGCTTTACCATCTTTGAAAATAACTCCAATATTTCTCCCATCCTCTTTCTCCTGCATAAGCCAATCATCATTCAATATCAATTGATTAGCAATATCCTCATCAATTTCATTAAGAAGTTGAGGTTTATAACCAACATAATTAGAATCTGTTGGAGTAGAATAAGCCACTCCTTCACTTCCTTCATTATAACCTTTTGCCTTTTTCTCGTTAATTAACTGATTGTAAACCTTTAAGGCTTTATCAGGGGTACAATTCTCACATTTCACTAAACTCGTGAGAGCATTTCCTCTCCTTCCATATTGAACAGTAACAGTTCCTTCTGATAAGGAAACATGATATTCCTTATCCGATCTGGAATCTTTGTAATATAAAGACGTTTTTTCCATTATATTTCCTCCTGTTTTGGTAATTCTGTTAAAGATTCATCTCCAAATTCCACTCTTCTTTCATTCAATTCTTCAAGGGAGTAATATTCTGTTTGTGTGAAATAATGAAATCCACAATCAAAACATTCTCCACTAACAGCATCAAAGGGTTTATAATCACCACTACTTATTGTATTTTCACTTCCACAATTTGGGCAAGTGAAACTGTCTGACCATCCACTCATAATATTTTCCTTTCTTTTAAATAATCTTCAATTAATTTCTTTTTGCATGAATAGTAGAAATCTCTGCTTCTGGAAATTTCTCTTTAAAGTATATTTTTGCAATATTAGTTGCATTCTCAGCACTATAGGAGGAATAATGATATTCTACAACATAATTACTTCTATTGAGTATATAAGTTATTTCTACTTTAAATAAATAAGATTTCATATTAATAATCCTTTCTTTTTAAAATGTTCTTCAACTTCCTTCATATTTTTGAAATTTTTGAATTTTTCATATTTTCTTAATAATTTTATACAATTATCGTCAGAATAGATATACTCACAGAATCTTAAAACTTCTGATATTCTTGTAATAAACATATACCAAGAATTACTTCTCTTATCTTTCTTATGATTTGCATTAATATTTAACTCTTTACTTAGAAAGATAGAGAGATCTTTTAAGAACCATTCACTACTTACAATATTTATCATTATTCTATTCTGGGAAGCATAAATACACTCATCTCCATCTATATATCCCCTAATAAAATGACTTAATTTATCTAAAGGAACCTGTTCCTCTGTAGGAAATTTTAAAATTTGGGATTTATTGGCAGTTATACCCTTCCCTTCCAAATCATTTATTAACTTTTCAGAGTTTAGTTCTAAAGAGTAGTAAGCCTTTCCTATATACTTGGTATTTTTGATAGGTTTTGATTTACCGTATGCTAATGGTTTTTTTGTCTCTACTTCTTTTCTTAAACTTTCGAGAATATAACTATCCTTTTCTGTTAGAGTTATCTTGCAGCTATTCTTTTTAGTGTTAATAGAACCATCAGCATATAGAAGTCCCAAGAAATAAGCCTTATTTGGAGTGTTAATATTTTCAAAATACCTGTCATTGAATTTGTATCTAAATCTAGTTATCTCTACGTTATTACTTTTTAGATAAAAACCTACAGTAACTGCAGATATATGAAGTTCTTTGGCTATTTCTTTTGTATTTTTTCTAACTGTTACATAACTGTAGATCATGTAATCAATCATTTCTTGTGTTATTTTCGTCATATTACTTATATTTTATTTCTGCAAATATAAGTAATTCTAGTGATTGAAACAAGAAATTATATTAAAATAATCCTTTTTTCTTGAAGTGCTCCTCTACCTCTTTCATGCTCTTAGCTCCCCAACTTGCAAAATCCTTACAACATTCAGTTAATAATTGATCAGGAGGATTAATATGTTTCCATTTGAATGTATCTGTTATTATATAACTTGCTGATTTTCCAACAGGATCACTATCACCTCCATAAAAGACAAGAATAGAATTATTGTTTATATAGTCTACTGTCTCCTGAGAGAAAGCTGCTAATGATTCATTTTGCACATGACAGACATAAGAGTAGATTTTTCTGCAAACAACCTGATCCTTAAGTGATTTAGCGATAAGAGTATTATGATTCTTATCCAAGTTCTCTAATCCTCCCGCTAAACTTAAGGGAACATTAGAAAGCCATTTGGTTTTCTTACTATTGTGAGGTCGATAAAGTTTCCAATATCTTCCCTGATAAAGATAACCAAACCTCAATTCAGTTTCCTTTAAAGGAAATCTCTTTCTATTGAGAAACAGTTTATCAATAGAATAGATGTGATTATCTCTCAGATCCTGTAGGTCTATATGATAAGAATTCCAATAGGATAGCTCTTCATTTGTAAACTTACGAGTAACAACTTGAATCATTACTGAATGTTTCTCTTTATCTTCCTCTGGCTGCTTATATTCAGAAACTATTCTCTTATATTCTCCTACATTTGAAACATCAGATATTCCCAAGCCAAACTCTTTATCAATTATTCTCAAAGCCTCATTATATGAGCATGCATGGAGTGCCTTTATAAAATCAAATGCATCTCCCGAGAGAGAAAGACTAAAATCAATAAATGTTAGATGACCATTCTTATTACCGATAAGAAAGCTTGGATTCTGGTCTGGATGTAGGGGTGAGTTTGTAGCTTCATTAATCCTCCAATTTATATTTGGCATGAAATGTCTGAATATATCAAAAGGAGTGATCATTTTAAGAATATTCTCTGCTGTTAGTTCTATTTTAACTTTTCCTTTTATCATTATTGTACCATTTAATGAATTCAACTACTGCAACCCATGTAGCTTCGATCTTTGAGGATATTTTACTTGAGGAAGGATTAATAGTACATCTTATTTCTCCACCAAGACAATCTTTAATTGTACAATTCCAATTATCAATTATAACAGCATGACCATAAAAGTCTCTATATGAAACATTAGTATTCTCTATCTTTTCTACAACAGGCATTAACCAATTCCAATCTTTATGATAATTCAAACTTGTGGTATAACCAACTCCTTTTTCATTTATCCATCTCGATGGTGCAAAATATTCACCATGAGAATCTGTTCCATGACTTGCTCTTGCAAATTTCATTCCTATGAATTTTGCAATTAGTTCATTTCCTTTCTTTGCATCTTTAGCTTTCATGTTCATACCATTTAATAAATTCAACCACTGTAAGCCATACACATTCTATTTTTGTAGAAGGTCTCCATGTTCCCATTTCATAATTTACTTTACCTCCTTCAGTTATCATTTCTTTAGAATAAGGTTTAGAACTTTCAAATTTCAATAAAGGTTTATGATTATGAACAATAATACCACAATAGTTCTCAAATCCAATAACTACTCCAATAGAATGATTATTAATCTTTGTTTGTTCAATCTTCTCAATAACCCTAAGAAGCCAATCCCACGAAGAATGAAACTCTAATTGATCAAAAGAAAATTGATGATCATCTTTATCATCTTCATGAGGATTATAATTTGTCTTATCTGGAATATCAAATCCCTCTATACATTGATGATAGCCATATTCATCTTCATAATGAGGAAAACCATTTTTATATTCCAGAAATTTAGCAATTAAAACATTCCCTTCTATTCTTTCTTTATTTGTCATATATATGGAGTTATTAATGATATAAAAAAGAGGTCTACTATTTCTAATAGGCCTCTTTAACAATTTAAAGATTTAATATTCCGAAGAAGCAGGATCTATCACTTTATCACTGCTCGTAATGAATTTACTTGGATCAAATTCTTCCAAATCTTTTAATACATATGCATCCCGGCAACCATATTCACCAACAACCTTCAGGACAAATTTCTCATAAGCTTTCTGATCCTTTGGTTTCTTTGCAGAAATTTTTGCAATGACATCTGGATTTGAATAATCAACAAGTCTAAAGTTCTTAATTGCATAAGGTGGCAAGAAAGCCTTGTTATAGATCCCTTGATATTCCTTCTTTTCTATTTCTCCTGTTTCAGTATTTGCTTTCTCACGAGTGATTACAGTAGCAAGAACACCAACATTACCAGCATATTCTCCACCAATCTGTTCTGACAACTCTTTAACATTGCCTTTCATAAGTTTCTTGAAGTCAATACTTAAATCAGCTTCTGCTTTACGAGTGTCAATATTTATCCATGTACGCAGGAATTCATATAATTCTTCTTCTCCTGTATTAGCTTTGCGATAAGGATATTTCTTAAACCAATCAGGAAGATTATTCTCACCATCAGCCCATGTGGTACTACCAATATTGTTAATATATTGTATTTTGGTACCTTCTTTATTCTCTCTGATTTTATCTTCAAGATAGAAACTAACAGGAGCTTGAAATATTTCACCTGGTGTTTTTATATCCTTCAGCCAGAAGTTCAGCCTTAAATATGTATTTCCCTCCTTGCTTTCTCCAAGATATTCAGTTGCCTTACTTTCTTCAGGCAGCGTTATTCCTAACACCTCAGAATACTCTTCAATAGAAGGATTAATAATTACTACGGAACCCTCAAAAATTCCTACAGATTTGCTAAAATCTTTAGCTTCACGCTTATTTCCTTGTATCATGATTTATAGTTTTTAGTTATTAGTTTCTTTTATTTTATAAGATATCTTTTGAATTTCTTCCATTTCATAGAAATGTATAGTGATAAAACAATCCTCAACTTCTGACTCTTCTGACTCTTCTGAAAATAGATTGGTAATTAGTCTTATGCCAAGAAATCTATCATAAATTCCTATTACTGTTGTGATTAGTTCATACCATCCATGAGCATCAGGATTCAAATAATCCTCAAGCAACTTCCAATTGCCCTCGAAATACTCCTTCCATATATCATCAGGAATATTCTCTTCCCAGCTCATTGATTTCTGAAGGATTTTTAAATCATTCAGCTTTTTCAATAATTCATCAAATTTTTCCATATCACTTATAATATTCGTTTACAGTAGTTATTACATCTTTCATATTATTAGGAATCTTCAATTCGTTAAACATTCCCGTTGGTGATTTAGCTGGATACTTTTTATATCTATTTGTAGCAAACCAATAATCTGTCTTTTCACCCTTAGTTTCTACGATAGCATATAGTACAACAGTAAAAAGTCCTTCTAATTTAATCTGAGAATCTATGAGTTTCCCCGCAGTCTTCATCTTGTAGGTAGTAATTTCTCCACTATCATCAACTTCTTCCAAATGAGAGATATAGATAACAATTAAATCATCTCTAAGCTTCTTTGCAGTCTTAATGAGGTTAACCATTTGCTGAGCCATTACAGAGAATTTAGTATATCCTACTTCAGTGGCTTTTGCTACTAAGTTGAATCCCATAATGTAATTGGCATCCTCAATGATTATATTCTTTATCTGGGGAGCTGTATCTGATAAAGTTTGAAGAAGTCTTTGAATCTCAGTAGCATCTTCTACTGTCTTATAATTTTTGTTATCTCTATTATATATTGCAGAACTCCCTTTAAATGGTAACTCTTTATCTGCTACATTGATAATATATGTTTCCTTGTGATCCAAGAATTGGATACTGTGGGATTTTCCGCTTCCGGTATCACCTACTAATGCAATTAGTTTGCTCATATTTATTTATATTTAGTTGATTATTTGTTGTTTCACTCTGTAAAATTAATCAAATTTCTTCAGACTTCAAAACTTTTTCTTTAGTTTGTATTACATCAGGGTTAGCTTTAATTTCTTCATATCGCTTCTCAATTTCATCCTTATCATAGCTTCCAACTATGAATTCTCCATCTATAGTTATTCTATACCAAGGATAAGGATTATTAAATTTGTGTTCTTCTGTTAGTTCTATTTTCATGATTTATAGTTTATTAGTTTTACAAAACCTTTGCTTAATTTTATACAGAATTCTTCTTCTATCTTAGATTCAATTTCATTTCTTAACTTATTCCTTGAATATTCAATTATAGCCAGAATTAATTTTCCAGGGACTTGTGCATTATTAAGAAAAGGAACTTGAATAATCTTATCTTCAATATTCTCTTCTTCAAAGAATTTCTCTAATTCTTCAAGTGTTTTTTTACTTAGTTCCATATCATAAATATTTGATTTTAGATTTGTTGAACAGTTCTAGTGATTTATGCAACCATGCAGATTCTGTGGGTTCTGTTGAGGATAAAATAGTAATCTTTGCAACCTTCTCTGCATTGTCATAATCAAAATTCATACAACGATTTATTTTTTGTGTCATATTCTGACTATTACTATCAAAAAAGTTAATGATCACTCTGCTTAGATTTAGATATGTGGTACCAGTGTTTCCGATTTTACAGACAGCTAACTGTTTAATATCTCCCTTGACAAAATCCTCAAATAGATTCTTCTCTGTGGATTTACTATGATAGGATGGAATCCCCAAAGAATCCGCTATTTTGATAACTCCACAGAAAGTTAATACTCTTTGATTCTCATACTCCTTTAGAAGAGAAATAGTTTTATTCTTCTTTGCAAGACTGTTTTGAATAATTCTCATTCTCTGTAGTCTTAAAAAGAATGTATCCTTTCCCTCTTTAACAAGTTTATTAATCACCCATGAGACATTATCAAATTTCTGTTTCTCTGTTTTGCCATTGTACAGCTTCACTTTATTATCTAAAGGAACAGAAACAACACTAATTTCATAATTCGCTATAATACCCTCTTCAATTGCTTGCTCTATGGAATATTCAGCAATAACATTAAGACCAAGAACATCTTTTATAGTTTTCCTTGTATCTTTAGCCAATGTGCCAGTTAATGCAAGACAGATTTTGTTCAGTTTAAGAAGTTCATAACATGTAATTAGTTGCTGCTCACTAAGAAGGTGCACCTCATCAATTATTACAATATCATAACTTGCATCCTTATATTTATGTAAAGAAAGATGAGTTGTAAATGTAACATTGGGATTGATATAATTCATTATTTCAAATTCATCAATCCAAGACTGCCTTATTTTCCCATCAGGATATGCAATTAATACAGAAGGCTGTGGATTGAAAGTGTTTAGTATAAGGACACCAATCCTGCTCTTACCTGTCCTTGGAGCTGCTAAAATGATCCCAAACTTTTCACTTTCAATCCACTTATCACATAATTCTTGCTGTCGTTGATCACGTAGACTCATTCTTCTTCTTTTTATATTCTTCAAACCATGCCTTAAATAAGAAATAAGGATCTTTACCATCATTTAATGTAGTAAAGGCAAAGACCTGTCCAGCAATGTTTAACACTTCTTCTTCAGAATACATTCCTTGTGTATGGAAATCTTTAGCACTCTGTGATTTAGCTCCTGTAATAAAAGCAATATGCATAAAAGCATCATAAGATTTAGTATTACCAGGAATAGCACATTGTCCATATACATATTCTTTAGCAGCTTCTTCTATTGTCTGTTTCATGATGTTGAAATTAGAAGTTTATACTCAAATTGAGGAGGAAATGAATCTATTGGTTCTCCATCTTCCATATCACATAAATCATATTCATTATCACCAATTACTACAGTAGAAGGTCCTCCTCTTGAAGGATTATAGTAGATTTGTAATTCATCTAATAACTCTACTGCCTTACGAAGTTTAATCATATCTGGGTGATTATCAGTTAGTTTTTGTCTTTTCATACCATTTTTGTTTTAAAGCTTCATCAAACATTTCAATTAATTCATCAACCAAATCTTCATTATTCTCAAGATAGTGCCACACTTCTTTGAATTCTAATTCATCTTCATGTGTACATGTTCTATCTTTCCATCTATGGAGAAAAGGATAAAATGTATCAAAGAGATAGGTATCATTATCCCAAGCTAAATGTTGATCTGAATAGTCTTCTTCATGAAGCTCATAAAATTCAAGCCACGTAAGTCTATCACCTGTTGTAAAGCTGGAGAGTTCTATTTCTCCTAACATTGTGTGTAAAGTTGTTGTCTGAAACATAATTAAGGGTTTTTAAAAAAGTAAGTTTTATCTATAATTGCTTCATAATCAGAATCTGTAATGTCACTCTTCTTAGGCATCTCTTTGAATAAACCTAACTCACCCAAGAATGCGAGTCCAATTCTCAGGTCATCGCTGCCCATTGAGTTCTTAATAAGTCTCAAACTTCTGTAATACTTATTCCCAAGATTGTCTTTTAATTTCTCAAGATTGTATCCAGAGGTGTCTTCAACTTTATATCTTATAGGATCAAAGAGAGCAAGAACAGCATCTGCGTCATTCTGAGTCTGAGAACTATCAGCAAAATCTTCAAGATTTGGCTCTACATCTCCAACCTTCAGTCTCATAGGATTAGAAATTGATCTATTGAACTGGCTTACCAATACAGGCGTATAACCATAAAAATCTCTGGCTCTCTGCATCTCAGAACTTAATTTATCAATTACATCCTTTTTAGTATTAAGGTCTTTTGTAAGTCTCAACAAACCAACATGATCAACGATTACAATAGTAATTTCATTGTTGTTGTTTGGTATGTAGATGGTGTTATATTGACTGATTTCTTCTATCCTGCCATGTTCAAGAGCATAAGTTCTCAAATCTTTCGCAACACCAACAGGATTTTCAGGTCCGTCAATGAGAATTACAGTTTCCTCTAACTCATTAATGTAATCCTGATAGGAGAGATAGAGATCATGCTCATCATGGGTCATTTTCTCTGTCCAACCCAATAGTTTATCAACAGGAACAATAAATCCTTGATCCATGAATATCTTTCCACTTATCCACTTAGCTAATTTATACTTCTTATTCCTCTCCATGGAACGATAGATGATTTTCAGCTTGATTCCTGTTGTATTCTCCTTGGATCTGACAAATTCAAACGGATTAAGAACAAAGGCATTATCTACAAAACTCGTGTTATGAGTTACTGTAAAATCCTCCAGAAAGAATAATTTAGAATCTTCAAGTTCAAATCCATAATACTCTCCTTCCCCTATTGATTTAATTACTAACTGTCCTCTAGTATTATCTTTATTTGGAGTATTAATCTTAGCTTGTTTTCGTTTAACTCTGCATGGAATTTGATTAACTGCTCCATAGATTTGAATTCTAAATACAGGACATGAATAAATAGTTCCATCTTTTCTTTTCATTGTAGCAAGTTTTGGATTAATAGATGTATAAAATCCTAATGATCTACTAAGCCAAACTATATCATTAGCTAACTGTTCGTTCTTCTGTATAATTTCATAACCCGCTTTATTAGTATAATATCCATCTGTATCTACTAATCCTGCTAATAATTCTAATCTATTCTTTCTTGAATTTCTAGAAAAGTCAAATGGAATGTGTTTATTATTTAGAACATTTAATGATCTTAGTATAAGTTTAAATGGAATACCATTATTCTTATTTCTCTTCCAAAAATATCCTCCAGTTTTTGATCCTTTTATAGCTGCTGTTGATATATTACTATTAGCTATTCCAGTTTTTCGTGAAGCATCACAAGCATTCTTAAACTCCTCAATAAAATTCAAATTCTCATCTAGTTTTATAACTGCTTGAGAACGTCCTGCTACAATATGATATGATGGACAACTACTACTATTATCAATCCTTATAAAATTATTAATAGATTCAGAAAATTTATAAATTGCTTCCTTTAGCTCAGGATCTGGAGTAGTTATAGCAGGTTCAGCACATGAACCATCTCCTAACCATAGTCCAAGAATATAAGGATCCAAAGACAATTGTTTTTCTGGAAAATCTACACCTACTTTATATCCATATAATCTATCTCGTTGCCATTTAGGTAACTTTAAATAGGATTTAATATTTATATTTAAAGTTTCTCCAAATTTTTTCATTAGTTGTTTACCTGATGGTTTTAAGGATAAAATATGAGAACCGTTCACTACATATGTCATTCCTCTTTTTTGACTAATAGAAAACATTTCTTCAGTACCAGAACAGATTCCTATAACCTTTGTAGATTTACTATCTATAGATATTAATAAATCATCTACTTTTATATCCTCTACCTTCTTATAAGTACCATTATACATCAGTACTTTAGTACCTTTAGCTAGACATTTCCCAGATCCAGTATTTCCACCTACTAGAAAGAAAGTAGCCTTTCTAAGCCCCACATACTTATTAAGTCTACCAAATCCTATAGGAATGCCTTTGTTTCTCCCAGCAAGCCCATCATTAACTTCCTCATTTAATGTTTCAAAATAACTCATATGGGTTCTGTATTAGACAGTTGTTCTCTTAATTCTTCTATTTTCTCGTCTTTCTCATCAACTAATTTCTCAAGAGATTCTATTTCACTAATTAGTTCCTCTATGTAGCCTTCTACATTGTCACAAGAATTTCTTGCATCTCTTTCAAGTTTTGTATTGTTCATATTATTTTTTGTTATTTAAAAATTCAAGAAATTCGTCTATTACATTTCTGCGATAAGTTCTTCCTGAAGAATCAAGGGCTTTATTCAGAAGATCAATATGTTTCTCAGCTACAGTCTTTTGTCTTTGTGTGATAGCTAATGGAATACCAGAACTCCATACCTTTCTATAGTCTTTGTTATAAAGACTTTCCATATTGCTCCATATATAGTTCTGAATATTCTCAGTCATAGTGATAATCTCTTCATACTTCTCATTGGGGATTTCTACATATTTATTAGAAAAATCTTTACTCAAAGGATATTCCACCTTCATCCAAGAAGAATATGGAGTCATAGGAACCTCTGATATATCAGCTGTCTGTAATTGATCTAAAGGAACTTTCTTTGCCCTTCCATCTTTCTTAAATGAAGTTCTTACAGAGTATTTTCCACCAGACAACCCTTCAGTTAAAGTTTTATGTCCGTTTGTTCCTCCTGTTTTGTTATATTCAGGATCACTCCATTTTTCATCATAATATGTATGTTTCGCAAGGAGAGCAGGAGCACAATGAATATATATACAATCAGCATAAAGTTCAAGACATGGATTTTTATTATAGTCTTCTCTTGCTCTTGAATCTCTTACATATATAACTTCCCAATAAGCATCTCCAACCATATTAGCTCCACCAAATTTGATGTAGCTCTTTCCATGCATTGTTTTTCCCTTTTCTGTTATTTCTGCCAAGAATTTTTGTTGTTCATTATGTTTTTCTTTTGCTTTTGCTTTTTCTAATTCTGCAATTTGTTCATCTATTGTCTTCATGTTTATTTCTTTTTGATTAAATTATACTCTGCTTCTGGCATATACTCATTGAACATTCTTTTACCTCTCCATTCAATTCTTTCATTATTTCCAATCCATACAAGTCCTGAATCTCTTGCAGCTCTTTGTTCTGCATTTGATTTACTCCAATCACCTCTATATCTACCATTTGCAAAAGCTTTCATATATTCGTCATAGAGCTTTACAGAACATCTCTTACAAAGATTAGTTGGATCAAAAGGTTCAGGACTCCCAGGATCAGCACAACCAAATGGGATATAGGAATCCATTTCACTATATTTGAAGAATACACCACAATGTCCACATTGATTACCTACATATCTTTTCATATTAGTGAGATTTAAAATTGTAAACAGTTTTAATAGTGTCTATTACATCTACAGTATCAACAATTGCTGTTCTTATTTCTTCAATAGATTTGTATGCCTGTGGAGATTCATCAAGAGTTTCAGGAACAACAGATGTGCTATAAATATTCTTCATAGAATCAGAAAAATCATTCATGTTTATAGTTGCTTTTGCTCTACTCCTACTCATCAATCTACCTGCTCCATGAGGTGCCGAATAATTCCATTCTTCATTTCCTTTTCCAACACACAACAAAGAACCATCTCTCATGTTTATAGGAATAATAAGTCTTTGTCCATTCTCTGAACTAACAGCTCCCTTTCTTAGGATCATTCTCTTGAAATCTATGTAATTATGTATTGTCTCAAATCTATCTACCTCTCGAAGATTTGCTTCTTTTATTATGATTTCAGCCATTGTTTTTCTATTAAGAATGGCAAATTGCTGAACTATTGACATATCATTCATATAATTTGCAAAATCATCTCCTGAGAGAAAAGCTAATTCCTTATCTGTTACGGGCTTCTTTATTTTCTTAAGTTCTGCTGCTATCTCCTTTTCTCTTCCTTCCTTCTTTAATTTATCAATGAGAGCTTGTGTAATAGTACTCATTTCATTAACATTCTTGAAAGCTGTATCCTGATAATATTTACAAACATCTCCTCCAAGTTTCCTGCTTCCTGAATGAATAACCAGATAGAGTTTTCCAGTATTTTCAGATTTTCCTATTTCAATGAAATGATTTCCTCCTCCAAGTGAACCGATAGAAAGAGAGGCTCTTCCTAAATCAACATGTTTCTGACAACGTAAATTTGAGAAATCAAATGATTTTTTTGATTCTTGATGTATATTAAATCCACTTGGAACATTATTTTTAATAACATCATCAAGAATAGCAAAATCAATAACGTCTCCTTTCAGTTCACTGGTGAGCATTCCACAACCAATATCAACACCGACTAAATTAGGTGTAATTTTATCAGAGATGGTCATAGTGGTTCCAACAGTACATCCTTTCCCAGCATGAGCATCTGGCATAATCCTGATTTTAGCATTTTGGTATGCTTCAAAATTTGCTAATTTCTTCACTTGCTCATATGCTTCATACTCAAAGGTTTCTGCATACACAAGGGTTTCTATTCCTTTGATATTCTTAATTGTTATCATATGTCAGTTGCACCCACGCTTTTAGTTTCTGTTATCTTCACCCCTGAATTCAATAATTCAATGAATCCGTCATAACTGCGTTGATTGAGCCATGTAAGACTATTTTGCATATAGGATAGTTTATTAGAACCTTCTTTAAGTGATTTCTCCTTTTTCTGAAACACTTCAAGTTTTAGAGCTTCTACTATCTGTTTTGCATCTATCTCGCCTTCCAAAAGAATCTTATTAAACTTAGTTCGACAATCATCCTTACCCACTCTCAAGCTTCTACTCCCTTGAAAGGTTTTACCTTTATATTCAAAGGAATCACTACGAGGATATATTTCCCAGAAATCATCAAACTCTGTACATATTACTTTTGGCTTAATAATCTTCTTCTTATCCTTGGAATCTATAAACACTAATAATTCCTTTCCAATTGTTGTTAATTTAGCTTCTGTTTCAAAGACAAGCCCTTTTCTAATTAAACTTTGGTGAATGAGAGCTATCTTACTGCTCTCATTCACATTTTTAGAAATGTCAGTACCTTCATCAATCAGTTTTAGGATACTTATATGATCGAGGTTGTAACCCTTCTCAACGATTTCCTGTATTTTTTCAATTGTTAGTTGTAGTTTCATATTTCTATTTCCTCATGACATTTTAAACAATGATAAATATAATGTTCGTTTCTATAAACAACCTTTTTCCAGTCATGATCACATTTATTCTTCTTGGGAATAAATTTGAATATCATTCCAAACATAGGAATTGGAAAGAAATAAAGCCATTTATTCTTAGAATCCCAAAAGAAACCAATCCAGAAGTCATACCATTTAAAAATCAATTGTAGTTTCATAAAGTTATTACTTTAGATTTGTTACATTTTCATAAAGTGGTAGCTTTAAAATTATAAGGAGATGGAATTTCTTTCATCTCCTTATAATTTCTTTATTAATAGCCATAGCCATAGCCATAGCCATCGCCATTGCCATAGCCATTGCCATTGCCATTGCCATAGCCATAGCCATCGCCATTGCCATTGCCATAGCCATAGCCATTGACATAGCCATAGCCATTGACATAGCCATAGCCATAGCCATAGCCATAGCCATAGCCATTGCCAAAGCCATAGCCATAGCCATTGCCAAAGCCATAGCCATAGCCATTGCCATTGCCATTGCTATAAGTATTTTGAGAGTCCTCAAAATTAATAGCTATTCTTAAATCAATTTTTTCCATGACTCAGGATTTACAGTAATAGTATGGATAACCGTAAGAAAATCAAATTCAACAACTCCTTCACATTTATCAAGTTTTGTAGAAGATGTTGCTCCATTTACCAATTCACCTAATCCTTTTGTAGTTCCCCAAGTCCTAATGTTATAAGCATTATGGAGTTTACAGTCGTTTCCATTTCTTTCAAACCTTCCAATATAAATCCATCCTCTCTGAAGAACAACAATTTTTATGTCTCCTGTAAATTCTTTAGGTTGTTGAATAGAATTTTTTGGAACATATAAAGTCCCATTAATGTCAATTTCTTGAATTGTTTGTTTCTGTGTGTCCATGATTTTAAATTTTTGAGTTAGTGATTATTGTTTCTTGTTTATTTATTTGTAGTAGTTTCATATCTTCTTCCAAAATTATTCTTGCAGGAAGCTGTTGATTATATTGTTCTGCTTCACGCCAATCAGCTTCCATTTCTATTCTTTTTTCTTCTTCAAGAATGATTTGGTCTCTTAGATATTCAAGTTCGTAGTCTTCTGTTTCCATAGTTTCATTTTTTATGATGATTTAACAGATGAGCTGTAACTTCTTCACTACTCCCAAGATATCCACAGAAAGGACATTCGCAACTTGTGTCTTTTTTTAGTCTATAATATGACCCTGGTTCTTCATCTAGTTCATCAAGAGAATCCCTCAACAGTTTTCTCCAATAATCCAAACCACTAATCCAATGTTGTTTACCATTCTTAAAGAACTGTTTTATCTTTTTCATTTTCTTCCTTTCTTTTTAATGAATGTGCTTGAGGACCTTTTGGTATCCTCCAGAAATATTCACATGATTTTGTTTCCTGATTATAAGGAGCTTCTGCAAAGTAAGATTGTCCATATTCATCAGGAATCACTCTAAACCTGTAACATTTGTTCTTTTTATTTAGAGGACAACCCTCTCCTCCGCACATTGTTATATCACTCATAGCTTGTTTTCATTTAAAAATTTACATACAGCTTTTAACATTTTGTTATTTTTCTTTGTCCATTCTCTCACCTCTTTCCTGCTCCAATTAAGTAATTCTTTATCAGAAGGAAAGAATGGTTCAAGAACACCAGAGGTGTATTTTCCAAATCTACCTGGAATTTCAATACCTATTCTTGTAGCTACTCCAGAGATGTAATCAATTGTATATTTCATATTAGTTAGTTTTTAATTCTTACACCAAACATCTGCCAATACCATTCAAAATTCTGTAATGCTTTATTCTTATTACATCTGAATGTTTTCATCATCAAGGAAACAGCATAGTCTTTAAAAATTATATACTGTTCCCTTGTCATGGTAAAATGATAAAACCAACGATCATCATCAATTATATCTAATCTTGTCTTTCCTATGATATCCAATTCAAAGGTAAAAAGATGATCACCAATATTCTCTCTTTTAACTTTTTCCATTATTCAGAAGGATAAATATCATCATCAAATGCTTGTAAAAGAACTTTTGACAGATCCTTCACTTGAGTTCTTGTAAGTTGAATGTAAGAAGATCCTTCATCATTAGTAATTGTAAGTTGTAACATTCTTCCATTCCCTTTTCTTCCAATTATTTCTTTTATATCTGTACTCATAACTTTATTTATAAGTAAACATTATCAATTTCTCCATTTTCTATTTTCTGAAGAGTTTCGTTCATACGAACAAGATCTCTTTTACAAGACTCAATATTATGCTCAGTATCATCTATTTTGTTTTTTATAATATAGAGCATTCTATCTTTATCTCTTAGTGCAGTTTTTCGTTTAGCCCATACTGTATAACATCCATGTTGATGAGATAGATTAAACAGATCATCATAGGAATAATATTCTGTCTCCCACTCTTTAATATATTCAACATCATCCAAATTACATTTAAAAGTAAGAGTTCCTTGTTTCAATGCTTCTTCAAGTGTAAAAGTTCTGTTATCATTTTCTCCCCAATATGTATCAACTAGCATTAATCCATCTTTATAATCTTTTACCACAAGTTGCCTATCAAAACAATGATAAGGTTCAAATCTCTTTTTTACTTCACTATCATTATATCTAAAGGAGTAGACATCATTAATTTTTAGCTGTATTTTCTGTTCTTCGTTCATAATTTTTACTTTAAAAAAGTGAAAGTTGATTTGCTACTGTCTTATTATTTCTCTTTTTTCCTTGAAATTCTACCTTGAAGATGATATTATTAGCTTTCTCAATGTAATATGAAAAGTTAATATCCGCATCTTTCACTTGTGTAGTTTTTGGAAGATAATTACAAATAGTCATAACCCACTCACCTGCTTCTACTTGTGATTTAGCTGCTGCATTAGTTGTGCAACTTGGATTCTTAATTTTATACACCTTCTCTCCATGGTTTGAAACATAATAACGAATAAGTTTGTTATAAATATGTTTCTCTCCTGTGGAAAGGATTGTTCCTTCATAATGAAAATCACGAGAAGCTTTTTTCCTAATGCAGAAATCATAAATGTTTGTATGATTCTTGATTGTCTCTTCAACAGGGATGTTATTAACAAAATATTCCTTGAGAGTAATGGGAATAATTCTCATTGAACTATTCTTGTGCAGAAGTTTGTCAATCTCAAAATCTCCCTTTTCTTTGGTAGTTCCATCAAGTTTAAGAGCAAGATAATCATTAACAGATGTCTGAGCAATCCATTTAAACTCAGTATATTCAAAATTACCAAGAATATCATTTCCAATTATCTTTTCCCATTCAGTTAGAATAGCTTTAAATTCTTCTTCTCTGGAGATTGATATGATTGTATCCCAGCCATCAGTGTTAATCGAGACAACATTAAAACCCTTCAGAACTAAATCCTCAACAATCATTAATATTTCCATCTGTCCACCAATAGTTACCTGAAGCATTCCGTAAGGATATTCCTGAAAATCTCCTTTACTATTTAAACGACCAAAACATCCCCCATTGAGACTTAATTTTCCCATTTCCTGCATAGAGTTATATTTAGGATCTCCTGTCGCCTTTCCAAGTTTCTTATATTTTAATCGTCTATCAATTTTACTAACAATTAAACTATTCCATCCCGGGAGATGTGAAGGTTCAACTTTATACTTACGAATTGCATTTGGATATTGGCTGCCTATATCGCAGGATATGTATTTTTCATCTTCTTTTGGTTGCAGGAATCTACCTACTTCATTACTGTGTGCACCACCTTTAGCAATAGTAACTATAAGCTTATTAGGAAATGTAAATTTGAATTCCTGTTGCTGGGCAAGAGCATAAGTATTGCCAAATTCTTTTACAAACTTCTTGAGTTCAGGAGTTTGATAACTTATCCATTTAGGAAAGAACTTCTTGAATGGTTTTCCATAGAATGTAATTATCTGCTTGGGTTTAATATCCTTCTCCAACTTTCTACTCATCTTCAAATAATCAAGCTTATTCCATTCAGCTCCTATTTTTACATCACTCCAATTAAGACATTTTAGACCAAATTCCTGTTCCATAATAAGTCTATCTTCTATCTTATTCTTTCCTTTATATAGAGACATTTCTGTCTTACCAATAGTAATTTTATAGAACTGATAAGTAGCAAAGACATCATTGTGACAATATTTAATAACATCATCCATTTGATCATCAGTCATTTCTTTCATCCAATGATCTATTGGCATTTCCTCAATATTTTCAAGACACATGGAAAATTCTAATGATTTTAATGAGGTACGAAGATTAAGATTTTCATATCCAGAGATTGTAAATAAATCAATCTGTTTGAAAGATAGATATTCTTCTCTATATTGAGGAAGTACACCATAATTCCCATCATCAATTACATCTTGTGCCTTCTGATAGATTAGTCCCACTATTTCATCTACAGGGGTATCAATCCACTGTTCATGATTTCTGATTATCCATTCAATCACCTGACTGTCAAAATGTAAACCATTAAAAGAGATATAGTAGTAATCCTCATGTGTGTCTATGAACTTGATAAGACTATCAAGCTGATTCTTTCTCCTACTCACCTCAAAATCATAAGTCTTGTCTTCTATAGGATCATAAACACACACAAGGAACATACATCTAATGGTTTCAATGTCATAACATAAAACCTTGTCTATCATTTAGTTAGTATTATTTTGGTAAAATTGAGTTAAGAATATTAAAGTTTTCTTCATCATAATCACAACAGAACTTATTACCATCTACATAGAATATAATATCAGAAGATTTGTCTTCATCATTTCTGGCAATCCACCATCCAGATAGTTTATCAGGACGAAAGATGAATGTAGTATATTCATCATCTTGAGATATACCAAGATCTCTCAGTTCAGCATTCTCTATTGCTATTTCTATTTGACTCATTCTTCCTCCTCAATTAGTTTAATAATAATCTTTTCTTCATCATAAACAGGAATAATCATTTTTTCCTTTTCATAGAGTTTATCCTTGATTTGTATCATACAACGATGTTTGTTTGCAAGAATAATATTAATGTCATCAACAGTTATTTCATGCATGTCTTCAGAATCTTCTCCTTCATCTACCCAAGCTATTTCTTCATGTTTAGCCAATAGTATTTCCAGAGATGTATCAAAGAGTTGTAACTCAACAGGATGTCCATTATTAAATATAAATGCATTCATGTCATAAATTTTATGATTCAACTCAAAAACCTCAACACTATCTTCTCCCTTTATGACAAATAACATTCCTTGTTGTAATTTACGAGGACTGTAAGCAGTGAGTACTAATTCAGCAGTTATGTACATGGTTTTCCTCCGTTATTTCTTCATTCCACCATTCTTCAAAGATTAACTTTTCTCCTCTATCGTAAGGAGTATTTCTGTTTTTATACCAATCTATAGTTGCTCTTTTCCATGCCTGCCAAGCAGATTCCTTACAAAATTCTTTAAGAGTTTGCATAGAAACATATCCTAAATTATCATTACCAGACATGTAATAAGGTTCAATATTTTCTAATATTTTTTCATATCTTTTCATATCTCTGGAGTTATGTACATAATGCATTATGATTTGCAAGACACATTTCAATATACTCAATCAAATATTTAGCATAAGAACAAAGAATTTCCTGTCCACCAAATATAAATATTCCTGTTCTATCTTTATGAAATTCATATTCCTGTTTCAACACAGATAGATATGCATTTGCTGCTTCTGGAGTAAGCGATTGCCCATTTATAATAATATTTTTCATACATCTCTGGAGTTTAAAATTAAAAAAAGAGTGAACAGAAACATTCTCTGCTCACTCTCAACATGAAAACAACTATATATTGTCCTGAATTAAACCAAAATGATCTATGCATTCCTGTTCACCTATTTCATCAAGTAGTTTATTATGATCAAAATGATGAACAATCTCTGATTCAGTAAAATGATCTAAAATTTCATCACCATCTACGTGTGAGATTTCTAAATCTACAGCATTAGTATTCCATGCTGTTATTTGAAGTGATTTGCACTTGATATTTATATCCATATCACTTTTTATTAAATTCTGATAGAAACTTTCCATCAGAAATAACAAGCTTTCCATTATAATAAGCTTTCTTAATTTTACCACAATTCACAGAGCCATCTCCTCTACATTCTTCAAATTGCTTGAGAATTATAAGAGCTTCATCCAAAGACATTACATCCTTGAAAGTATATGTTGTTCTGAAATCTTTGGATCCTTTTCCTGTCAAAGAGTCTTTTCTTGCAGGATTGTATAAATATACAACTACACGATGCATATTTGGAGAAATTAATTCTCCTTCTCCATGAATTTTACGATTTAATTTTGTCTTTGTTTCCATCCTTAAATGATTTTGTATTAGTTTAATTAATGTTTATAATTATATATCCAAAAAGAAGCTTGCCTTCCGCTATCGAAGCATATCCAACTTATAATAGCTTTCCCTGCGATAACGTACCACTTTCTATTGCTGTGAATATCAGCTAAATTAAATACTAATCCTCCTGTTAAGAATAGGTTTCTGCCCATTTGAATCCCATGATATTTGTCCGTTGTCCAGACAAGGAATGAAGTTGAACCCAGGAATTTAGCACCCTGTTTAGGATCGTGATTTTTGTATTTGTTAGTCCATGTCAGAGCAGGGTCACACCTATAAGCAGGACAGTTCCATAACTTTTCAAAACGTTGTGGTGAGTGATCTAATGTCTGCATAGATCCATCACTCAGACCACTAATGAACCACGAGGCACACCCCGCAATAAATAATGGTGTGATAATGGGCTTCTTTTCGATCTTCACTACTGCATACCGTTGGGAAAACTCCCTGCGGTCTCTGGTTATTATAGAATCAGGTAAAACACAATCACCGGGTCTTCCGTAATACAATTTTGCTGTATCTATTCCAGTTCCTTTTATTTGTGGAAACATTCTGTATTTCCCTACTATTGAATCCTGTGAATGTCCTGTAATGCCAATCAATACGAATAGCATCATAATGCTTAAAATTGTTTTCATTTTTTTGTTTTTAAAGGTTTATTTCTTTAGATATTCAATAAATTCATCAATATCTGCTACCTCTATCCACAATGTTGATCCTGAATGTCTTTGGTTAAAATACTGCATAAACTTGACTAATCCATCTCTTGGTTCAACCTTTGAAGCATAAGCTACCATTAATCTCATAACTTCACTTATAGGAACAAATGAACCATCATGTTTGCATCCATTTGTGAATTTTTTTGCATTATCAATCGTGTTTTCCATATCTCTTATTCCTTTCTGTCATTTCAAAAGTATTTCATTCACCTTATCAATAATCAACTGCCCAATATACTTTCTACATATATCGGCTGTTTCTAATTGATTCTTTGTTCTGGCATCATAAGCATCATAAGCATCAGTAGCAGCATCAGCAGCATCAGCAGCATAAGCAGCAACAGCAGCAGCATAAGCAGCAACAGCAGCAGCATAAGCAGCAGCATAAGCAGCAACAGCAGCAGCATAAGCAGCAGCAGCAGCAGCAGCAGCAGCAGCAGCATCAGCAGCATCAGCAGCATAAGCAGCAGCATCAGCAGCATCAGCAGCATCAGCAGCATAAGCAGCAGCATCAGCAGCATCAGCAGCATAAGCAGCAGCATCAGCAGCATAAGCAGCAGCAGCAGCATCAGCAGCATAAGCAGCAACAGCATCAGCATCTAATTCTCCTCGTGTTATATTTCCTTCTCCAAATGCTATCGCAGCTTCAACAGCTTTTATACTTCTTTCATCTTTCATTAGATGAATGACTGTTTTAGCACAATAGCCTTTAGCAAGAGTTAATTCTTTTAAAGGAATGTTAACTTTTTGTGCTAACCATAGCAGCCAATCTCCTCTATGACAGGTTGTAACAATTTCTTCAATGGGCATATCTACAGCCCACTTACGAGCATCTGAACAAGCTCGTAATTCAATTAACAGTTCTTTAAATGTTTTCATGTTTCCCTTTCTGTTATTTGGTTAATCCCCTGTGTGATTGCCGTAACAGGCATTTGTTCTCTCAAAATTGGTTTGTTCGTCTTCCTTTTCCCCCTTATCCTCAACATGTTGCACAACTCCATCCTTATCAGGATTCCCCCATTTCCTTTTCTTATTAACCTCCATTTTAGTCTTTGAAAATTCAACAAGATCATCAAATGTTAATTTGAATTGTGATGCTGTGTTTAACAGTAATATAAAACAATCCGCAAACTCAGATCCAATCTCATCTTTTGAATGTTCGTGAAATATTGCCTGTTTTAATTCCTCAACTTCTTTAAGCAAATGAATACAATGAGAAATTGGTGTTGCATTTGGAAAGGTTTTATTTCGCCATTCATCCCAATCTTCCATTAATTTTTGTATTTCCCCCTTATCCTTCACATTAACAGCGTCTTGTGCCGTTACCCATTTTGCATGAGGTGAATATGGGTCAAGGAATGAGTTTTTACCCAAAGTTACAGGCTTATCCTCAATAGGCTTATTCAGCAATGTTAACTTGTCAGGATTGGTATTGCCTTCTAATAATGCTTTAAATGGCTTAACCAAAACACTTTCTGGCTTATCATTAATGTATTTTTCTGCATAAGCACGAACATCAATACCCCTTCCCTGTAATCCTTTTTCAAGAATTTTAACAATTTCAGTATATCCCATTAAGCCATAAAACATAGAATAAAGACCATCATTAACACCACTCATATAATCAACTGAGCCTGAAAACTTGTCTTTAATTCTTTGAATGTACGGATCGGAAATGATGAATTTGCCTTTTTCGTATTTATCTTCATCACCTTCCTCCATAGGTAAGTTTTCTTTCTTATCCTCAACTCTGGATAGGAGATGGGATTGAAACTTTATATTGCTTTGAACCTGTCTATAAATCAAATTATCCCAAATCTCTGTATTTCCATATATATTTTCTATGAATGGATATTCTTTTATGACATATTCCCTTATCTCCTCCTCAGACATAGGAGAGGATTGATTGCGGTAGGATTCCATTGCTTGTAAGGTATCTTCATAAAGCATATACTTTTCATTCTTACCATTCAGATGAAGAGTAAATGTCTTGTATTTACCAGAAATAATTTCTTCTTTTGTTGTCATTTTGCTTGTTTTTATTGGTTTATATTTCGTGTCCTGAAAACTTTTCCCAGTCTTTTTCTTCCCCGAAGGGAGGTTAATTAATACTCAATGTCTTAACTTTACTTTTATCTGGAGAATAACTGATGTGCGATAGATTTACACAGCATCCTGATTTGCCATTACGAGGTTTATAACCATCACACCACTTACCGCAAGGCTTATCTTCTATATCATAGAAGGCCTCATATTCTCTGCACCAAAATACATCTCCGATTTTTTCAGGTATAGCAGGATGAAGTTTTACCTCTTTTACTTCTTCGTAACTCAGAAACCACCTCCAATATTCAAGAGTATAACAATTTTCAGGATCGGATTCTTCTGCATTAAAATAGAGCTTCTTCATTTTTTATGTTTTTTTGGATAATAAAGTCCGTATGTTGTTGTATCGGCAGGCTGTATCTTGAAGTTTAAAGCCCCTCCGGTGATCTGTAATGCGTTTATCTTCTTTTGCTGGTACATTCTGTCGCCCAACTGGAGGGCATTGAGAAGAACACTTAAAATAAGAAATGTACCCAATGCCCAGTCTATTGCAATTTGAATTTTTAATTTTCGTTTATAATCAAAATTGGAGTCTATCATTATACTATTCTTTGCGAATTTTATCAAGAATATTAGTATACAGAGTCATTAAATCAATTTCTGAGTCTATACTCTGAAGAGCCATTACAGCAAGTGTCATGGCTTCGGCTTTCATATTAACTTTTTTATATTTTCCCTCTATAATAGCTGTTTGATTTCTACTGATGTTCAGCTTTTCTTCAAGATCATCCACCTGAGAAGACTTGATTATCCATTTTTGTTTCCATTCTTCAACTTTTTTTGTTGATGTTTCTATTTCATCAGAGAGAGTTTTAATAGCTTTCTCATTTTGAATGAATACATTATTCAACTGATTACACCATTTTTTAATTTCATCTTTTAGTTTATTAATGAGAATTTTTCTTCTGACATTCTTTGCCATTATTATCCCCATCCATATGATATAGACAATAATAAAGAGAATAGAAAGTATAAATATCCAATTATGTACTGTTGTTGGCGTCTTTAACCATTGTATAATATTGTTCCAAATATCTGTTGCATTCATTTTTGTTTGTTTTAGATGTTATTTTTCATGTCCTGAGAATTTTTCCCAAGACTTTTCTTCCTTCAATGCTTTATTCTTTTCATCACTGAGAAGAAGTTTATCATTAAATTCCTTTTCACCTTCATATTCTTCCTCTTCTTCCACACCTGTATGTTCGTGGCATAAGGGACATAAATCTGAATCAGGCCAATTAATCATTTCCTCAGCACAGCATTCTGAATAGTATTTCATAGTAAACGATGATGAGTGATATGTTTCTCCCAAAGTGCTCTTACTCTATCTACATCTTCTAATGATTTAGCAAATACAACTGTTTTTCCATCAGAAAGATAAACTGGTATTTTATTAGTGATATCTCCAGCAATACGTTGTTCGGGAGTGAGTTTATTTTGGATTAAATGATTAATAGCAGATCCTAATCCTTTGGCTGTCTTACGACTACTTACTCTTGGATGTCTCATATCTTTTTACTTTTTCCTGCAAGTTTACGATTATAACCACTCTGATCATACATCATCATTGATTTTTGAATCTCTAATGCTCCTATAATTTCCTGATAGTTTGGCTGAAAACCTTTCTCAAGACTATTTACATTAATAGTTTGACAGTTCTCACCCACTGTTATAACAATTTCAAATTTCTGTTTGTTGAAATCTGGTTTCATTAGTTTATTTAAACTCATAATATTCCTCCTTAAGTTTTATAAGGGAAAAGATTCCAAAATTACTAATAATTTCAATTAGAATCTTCTCCCTTCAAATTTAATAATGGTTTTCATACTTATACTCCTTCCTCAAGTTTGAAGATGATTCTTTCTGTTAATGATACTTCAGGATTTACAAGTTTTTCTGTTCTTACAATTCTTGCTGCCTGACGAATTAATGATTCTTGATTGCCTGCTGCTCTCAGCTTCTTGTTAATGACAAGAGTTTTCATTATTACTGTTTTCATGTTTTTGCTTTTTTAGTTGTTTACTTATAATTATTGTTTTTTAACATTGTTCCACCATATTTCAAATTCCCCTCGATGAAAGCTTAATAAGGAAGCTTGTCTGCAGAGAACCTTCACCTCTTCTTCAGAATAGAAGAATTTCTTTGCATGTTTGGCATTGTGCTCAGAGAGCATTTCATGAACTCCTTCAATAAGAGTGACATCTTTATCAGAGACATCACTCTTAACAGATTTGGGTGTTATCATTTTCTCACCTCCAAATATCCATTTTTCATTCTGAGCATCATCTCATCAATTTTACGAATTAGCTGTTCAACAGCTTTTTCTAATTTGATTTGTTCTTTCATTATTTTGTCCTCCTATTTGATTTGTAAATTGTGTTTTTAGAAGCTTTTTCCCATTTGCTTGTTTCAGGAAATGAGTTATACATATGATTGATTTGAATTCTATGAACAGGAGCAAAATATGATTTATATTTGCTCTTAGAAGAATGATGATGACGTGGAGCTGGAAAAGCTGGTTCACATCCCCATAGAAAAATGAGTATGATAATTAATAGTGTTTTCATTATTATTCTCCTTATTAGTTAAGATTTAATTGATAATGCTATATTACTTGCTGAATTTCTTTTCCCAAAGAGCAATAGCATCTTTGACATTTTTGATTCTTGAGTCATAATCATCATCCTCATACCAAGCATACTTTGCATCTGTAGGACGTTGCTTTGCCAATTCTGGTAGAAATAGCAAATGACTATTACAACCATGTATGAAGAATCTATTACCCTTCAATATATCATGTTCTATAATAACACACATGAAACAAAACTCGTTGTCTCTTTTGGCAATTTTCAATTCTTTCAATAATTCCCTGTATATGAGAATTCTGTATTTAGGAAGAATGATTCCTTTCCTGAATTTGACATTCTTTAATTCTGTGTTTTTCATGTTATTTTCTCTTTAAAGTTTTAATTTATAAATAGTTGTAACAAGAGGAATAGTTGAAATTCCATCAAAGACTTTCTACTTCGATTATCTTTAGCACTCCCGTTGTGCTATCTTGTTAAAAAACAAACTCTCACAAGGTTGTAATCCTTGATAGTAAATAACTTTTAGTTCTCTACTACTCAAATAAGATCGTTCAATTTGAATGAGAGTTTGATATTGATTAACTTTCTATCAAATAGTTATTGAATTCATCTTCATCTCCTTCAACAGAACAAATAGTATCCTTTTGTCCTATTCCATGGAGTAATAAATATAACAGCCAGAACTCAAGAATAAGAGCAAAGGTTGATAAAATTGGATGATTGCTTACAAGTGTTTCCATAATTTTCCTCCTAAAAGTTTATTTGTATTTTAAAGCTCTTTTTGCTATGATTATTAATTTTTTAGTAGTTACAGCAGCAGCATCAGCAGCAGCAGCATCAGCAGCAGCAGCATAAGCAGCATCAGCAGCATAAGCAGCAGCATAAGCAGCAACAGCAGCATTAGCAGCAGCATAAGCAGCAGCATCAGATCTATCTTTATCACTCAACCAATCATTTGCCCATTTATTCCATTTCTTGTCTTTATAAACTAATTTTCCCATAAGAATGGCAAAAGCAACTCTTTGATTAGTAGTAAGTTTTGGAAGTTTTATTCTCTTAATAATAGTCATATGAGTATACGCTTCCTTTAATTTATCTGATTTTGACTCTCCACTTACTTCACACTCATAAAGTCTTGGATTCTTAATATTAGCATGTATAGGATTTAGTAAAACAGCTAATAATGGATGTGAATAACAATGTAACCACCCATCTGAGCACATTTCTCCTATACCAGAAGTTGTTACTTCTTTATTTAGTTTCCATTGAAAGTCATTATGTGTTGTTAATGACTGTGTTGTAAGTTTATATCTAATTATAGGTTTCATAATTTTCCTCCGTAAAGTTTAAATTATTAATTTTCAGTTAGTTCTATTGTGCCTTTAAATGGTGTGTAAAATTGTGAACTCCATCCTTCTGCATATAGTCCTATATCTGTTGGAGCACCACTGTTTACAACACAGGTTCCTGCTAATTTAGAATCAGAATTTTCTGTACAAAGTACAATAAGAAAATCCTCATCATCAGTCTTAGAGAAAGTGTAAAGCTTTCCTTTTTGAAATTTTTGGCAGCTTTTATTATATTTTGATGAGATAACTTTTGATTTCATAATTATTCCTCTTTAAATTGTTAATAGTTAATAACATTTCTTATTTTAACCCATTGCCAATTATCTGGATAGGTCCCTATTGGATCATCATTAGGAAGTCCATTGATGGTGTCCTGAATGAAAGCTCTCCAATGTGTGTCAAAAGTTGGTTGTCCATTTGCTGAAGGACAATTGATTGAATCATAAGGCAATAGTTGGATTTTTGTGCAGCCTTCATCTAATTGAAATACTACATGTCTATTGCCTGAATTGACAAACCATATATTCCAAGTCATTAACTCAGAATTGTTTATCTTATTTGTGCAGCCAGAGAAGAGCAATGCAAATATTATCAATACAATGAGTGCAATCCAACAAGCAATATTTTCCGCTTTGTTGTAAGTTGTTTTCATGATAGTCCTCCTAAAGGATGATTAATGTGAAAGCCAATAGAGCCATCCCCACATAAGACAGATAACAGCTACAATAATGACATCAAGCCAATGACTTTCATTCATATTTATAACACGATTAATCTCCATTTCAATATATCCTATAGAAAGGAATAAAGAAAATACAAATACGATAGTTGGTAGCATAGTTTTAAAAATTAGGATTGAATGAATAATTAACCTTATAACTCTGAAATTCAGTAGTTACACCTACAGAATCACAAGGAAAATTAAGAAATGGTGTGAGAAAATACTTTCTCTGTCTTCCTGAATAAGCAAGATCATAGCCATATTTTCTTGCAATGTTGAATAGTTTCTTTTTCATAATATTAGTTTAAATTGTTAATAATCAATCATATATCAAAAGGAATGTGTAAAAATGAGAGAAGACAAAATACAAAACACATTGTTCAACATAATACAAAATGTCTTCTCTCATAAATTTACACATTGGTGTCATTCTGCACTACCTTCATTTCACTAATTCATTTAATCAAAAGAACTCTTCACAATCACAATTTATATACAATAAATCATGATGGAAAGTAGGAGCATGTTCTGGGTAACATCCTTCATGAATTCTACAAAAATCTTTTGCCCATTCAAAAGCTTCAAATGTCCATTCTTTATTACAGTTTGGAAGAGGAATTTTAATATATCTTTTTTCTATTTCAATATCCCGTCCACAAATTCTTGAACCAAGAGCATCTACAGCATCAGATAGAGAAGGTTTTCTCTTCTGTTTGAATTTAATACATTCAAGAGTTGAATGTTCTTTGTCAATTTCATAACCATCAGGTGCAATGATTTTAATTTCTTTTTCCATTTTGTTTAGTTTTAAGACGTTATTCTGTTTCTAATTCAATTTTTCCTGTCCAAAGTTCTGGTGTAGATCCCCAACCCATTGAAAAATAACCCACAATATAATTTTCCTCATTCTCATTTTTCCTAATGACATTGATTATGACTCCTATTAATGATTCATGATCTATTGTACATAGAATAATGAGTTTATTACCATTTATATTCCACAAATAGCACTTCCCTCTTTGATATTTGGAAGGATTGGAATTAGTTGTTGTTGATAAAATTGTTGATTTCATAATAGATTGATTAAGTTTAACTTATAAATATATTGAGTTTTATTGTTGTATTGATAAATATCAACGATATCAATGACAAATATCAATCAAACCATTGATATATATCAATGGACTAATTGACAACTCTCATTAAATTATTGATATATCTCATTCTCAATTCCTTGTGTATGTCAAAAATTTCACCGACCTTTGCCAGCAGTGAGCGGAGTGGAATAAAGCGAACACCGCTTATCTAAAAGCTGAAGGAACAGTCTCTAACTATAATACTCCCGAGATAGGAATCCAACACTCTTCAAATAGAATCTTTTATTATGAGTTCTTGACAACATTGTACGAGGTTTACCATTTTTCTTGAGCCTATCTCTTATTGGATTACCACCTATTGTGTTTCTCCAGCCAAACAACTTTCTATTGGCTTCCATGGAGCTTGAAAACTCACCAATATATTCTCCATCCTCCCAATAAGCTATAACACGAATAGAATTATCAATTTCTTTCATATATCCTCCAATTGATTAAATTGATTAACAATAAGCTGCTGAACAGCCACTAATAATACTCTTATATCTAAAGGAATAGAACAACTCTATTCTCATAATAATCAACTCATTCATTATCACAAATGCCCAAAACAAGAACAAGAGCAATAACACAAATCACTGCCCAGACACTATGCCATATAAACTCATAGAACACAATACCTATAATAGAGAGTATTAATAAGAATAACCATTTACTTTTAGACATATGTATTCCTCCTTATTTGTCAATATAAAGCCATATTAAACTCAACATGATTGATTATTGTGTTTGGAATGAGTAAGTTTTTTACTCAATGTGGATACATCCACATCAATTATTCTCACTCAAACACATTGATAATCAATAATTTATAACAATCATTAGAGATGTGAATGATTCACTCTGTATATCCACATTCTCTTATAAATTGTTCTCTTGTTAGAGAGCTTTTTATACCTTAATAGGTATTGATACTTCATCCACTTCTCCATTTTACAGGCAAATTTTAATGTTGGATAGGCTTTAAAGTCTCCATTTATAGGATTTATGACTATTATCATGGTAGAAATTTCTTACAAAGATACATTAAAGTGACGTTTTCTCTGCATATAGTATCAACTATTTCTCTATTTAGAATGAGTAAGCATTAGTGATACTTAAGTGTACACCTTACTTATATAGAGAAATAATCAAAACATTATTCTTTATTCCTCTCTATATAGAAAGAATAAAAGACTCTCACAAGGTTGCACCTTGACTAACTAGAATGCAAAATATTCTGCACAAGATTAGTTTCAGCCATATGGCTTATTACCAGAGCTATTAGTTATCCTTGCAATTGGATGAGAGTCTTTGTGCTCCTGCAAACATCACTGCTCACAGAAGCGTTAATACATAGCATACAAATCAAATGTTAGAACAACAAAGACGTGCTACAAAATATTGTAATTCAAATGATTATTCTTATTCTCTATATATGGAACAACTAAGAGTAGATGTGTTACAATTATAAGCCCACCCACACCGCCCAATATATAAGAAAAAGAAAAGGGGGAATTTCTTCCCCCTTCTATTAGCCAATTGCGTTTTCAAGATCAACAACACCAATCTTCACATTTTCCACTGTGATGGCGTCATAGGTTATCTGATGTTTCTTTTGAGCAATAGCTCTGTTCCAGGTCAGGTGATTAGCCAGGCTCCAACCTTCATCAGTTACAGTGATAAGGACTGATTTAACATTTCCGTCGGCAAAGTCCTTGTTGAAACCATCATCTTCGTGAACTGCAAATGCCTCATCTCCAAAGGCGTAAATGCGGTATTTCTTACCTGCGAAGCCTTCAGTTGTTGATTTGTAATCCCTTACGAGGTTAGTCCTTTTGATCATCAGGACATCTTCCCCTTCAAGTTTTCTTTCCATTGTTTAAAGTTTTAAAATTGTTTTTAGATTAGTTTTAGTGACGGGGGTACCCCCAACCACGCTAACCCAAGGTGGGGTTGTTGTTGGCAGTGAACTACTCTCATTATCACATACTTAATTTTCAATTCCAAAAAATTAATAGTAATTTAGACCCAAGGGGGGATGTTCACAGTCCCACAAAATTTAGAAATTTGGGGGTCCCCACTCTATTTTTAAAAAATAAAATCTAACTATTTTAGTTAAACCCTATTGACATTTCATGAAATATGTTTATCTTTGTGTCGGAAATTGAGAATGAACTAACTACATATGGAAATGATTGTTCAAAGATTGAAAAAAGAGAATGAAGACTCTCAACAACTTGCTGAGAGGTATTATGAAATCCTGTCTTCATTGAATTCGCTTAGTCTTACTAAGAGAGAAATTCAACTGGTTGCTTATACAGCTATACATGGAAATATTTCCTATCCTCATCTCAAGGAGGAATTTTGTATAAGGTATAAAACGTCTATTCAGACAATTTATAATATGGTGTCAAGGCTGATGAAGCTCAAGGTGATGGTGAAGAACAATGGAAATATAAAAGTGAATCCTGTTCTTGTTTTAAAATTTGATGAAACAATCGTAATGCAAATTTCTCTTATATATGGAATTAGATAAACCTGTTTCTCTTACAATGAAGGCATGGATTATTAGGAACATGTCTGTGAGAATATTAATGCAAGAGAGTGTGATAGAAACAGTTGTCAATCATCAATTTGAAACGGCTTTAGCTGCTCTTGAAACATGTAATAGTCTTGAGTTCTCGGGATTTGGAAAGTTCTTCTTTAACAGACCAAAGGCAATTAAAAAGCTGGAGAGTCTAAAAGAGGTGTTAAAAAAATTGAATGATGTTTTAGAGGATTCTTCTATTACAGATATTAAGAGAAAGAATACAGAAGTAAAATCAGAGATGATAAAAAAGATTTTTGAAAATCTAAATATAAAGGTGAATGGATGTATTTCAGATATGGGAGGGGTGGCACAACAAACTATTGCCTCCGAAGGAATTAAAGGAACAAATAAAGAGGGTGGCAGAGATGAGAATGGAGATTTGCAAGGATTGTCCAAGCAACTCCAAATTCCACAAGACTCTCAGACCTGATGAACATTGTGTCATATGTGGATGTACATTGTCAGCTAAGACAGCCTGTCTTTCATGTGCTTGTCCTTTATGTAAATGGGATCATGTAATGAGTTCCAAACAGGAAGAAGAAATAAAAAAGGAGAATGAACAACAAATTAACAGTGAAGAAAATCTTAATGGAGGATTTCATTAGGATATTGACAGAGCTCTATAACGATGGGATAGATTGTGTCAGCATGACTGTGGAGAAAGGTGAACATCAGGATTCTATTTATTTTAGTGAATACAAACCAGTTGACAACATTTTGTCGACAACTGAAAGCAAACAAAAGAATGAAATAAAGAACGTGGAGGATTTTCTATAATGACTGTAAAGAAAAATACATACATAACCGCAGAACTTGATTGGGCTGAAAATCAATTAGAATCATGGAAGACATATGTGAATGATCATCCTCTTCACACTATGGTCGATAGAATTGAGTGGAAGCCAACAGCAAAAGGAGGATTGATGCCAATGGTTATTGCATCTATTGAAGCTCAAGGAAAGTTTATACAGGAGACAATGAAGAATTATCTTTCTCTTCTTGAGGTAGTTGATAAACTTAGAGAGAAGGAAGAAGCTAAAAAAGAAGCAAGAGGATCAGGTAGTGTTCCTCTAAGGATGGGATAATGGAAATAAAAACTACCGAGTTCTTTAGAAATATGAAATCTCTTCCTCCTGAGGGATCTGATGAATTCAAACAATTAGTTGATTGGGAAATACAAAAGATAACAGGAGGAATTACCATCAATGGAGTGTTTATTTCCGGGTGGTTATATTGGCACATTAATCATTGGTGGATAAGAGTGGATGATTTGGATGAATACAAGAACATCATACGAAAGCCACAACTAGCTGAACTACGTGATAATGAATGGATAAGAGCTGAATATCTTGAGAGGTGCAAAGCTGAGAAGAAAGGATATATGGAAGTGGGAGCAAGGCAGACAGGAAAAAGTGAGATGGAAGCCTCTTATTTTGGAATGAATAGTATAGTGTTTGAAAATACTCAAAATCTAATTGTCTGTGGAAATGATGATGACTTATCTCTCTTAAAGGATAAGGTAGACTTTGGTCTCAAGAGATTGTGGAATGGAATATCAATTCCTCGTCTTGATAAAACATGGAGACTTAATCAAATTCGTCTTGGTTATAAAGACACAGCTGGAGAGGATCATGTATGGAGCTACATTATTATTCGTAATGCTCAGGAAGGACGTAAAACAGAAGCAGGAGCAGGAACTACAGCCAAGACAGTAATATTTGACGAGGTGGGTAAATATTTATTTGCAAGTTCATTTGCAGCAGTTGAACCAGCTATAAAGAGTCAATTTGGTTGGAGAACAGTTCCTATTCTTGTTGCTACAGGAGGATCATTTGAGAATGGAAGAGATGCTGAAAACTTTTATTACAATCCTGATTCTAATAACTTTCTGAGTGTTGAGAATATTGAGAAACATCAAAAGACAACTATCTTTCTCTCTGGACTTTATAGACTTGATTGTAAGGAGAAGATGCCTCTTGGTGAATGGTTAAGATCAAGGGGAATACAAATTGAAGATATAAATGAACTAAATAAAATTACAATAGCTGTATCTAATAAAGAGAAAGCAAATGCACTTATTGAGGATGAACGTGAGAAAGCAAAACATAATCCAGACAGGACAATATTCCTTAAAAAGAAAATGTATTATCCTCTTAGTGAGGATGAATGTTTCTTAAGAGAGACACAGAATATATTTGATATTGAAGCAGCTAAGAGACAGAAGTTTAGATTGATAGAGCAAGGAAGAACAGGAACACCTGTAATATTGTTTCATGATGGAGAAAAAATTAAGCATGAATTTAGTGATAAACAAGCAATTACAAACTTTCCGTTAAGACCAAATGATTCAAAAGATGCTCCTGTAATCATATATGAGTTTCCAATAGAAAATCCTCCATATGGATTGTATGTTGCTGGTGTTGACCCATATAGGCAAGGACAAGCAGCATATAGTTCTTCTCTTGGATCTATTTATATATACAAGAGGATGCATTCTATTAATGATGAGAAGTTTCAGAATATGTTTGTGGCTTCTTATTGTGCAAGACCTGATAAAAAAGAAACATGGGAAGAGCAGGCAAGACTGTTAATTAAATACTATAATGCCAGAACATTATGTGAGAATGATGACATCTCTTTTATAGAATATATGAAAGCAAAAGGAGATGCTCGCTTTTTGGAAAAACAACCAGAGTGGCTGAAAGAAATAGTTCCTAATAGTACAGTACATCGTGATTATGGTGTACACAGAAGTGCACAGAAGATAATAGACTTTCTTCATAATGGATTTAAGGCATATATGGAGGAAGTAGTTTATAGTGAAAAGGACGATAAAGGAGTTATAATAAAAGAAGTGTATGGAGTTTCTACAATATTTGATCCTGTTCTTCTTGAAGAGGTGATACAATATAATGATGATGGAAATTTTGATAGAATAATTGCAGCAGAACTTGCTGTAGCTCAAGCAGTGAAGATGGATCCAATAATAGGAAGAGTGGGAGGAAGTGGTGATCCGAGAATTAACTCAATGAAAAGAAATGTATTAAATCCTCTGTTTCTTCCAGCAAGAGTGATGAAGGGTAAACAAAGAAAACTATTTACTTAATAATCAATAACATGGCAATAATTCGTTATACTAAGGATGCTACAATTAGGTATGCTTATTTGAATATCTTCCCTGATCAGTTTAAAACAGAGAAAGAGAAGCAGGATGAAAGCTGGGTGAAGAATACCATGGACTATTTTGCTAACAAAGCTTATGCAGAATATACAAAGAATAGAGATCCTAAGAGTGGCTTTGTAAAAAATTATGATTTGGTAAAAGGAATTCTTCATGCTGAAGATTTTTATCAGGAACCTGAGGTGAAATCTTTTGTAGAAATTCTTGAAAAGAATTTAGAGCTTCCTGCGTATGTAAAACATTATTCTATCATGAGTACTCCTCTTAATGAACTAATAGGAGAAATAAGCAAGAGACCAGATACTTATAGAATAAAAGCTTTTGATGATGATAGTAGATCAGAAGAACTACAGGCTAAAACAGATTTGCTTCAGGCATATGTTGTAAATGAAGCAAAGAATCAAATTCTTTTGAAAGCTGCAAAACAGGGACAGAAAATTCCTGATGATCAATTACAACAAATGGCTTTTGCAGATGTTAAAGATCAAATAGATACATATACATCAGTGGCTGAGAAATGGGGAAATCATATTCTCACTTCCTGTAAAGCCGAGTTTAATACTAAGGAAAAAAGTGAGGACACATTCAGAGATCTTAATATTGCATCCCGGGAGTTCTTTCATATATATGAAGACAATTCAAAAACTGGATTTAATATAAATGTGGAGAATCCAAAGAATGTTTGGTTCCTCACCACTCCAGATAGAAAGTATATAAGTGATCCTTCAGGAAGAGCACAGGGAGCATATGCTGCAGGAACTGTTAAGGTGATGGAACTTTCAGAAATTATAGAAACCTATCCTGATTTAACTAAGGATGAGATAGATCACTTGAGGAGTAGTCTTCAGGACTATGGACTTATCAATGTAAGAGAATCCAATTTAGGAAATTCTAATGTAACTCCTGGAACTGACAGTGTTGAATATGATACATATGATCCTCTGGTTTTACAAACCAGGATGATGATTGAGTCTGAAATGAAAGAGAATTCTGATACATTAAAAGATTTCTTAGGACTGACATCAAATGTTTCCTCCTTTGGATATAAATATGTGGTTGTCCATGGATATTGGATTTCCAAAAGAAAGGTGGGGAAGGTAATATATAAGGATGAATTTGAGAATGAGCAATCACAACTTGTTGATGAATCATATAAGAAAGGAATGATACCCACAGAAATAAGTCTTGAATGGGGATGGATAAATCAATGGTATTATGGAGATAAGATTGGTCCAGATGTTTATCATGTAAAACCTTTTAAACTATTAAGTTATTGTCCTATCATAGGAACTGTGTATGAAATAAAAAATACTGAAGCTCGTTCTACAGTAGATTTAATGAAACCTTTTCAAGTGATATACAATGTATGTATGAATCAACTCTTTAAACTCCTTGAGAAGGAAATAGGAAAGGTGTATTTAACATCTATAAGACATATTCCTATTCCTAAAGATGGTGATGCCCAAGATGCTTTAGATGTATGGGAAATGGAAGCAAGGAATAGGGGAGTGGTATTTATTGATGACTCCCCGGAAAATTTAAAGAGTCCAAGTGGGTTTAATCAATTTCGTGATATTGATTTAACAAGAACAGCAGAAATCCAATCTCGATACACTCTTGCACAACAGATGAAGAATGAATGTTGGGAACTTATAGGTCTCTCTAAACAGCGTTTAGGTAGTGTATCAGCAAGTGAATCTGCTACAGGTACTAATACAGCAGTGCAACAGAGTTATTCACAGACAGAGCCCTTGTTCGTTGCACATGAATATATCCTTGGTCAGCTGTATCAAGCAATCATTGATGCTGCTCAATATGTGGAAAGTTCAAAACCCTCTTCCACTATTTCTTATATAACAGATGAAGGAGAGAATGCTTTTATTAGTGTCAATGGAACAGATTTAAAATTCCGTGACTTAAAGGTGTTTCCAACCAATCGTCCTGAGGATACTCAGATGTTTAATGAAATCAGACAGTTGTCTCAAGCTGTTCTTCAGAATGGTGGAACTATTTATGATGTAATAGAACTCTATTCTACGAATTCATTGAGAGCAATGAAGAAGACATTTAAAGATTTGCAGGATAGGACAATACAACAGCAACAGACAGCACAACAGCAACAACAGCAACAAATTGATCAACAACAGAAACAATCTGAAGCACAATTGCAGCAACAACAACAACAGGCAGAAGAACAGATGCAGAATGACAATGCTCAGAAAGAACTTGATAGAATTAATAAGAAAGAGATTGCAATCATTATGGCAACCAAAGATACTGGTGGACCAGAAGAAGGTGACACAGGTCCTAATGCTGCTGAAATGGGAAAACTTGAGAATGAAAGAGTTAGAGTGACAAAGGATAACCTTACCAAATTAGCAGAGTTGACAAATAAAGCAAAAGCAGATAATCAGAAGAATGATATTGAAAAGGAAAAGCTTAAAGTGGAAAGAGAAAAGATAAAAGCAGATATTTCTGTAGCAAAACTCAATGCTAGGAATAGAGGAGGTAAAAAGAACTAATGCTATATTACCCAAAAAAGTAATATCATTCTTCATCAAAAATGTTTTTTTTAATTAAATTTATTATAATTTTACATCACAATTTGATTTAAACAACTACATATGGCTGAGAAACAAAATGATAGTCCTTCCTTTAGTATTGAGGAAACGATGACTGCAGGTGCCGGTGATCAACAACTCTTTAATGATTTGATATCACCTGAAACAGTATCTGGAAATGCAGATGATCTTAAACCTGTTGAAGAAAAAAAGAAAGAGGAAATTCCTGAAAAGAAAAACATTGAGAAGAAAACTCCTGAGAAAAAACTTCCTGAGAAGAAAGAAGAAATAATTCCAGAAACAGAGGAAGACGAGACTAAGAAAGGTCAGAATGCAATTTCTAGTTTTCTTGAGAAAGAAGGAGATGAAGAAGAGGAAGAGGAAGAAGTAATTCCAGAGAAGAAAGAAAAAATAGAAGGAGAAGAAGAACCAGAACCTTCTAAATTTAATGCTCTTGCAAAAGACCTTTTCAAACTTGGAGTATTTACAAAGGAAGATGATGATGATGAACCAGTTATTTCAACTCCTGAAGAATTCCTTGAGAGATTTCAGAATGAAGGAAAGAAAAGAGCAACAGAAGCTTTACAAACCTTTATAGGAAAATTTGGTGATGACTATCAGAATGCATTTGATGCCATATTTGTAAAGGGAGCAGATCCTAAAGAATATTTTGCAGCATATAATGCTGCTGTGGATTATGCTCAAATGGACATGACGAAGGAATCAAATCAAGAAGCTGTCATTCGTCAAGCTCTTACAGATCAGGGACTTGATCCTGAGGATGTAAAAACAGAATTAGAAAGACTAAAGAACTATGGTGATTTAGAAACTGTTGCTGCCAAACATCACAAGGTATTAGTGAAAAAGGAAGCACTTAAACTTCAACAGATAGAACAAAAGGCTGAAGAAGATTCTAAACAGAAAACAATCATCAAGAATCAATATATAACTAATGTGCAGAATGTTCTGCAAGAAAAAGTAAAAGCAAAGGAGTTTGACGGCATACCAATCAACTCTAAATTAGCAAACGAACTACAAGATTTTTTATTGGTGGATAGATGGAAGACTTCTTCCGGGGAAACACTCACTGACTTTGATCGTGCTATTTTGGAGTTAAAGCGTCCTGAGAATCACGCAAATAAGGTTAAACTTGGTCTTCTCTTGAAAATCATGGAAAAGGATCCCACACTATCTGTCATTCAAAAATCTGGTATTACAAAAAAGACGAATGAGATATTCAGCGAAACTGCCAAACAAGTAACTAAAGGAAAGGCAAATGTAGCTGATGGATCAGTGAAAAAGAATTCATGGTTTATTCAATAATTAATTATTAACCTTAACACTTAAATAAAATGGCTATTCAAACAGTTCCCGGGTTAACGGGTTTTGTCTACTCCCGTGTGGCTTCAATGGACAAACGTGCAGTGGGTAAATTAACAGACGCAAATCACTTGGAATCATTTCACAGTACAGAGCCTGCGGACTATGATAAAAAAATCATTAGTCTATATACCCAGAGCTCTTTGTATAGTAATGACTTCCTTGACATGATCAACAAAAGTACTCCCTATTACATCGACAACAATTCTGATGCATGGAAATGGGATGTACAGGTACCTTACAAATTTCCAAAAATCATCGACATTCCTGCAGCTACATTGAACTTATCAAAGCCGGGGATTGATGGTCAGGAATTTCAAATTGTTCTAGATACTAATGAGTTCTCCAAGAATGCAATTGTATCTGTGGGTTCTCGTCAGTATGGTCCTCGTTGGTATGTTACCAAAGATCCTATGCCTTACAATGTTGGATATCTTTACAACTTTACACTTGTAAGTGATAATCCTATAATTGATTACGTCAGTAGTACATTCCTTCAGGTAGGTGTTGAACTTGAACTCATTGATGGTGTAATAGGTGAATTTGATCAGGATCTCTTAGGACTTCCTAGGTTGGGTGAAAAAATCACAATGTTTGAATCTCTTGGTTCAGCATATGGTTTTGAACACAAAATTACACAATGGGCTGATGAGAAGATGATGAGGGATGCTTCTGGTAAAGCTTTAGACATTCTTGTATATGCTCCTCAGCGTAGGAATCAACTTCCTCTTACAAGAAATGATATTAAATGGGAACCCTTTATTGAGTTCTGGATGCGTAAATCAATGCTTGAATTAAAGGTGAAGCGTATGATTTGGAGTAAGCCAGGAACTGTAAAAACAGGGGGTACCAAACAAGAATTAAAACGTGTATCTGCTGGTGTATACCATAGAATGCGTAACAATGGAAACCTTGTTCAATACAACAGGGGAGAATTCTCTGCTAATCTAATTCGTTCTGTCTTTGGTGATTTGTTCTATAGAAGGGTCGATGTAAAAGACCGTCATGTGAAAATGTATACCAATGAATCAGGATTTGATGTTTTCCAACAGGCTCTTAAGAATGATGCTCTCAATTCTGGATTAACTTTCATGGCAGATTCTGGTAACAGATATTTGCAGGGTGAAGGTCAGCACATCACTTATAACTTTGCATTTGATGCAATGGTTACAAGGGAAACTGGTAGAGTGGAACTTATTCACTTAAAAGAACTTGACCTGCCACAGAGCAATCTTGAATTTGGTCAGAATAAAAAATCTACACCTGTATTCATGGTGTTTGATGTCTCTCCAATGAGTGATGGATCAATGGTAAACAATATTCGTGAGGTAAGGATGCAAGGTGCTCCTTCGATGACATGGGGATATATTGATGGTACTGCTCATCACTTAGGCTTTGCAAAGAGTCAGGGTATGAGCTCTGCAAATAAATTCCCGGGATATGAACTCTGGATGAAAGACCGTTGTGATGTATTTATTGAAGATCTATCTCGTACAGTGTTGATTGAAGAAATTCCACAACTCTGATAATATTGAGAAAGCTCCCTCTTATTGAGGGGGCCTTCTTCTTTTGAATTTAATTAATTTAAACTACATATTTATATGGGAAAAATAGGAAAGATTTCTACTATTAAGAAGGACTATTCAGTTAGTGGATTAGAAACAATGCAAGGAGGATTATCAAAACATGGACTCACAAGAATTCCGGGTACAGGTGTTTTTAAATATCCTTATAAGGAAATGGATGGAAAGTATAGAACAGGATTAGACAAAGATGCTTCCTACATTAAAAGGATAAGTGATCCTACAGAACAAGATATTGAACGAAAGAGAGTGGAGGATTTAAAGCAGAAATTAGAGAGTGCTCTTGGGGATGTTAAACTTGGTCCTCGTTCAACTTTCTGGAATTATGCACTTTCTACATCAACTGACGATACTCTTCATGTTCAACCTATGAAGTTAATAGATGGAGATAACTATTTTGACTTAAATATTCCTAGTCAGGAACTTGCTTTTTCTTGGTTAAGAGTGCATCCTACAATTGCAAGTTCTTATGGAGCTTGGGAAAGAGGAGACTATCCTGCTGAGACACAGTTTTATGTTGTTGATGATGACATTGAAAATTTGGTAGTATTTAAAAAGAAGGTGTTAATCAATAAGGCAATCTCAAAGTTTGACAGTATGACTCCTGATAAGAAGAAGAAGGTAGCCAGACTTTTAGGACTTCCTGTTACTGATAGTACAACAGAAGAATCTGTCTATAATCAGGTGGATAATGTTCTTAAACAAACTGAATTCAAATCTGGAAAATATCAAGGATTATCAACAGTTGAGGTATTCAACAGATTTGCAGATATGAAAGAAAACCTACTCCATATAAAAGATGTAATTAAACAAGCCGTTCAATTCTCTATATATAGGGTGAAACCTAATGGCAAAATATATGAAGGTGAATTTGAAGTGGCTACAGATGAAGATGAACTTCTAAAATTTCTTGCAGATGATGATCATCAGGAGGATTTGATGACATTAGAAGGTAAACTTAAAATGAAGAAAATTGCTTCCGTATGATACCTGTAGATAGTTTATTGTATAAAATAGATCAGAAACTAAATAAGCTATCGACAAACGATCACCAGCGTATTCAATTGGAAGATAAGATATTAGCCTTAAATGAGGCTCAATTAAAACTAATTAAGGAAAAAGTTGATGGTCCTCCCACTCCTTCAGGAGCAGGAATGGATGCAACAAGAAAGAGATATGAAGATCTTCAGAAACTCATAGAGTATTGGGAAGATCATCCTCTTGATCTAAAACTCACGAACAAAGAATTAAATAAGTGGACTGCTTCTTTGTCAACTATAAGTCCTGCATATATGCTTTATGTTGATGCATATGTTCTTGCTGATAAAGGAAAATGCAAAGACAGGAAAATATGGATAAACAGAGACTTATTGGCTCATGGAGATATTCAGTTTGTATTAAATAATGTTCATTACAAACCATCATTTGAATATCAGGAGACATGTAGTTATGTAGCTTCAGATCAGATTGACATCTTTACAGATGGTACATTTACACCTACAAAACTATTTCTATCTTATTTACGTTATCCCCTTTATATAGATAAGGAGGGATATGTAAAATTAAATGGAAAAGATTCTGTCACTCAGGATTGTGAATTAAAGAATTACTTAGAAGATGAACTCGTTGATTTAGCTGTACAAGATCTTGCTGGCTATACAGAAAATGCAGGTGCAATGAGTACAGCACAAAGTAGAATACAAAAAAATGAATAATTTATTATTAACCCTTAAATCTTAAACAAAATGGCTGATTTTTCTTTGACTACCGTCTTTGTAGTACCTGTTGGGAACACTGTTCCAAGCACAGGATCTACACAGAATTTGGCTGCTGGTCAAGTGGGAATTTTTCTCAATGATTACAGTGCTGCAACTGCCGGAAATGTTGCTGCTGCTCCTTATTTCTACATTGCTCAAGGTAGGACTAACACCTATCTGCAAGGTAGTAAACGCTCTGCTAAAATAAAAGGTTGTCCTTCAGGAACTGGCTGCAATAGCAATGTAACTGAATGGTACAAGGTAACAGGATGCCCTACACCAGTTAATCAGATAATTGATATTGGTAGTTGGAATGTACAATGTGGTGATATAGTCACATTAACAATTCGTGCTCATTCAAGTTATATTGATACTCTGTATTTCAATGGTTTAACTCGTAGTGTAACTGTTAATGCTCCTTGTTGTGCATGTGGTGCAGATCCTTGTACTCAAGTTGATTACAATGCTCTTATTAATGCATTCATTGTAAAACTGAATGCTACTGCTTCTGATTTCCTATTACCCGGAAGTACAGGAAGTAATCCTGATAATATTTATTTGTCACAATTCTTCACCTTCACTAATGTTGGTGGAACAGTTTTGGAAATCCAAGGTAAACCTCTTACCAAATATGGTCAGCCTTGTGATGTCTCTGCTTTTCCATTTGAATATGACAGAATGTGGTTCAGGACATTTGTTTATAGTGGACCTGCTACTACAGCTGACTTTATTGTTAGTGATGCTTGTAACATCGTAGCTACATCTACAACTACACAGAACTCCAACTTTGCAAAAGGTACTGATGCTGAAATTCAACAGTTGGAAAAGAATTATTACAGTTATCAGGCTGGTTATCTGAAACATATGTATAGGTTGATGGGATACAATGGTAACTATGAAGATTGGGTTACTGCTGGAACTATCTATAATACATATTATATCAAATTCAATGGACTTGATAGAAATGAAGAAAATTGGGGTGACTATATTCCTGAGGATAGTATGGTGATAATTGCTGTTCAGAAGAGTAGTGCTGCAGAGACAGCTATTGTAAATATTCTTACACCTGCTCTTGGTTCTCCTACTGACGATAGTGGTGCATGTATTACTACAACATCTACTACTACAATTGCTCCAACAACTACTACTACAACCACTGGGATAGGCTAACTAAATAATTAACTTATAAGAACCGTTAAGGGTAAGGGGATTCCCAAATTCCTTAACGGTTCTTTTTTTAAATAAAACAACAATGGCAAACATCATAAATATATTAACCATTCCTACTTATGACCTTAATACATTAGCTGTTGTTGACAACTCAGTGTATGATGGCACACCTCCTTCTGTTACATTAACAATAGATGTACCTGGATTTGGACAAGCTATGGGATTGGCTTTTAATGTTAATTCTGTAAATATTTATAACTCAATAAACTTGGGTATATCTTCAGCACTTGAACCTCTTCCTGATGGTAATTATTGCATCTCATATATGATAACTGGAAATCCTGTTCCAGCGATAGAGAAGAGAATAATGAGAGTTGATAGGCTTCAGCAAAAATTTGATGAAGCTTTTCTTACCCTTGATATGATGGAAAATGATAGAGCAATAAAGACGCAATCAAAAATTGATCTTATGAGCATTTATTTCTTCATACAGGGAGCAATTGCTTCAGCAAATAATTGTGCTGTTGCAGAGGCAACCAAACTTTATATTCAAGCAGACAGGATGTTGAATTCATTTATAGGAAAGAATTGTGGATCTTCAGGAAACAATTACATTATAAATTTTTCATAATATGAAGTGTATAGGATGCCACAAATCAGTTTCATGCAGTTGCCAATTAGTAGATGGCTTATGCTTACAATGTAGAAAACTTAAGAAAGGAATAATCAATGCTGCACTCACGACTTACAAATTGTTCAGGAGCTACTGACATATCTATATTATTAAATGATATAGATTGCAAGTTGGTAAAACTTGGGAATGCATTATATGGGAATGCAGTCTATATGATGAATAATGATATTTCAGCAGTTGACATAATTGATTTATTAACATACAAAAGAATTCTTACCTTTAAACAGGTAAATCCTAATTATGCTTCAGTTGGAAGTTCATGGGGAGCAGAAATGATTGGTGATGTTATTCAATGGAACCAAACCAATCTTATTTATAGAACACCTTACATCTTCTGGTGGAACAGAATAATCAAAGATGCTATTTCAACAGATACAATATTTCCTGATCTTATTCCACAAAAGACAGTTATCACCACCATTAGTGTTGATAATTTAACTACTAATGGATTTCAACTTGTCATTCAGTTATCAGACACTACTGAGTTACTTAATGAATATATAAATCCATCTGGATTTTTAACATTAACACTTAACACACCAGTTAATTCATTGAGTGGAATTAATATCACATCTCCTTCATGGAATGGTGCAGAAATAAATCTTTCACTAACTATTGAAAATCCATTTTAAATGAGAAAGATTTTAATATTTATATTGCTTTTATGGACAGGATTTCTTGTTGCTCAGAATCCTTTTAAAACTTCTAAGCTAACTACTCCACTTATTTTTATACCTGATAATATAACTGCTCCTTCTCCTTCAACAGATTTTATATATCATATAGGGAGTGGTCTTTACTGGGGTAATCAACTTCTTAATTTTGATACAACAGGAGTTGCAAAGAGAGGATGGGTAACAGCTACTTTTGAACCTAAGTTGGGAAATCCTCTTGTGAATGGATGTATATTATCTTCTACAACAGGAGGGTTAAGATCATGGATTCCTAAAAGTGGTATAATAGACACTACAATTTTAACAACCCTCTGGCATTTCAATCATTATGCTACATGGACAGACAATGGCAATAATAAGCAAACCAGCAAGAGGGATACTGTACAAGTAGAATTTCTCAAACTTCCTAATGATGGACTTTCTGCAATAGACTTTGATAATTACGATAGCACAACTATTTACAGTGATCGAAGTGGAAATTTGGTTTTATCAACCGATATGTACAATGGAAATTATTTTAATTTATCCAGACCAGCACCAGGTTATTCTGGATTCAGGATAGCAGCTCAAAATAAAATGAGCCCGATTACCGAAGAAATAAGTGGCAATTCAAATTTCGATAACCCATTTATAGATTTGTCTATTGTTTCAAAGGGTGAAAATACTTCTGATTTAAGATTTGATTCAACCGGAATGTGTTTTTACTTTTCAACACCCGGAATACATAGAATGAATTTAATGAAAGACACGTTACCTTGTGATACCATATTTTCAAAACACTTAAAACTTGAAGATTTGTCAGGTTCAGGAACTTCATTGGGATTGGATTCTCACAATAACGTAATAAAGACAAGTGTTGGTGATTATGATTCCATCTGGACTGAAGATTTAACATTAGGTCACCATTGGTTATATTTAAGACGTTTTAATGATAGTGTGGGAATAGGACTATCGCAACCAACTGCTAAATTAGACGTAAACGGAGAAATTAAAGCAACTGTAAATAGTGGGGATGCCATAAATGCAACTTCAATAACAGGAATTGGAGTTTATGCTAATGCTCCTGACAATGTAGGTGTATGGGGTGCGTCTTATAATGGTTCTGGGGTATATGGTTCTTCTACAAATAGCTATGGGGTATACGGAAATAGTTATGCAAGCGATGGAGTTAAAGGCATTTCAATAACAGGATTTGCGGGTGAATTTATTGGTCTTACAAAGATGGATAGTGTTATTATTACCCACGTCAAACTTCGCACAGGATTAGATACTATAATGGTAATAAATCACGATAGCTTGTATAAGCAACTATTACCCACCATCCCTGCTGGACAGATTCAATCTGATTGGAACCAGACAAATAATGTTTATCTCGACTTCATTAAGAATAAACCCAACCTTTCAATTTATCGTACATTGGGTAATCATGATTCACTTTCACAGTTAAAGGAAAAAAGTTATAATGATCTGACTGATAAACCATCTTTCGTTAGCGGAACTGGCCCCCAAAATTATTTACCAGTGTGGTTATCAGGAGGAATAAGTTTAGGTACGAGTATAATAAGTACAACGGGAACAGATATAACTTCTATTTCTACTTATAAAGGATTACATTCTGATGGACATAATATTTTTATGGGTGGTGGTGGTCAAAATTCCATAGGACAAGTGGGGTCAACTTATCTTGGAAGTAATAATACTGTTTATGGGAATCAATCTTTTATGAATAATACTAATGGTTATATGAATGTCGCCATTGGTAATACATCGTTATATAGTAATACAACGGGGATTGGTAATGTCGCCATTGGCGGTCAATCTTTGTTTAACAATAGTACAGGAAATTATAATATTGCCATTGGCTATGGTTCAATGATGCCTTCTAATGGTGACAATAATACTGCTATTGGGAAATCAACACTTATGACTAATACCACTGGAAGTCATAATACAGCAATAGGGTTTTTTTCTATGGAGGGAAACGAAACAGGATTTTATAATACCGCAATTGGAGAAAATAGTTTGGGAGAAGTATTATATGGTTGGGGTAATACAGGATTGGGTAGTTATTCTTTATGGTTAAATTTTAATGGAAGTGACAATATTGGAATAGGAGATAGTGCTGGATTTAATGAAACAAGTTCATTTAATCTTTATATTGGTAAAGGAGATTCTACGACAGCTCCTATTTATGGAAAAATGTCTAAAAACAGATACAGAATAAACGGCAATTTACTTGTAAAAACCATTCCAATAGCAGGTTCACGGCCCAATTATGTTTTATCTCCAGACGCAAATAATAATATACAAAAATATTCATTTCCTTCTTATTCAGCCGGATATGGATTAGGACTATCAGGAACTACCTTCTATAATTCACGTTATTGGGGAACACAGGATAGTCTTAAAACATCATTATCGGGATTGGTATTGGCAACAGCAGGTAAGCTGACAGCAATTACTAATAATTCTTCAAATTGGGATAGCGGATATGCTTACCGATTGACAGGAGCAACAGGTTCAGCACCCTTGACATTGGGATTAAGTGGTAATGCTTTAACAGGTTCGATAGATACCTCAACAGCAAAGACAGGTTTGGCAAACTTATATCAACTTGGATTGAAGGCTAATAAAGCCACTACGATAACAATAAACGGAACAGGGTATGATCTATCCACCAATAGGAGTTGGTCTATTGCAGGTAGTGATACTTCGTTACTCAAGCACAAAAATGATACCGTGAATACCAAAACCGGATTCACTACTTTATACCAAAACGGTTTGAAGGCAAACAAATCAACCATCTTAACTATTAATGGTACGGCATACGATATTTCGGCTAATAGAAGCTGGACAATTGCCACTACCGACACCTCGCTTTTGAAGCACAAAAACGACAGTATAAATGCAAAGACAGGGTTCACTACCTTGTACCAAAATAGTCTAAAGCAGAATAAGATCACCACTTCAGCCGACACTTCTAAGTTTGCATGGCATGACTTAACTATGCACAAAATTTATTACAGTAATATTCAGGCTACTCCATTTACTTGGAGTTCGGATTATGGAGCTTGGCAATCTTCCAATCCATTTATATTCACTAATCCGGTTACTCTTTTCAACGGGTTGACAGTGCATGGAACACAGACGTGGGATGCTACCTATGCTGCCTCTTCGTTTGATTCAATAATAGGATTGACAAGCGGCACTGTTGGTAGGATGAAATGGTACTTACCTTTTTATGTTAAAGACAGTAACAAACAAGGTAATCCTATCACACTGAAATATGGTTATACTCATTATCAGCCTATTGGGAGTTATGGTACGGGATCAGTAACCAACATCACAATGGGTTACGGGTTATCTTCAACTCAATCACCGCTGACTACAACAGGAACGATGAAGGTTGATAGTACGGTGTTGGTTTCAACAGTAAGATTAGGGCATCTTACAAGTTACCCGACTTTAAATCAATCCACAACAGGTAGTGCCGGAAGTGTTACTAATGCTCTTTCTAATGGATACGGAATTAACTCATTAACATATAATGGGAGTTCTGCATTATCAATAGTAGTAGATACTTCGCATATTTGGAGTTCTGTCAGGGCGGGACATCTGACGGCTTATCCTACATTGAATCAGAATACCACAGGCACGGCTAACGTGGCTGGTGGAACCGTTGGGGCAGTGCCCTATCAAAGTGCGGCGAATACAACAGGAGTAGTAGCAGCAACAGCAACAGCAGGATTACCTTTAATATCTGGCGCAAATGCCATACCAACTTGGGCAACCTCACCCCCACTTTATAAATCTACTATCAGGGAGTTGTTTCCGCCTGTATTTGTTGATACCTCTGCATTAATTAGTACCGGAAAAGTTTTAATCGGTTATTCAGGAAATATAACGATTGACACTTTAATTTATGTTCTTAACAGACGTGCAGGAACACCATCAATAACACCTACTATTAAATATGGAACAGATTGGACGGCATCAGGCACATCAGTAGTGACAGCACCGGGGGCAGTAACTTCTTATTCAACACCGACAAAAGTATCAGGAGGTACATTAAACAATATCACTATTTCAGCAGGTAATCTTATCTGGATGACTTGGACAGAAACAGTAGCACCTAAAGAATTATATGTAATTATTCTGGGACATTATAATTAAAAACGAGCAATTATGAAAACATTATTTGTAATTTATTTATTGTTTACAACAGGATTCATTAGTTTGATTCTTTATCACGATTATAAGGATCATCATTATACAGGAGAGTGTAAAGGAGTGTTATCTGAAAAGGTTGAAAATTCATACTCGGTTACATCTATTGGAAGTGATGGATTAGATTGTTCTAAATGTAAAATACTAAAAAATAATGGTCATGCCTACATTGGCAGTCAGGCTATTAGTATTGATAAGAAAAAATGCAAACTATTAAAAAACTTTAATCCACCCGAGGAACTTTATGGTATAACTATTCCTAAAAACGTTAAACTGATTAAGGTAAATTTCGATTGGTCAAAAGTTACAATATCAAAATCAGATACATTTGAGTTACCAAAAAAGGTTACGCCTTATCTTTTTAATCATGGGTATCCTTATGCAACCGATAAATATGGAAGACCATTAGACAGTAATATTGAAGTTGATTCTATAATTTTTATAGATAAATAAAAGTAAAATGAATTTCACACACACACTCACACACGCTTATGAAAAGGGTAACTATTTTATATAGGGTAATAGCTGTATGCGTTGCCCTTTTCTTTCTTCCCTTGCTCTCAATAGGGCAGCACTATCAGGCAGGTTCAGGTTCTACTCCTTCCACCGGCTGGACGCCTCCTGCTGCATGGGTTGATAGTACAGGTGCTATCACCACTTCTGTGATGGGTGCTGATGGAACTCTTGCTGCATCTACTATTAAAATCCTTGTCGATACACGTATGGCTAACCGTACCATTGCTTTCACTGTGACGGCTGCTAATGGCTATACGGTGAATTGGGGAAGGAAAGAAAGCGGGGTTAATTATGCTAACGGTGCTTTAGCAGAAAGAACTTATGATAGTACAAAATGTCAACGATATTGTGTTATCACTATAACCAAAACAGGTGCAGGGGCAATAACAGCCTTTACAGTATCTCGTAGTACAACCTATGTAGCAACTCAAACTCAATATCCTCAATATCTATGGATAGCCGCTAATTATTCAGGTGCTGCACCTGTGATGTATATTTCAAATTGTTATACTTGTAATTTAAAGGCAGCTTATTTAATAACTGTAACCTCGTTGGGGTCACAATGCTTTTACGATTGCTACGCCTTGCAGTCGGTGACAATACCCAGTAGTGTAACCTCGTTGGGGACATATTGCTTTTCCTATTGCTACGCCTTGCAGTCGGTGACAATTCCGTCAGGCGTAACCTCGTTGGGGACATATTGCTTTTCCTATTGCTACTCTTTACAGTCGGTGACAATACCCAGTAGTGTAACCTCGTTGGGGCCACAATGCTTTTACAGTTGCTACGCCTTGCAGTCGGTGACAATACCCAGTAGTGTAACCTCATTGGGGACAAATTGCTTTGCCAATTGCACCGCCTTGCAGTCGATAACTATCCTCAGTTCTGTAACCTCGATTGGGGCAAATTGCTTTCAATATTGCTACGCCTTGCAGTCGATAACTATCCCATCAGGAACCACAAGCATACCAGCATCTATGTTTACAGGTGATGTATCACTTAATAACGTAACTTATACGGGAACAGAAACAAGTGCAGAAGATCACGGAACAAATATGTTTTATCAATGCGAACAGCTTGACACCTTAAAAATGGCAGGGTTGAAAACTCAAAGATTTGCATTTTACGGACAAGCTGGTCAATTGAATAAATTAGGTTCAGTAGGCAACCTTCATAATGACAGCATACCTGTAAGGATAAACTGGGCCGCTTCTACTTTTGCAAGTGGAACCGCACCGCAACTAGACCTATCTTATTGCTCGATGACCGAATTACAAATGAGGGCAATATTAAACTGTCTACCTACCGTTGTAGGAAAGCAAGTAAAATTATCGGGTAATCCCGGATATGCTTCATTAACAACGGCAGATAAAGCTAAAGCAGTAGCAAATGGATGGACAATAAATTAACCAACTAAAGAGAACACTGAATAAAGGATAACTCATTAAAATAACTGATATGGCACTACTCGAAACAGCCCAGCCTTAGATAAGATTTAAAAGTCAAACAAAATAAATTTATAAATTATGACAACCTGCACAAATTGTTTTAGTGGTTGTGTGGAGACCACATCAGATAAATGTGTGAAATACACTGGGAACGATATTACGTTTCTGAATATTCATACAGGAGATTCCCTTGAATCAATTGAGGAACATATCACGGATTATATAGCTACTGTATTTAGTGGGATAGGTATAATGCCTGTAATTGAATCAACATTGATTTGTACTACTGTGAAGCAATTTCTTCCTTGTGATGATTGTGGTGCTCCTACATTAGTAGATATTCTCACTGCTATCATAGAAGCAATATGCTCACTTGAAACTCAGATTGTCGCTAATACAGCATCAATTAATACTATAGAGGCAACTTATGATGTAAGCTGTTTCAGTGGTACACCAATTGTAGGAACTCATGCTGTTCTTCAAGCAGCTATTACAACTCTCTGTGCAGCAATAGGAAATATAACAACATTGCAAAATCTTTTTGCAACGTGTATTACAACCAGTAATATTAATACCTATATCCAGAATTATATAAATGCTCAGTCAAATGTCAATATGTATACCAAAATGGTACCATATGTCATTTATCCTTTTTATCCAAGCACAACAATTATGTCAGGAGCATTTGACATCAATGGAATAGGATTGGGAACATGGCAGAATATATATCTCTGTAATGGATATGGTGGCTTCACTCCTGACTTAAGAGGAAGAAGTTTAATTGGAACAACAGATATGGGTGGTGGACCATTTAATCCTAATGTGGATCCCGGGAGTGGTAATCCAACTTACAATCTAGGTACTCTGAATGGACAGAATTCTGTAACTCTTTCTTCTCCACAAATACCAGCACATACACATACAACTAATGTTGTAGTAACTGATCCTACGGGTCTTGCAGAAATTCCATTTGGAGGTGGTGAGATTTTTACAACCATGAGTGGTGGTCAGTTCGCAATTACTGAAATTAATGGTGTAGGTAGTAGTGTAGCACCTGAGCAGAAATCAACTACTGTTCCAGTAACTATGACAGATCTTTCTGTAAGTGTTTCAATTAATCCAAATTCACCAGCAGGAAGTGCTCATACAAATGTTCATCCTGTACTTGGTGTATATTATATTATGTTCATACCTTCTTAATAATTAGACAGTTATGAGTGTAGTTGATTTTAGACAGTGTAAATATTTCTTTCTTCCTTTGAATCCAAAATGTACTACAACCACTAGTAGCACTACTATTTTTGTTCCTACTACTACAACATCAACTACTATCACAACGTCAACAACAAGTACAACTACAACAGTTTATCCTCCCATCACTACAACAACCACCACTACTACAACTTGTCATTGCTATACAGGATATATAGTAACGCCAGATGGAACTAAATGTTCAAAAACAATAACAACATTAGTCACTCCTCCAACTAATTTACAAGTGTCTGTTTCTAAGACTTACTCTCAGTATAGTAATTATGGAAGTATTCTGTTTAATCCTGGGTATAATTTAAATGGAACTACCTCAGCAGGATATCAAGTGTTACACACTAATCTATGGCAGAATATTCCAAATGATTTAGTGAGTGGTCCTATGAATAGATGTGGACTTTGGACTCCTACATATAATAATAATCAGGATGTTGGTTTTACTCATTGTATTACTGTTGGTACTACAAAGACATATTATATTGCTGTAGGCTGTGATAATTATGCAATCATTCGTGTAGATGGAACTACTATAGTTTCTCAAGATGTTTCTGCTCTCACTACTCAATTTGGTGCAGGAGCATCAGTAACCTTTAAATACTGGTTTATATATCCAATACAGTTAAATGCAGGATCTCATGTGATTGAAATGATTGGTCATAATATTTCAAGTATTGCAGCATTAGGTACTGAAATTTATGATGCTACCTCAGATGATATTATTAATGCAACTGACTATACTACTTTTTATAATGCTCATATTATATTCAGTACAAAGGATATGATAGGACAGGATATTGAAATTGGTACTGGTGGATTTGGTTGGACATGCCCAGATGGATATTCTTTAATCATGTGTAATGGAGCACCATATTGTACTAATACAAGTTATCTAAACTGCGGTGCCACACCTCCAATTACAACTACTACAACCTTATTATTATAGAATAATTAATAACACTTAACCAAATGAATGTATATATTAAACTTTTAGTAGCAGGAGCAAATGTTGGTCCATTTGATCTATATTCAAATGTAGACAGTTTTGCAACAGCATTTGAAACAGGAGTGGCAAAAGCATCTCTTGTTAGTGGATATACAGCCACTGATGTACCAAATGAAACAACACAAATTAAGATAGTGTCTACGGGTAATTGCACTAATTTCATTATTCTTGATATTGGAATACCTACAACTACTACAACCACCTTATATCCTCCTACTACATCAACTACTACAACTCATGCTACAACCACTACAACCACTACTGCTCGTCCTTATTATACAATAAAAGATTGTAACTCAGAGACAGAGTATTGTGTCTCAACATATTGCCCTCCTACAATAGGAGATGTGGTTCAATATCAAATGGGATATCCAATTCCTTCAGGAACAATTCTTTGTGGAACTATTGAAGGAACTTCTGTAGATACACCCGTTGGTGTTATATATGATTGTGCTCCACGTATTTGTGGAGAAACTCCTTGTGGTATAGAATAACAAGTCTTGATATAACTAATTTAGTTAAATGAGTTAATGATTTTAGTTAAATTAGTTTTGGTTCTTCCAAATAGAGTTCGTACCTTTATGTCGTTTTTAATATCATATCTATGGCAATCCTTCGTAAGCTCGTAAGTGATGTCCGCAGTCTTCATAAATTGCTTTCTACAGATAGTATAGCAACGGATAGGATGATAGCTAGTGAATTGAAAGTAAATGCACTTTTATTACTCAAGAGGGAAACAAACCTAAGAAGGTTGTGGGCTACAGACACAATTTTTACCACTATACCCTGTCTTCAGATGATTGAAGTACCTATCTCAGAATGTTGTGATTATGCTGATCCCTGCAATATAGCAAGAAGTAAATTACATCTTCCACGGATATGTGAAGGAAACTATCAATATCTCATACAGGGAGTCTATTCAATAAATGCCATGAGAGGCAAAGCCACAAAACTCAAAGAGGTTACAATCAATAGATATATCAACCTCCTGAAACTTCCAATTGTAAAGAAAGAGAATTATTATTGGATAGCAAATGATTATCTATATGTAACCAATCCAATGGTGCAAAAGGTAAGAATGGCTGCTTTGTTTGAAGAAGATGTTCCTAATGAATTAATGTATCCAGAATGTGAATGTGGAGAAGCTCCTCCTTTAGATGAATTATGCAAGAATCCTTTGGATAAGGAATCTTTCATTCCCGGGTATTTGGAAAAACAAGTTCTTCAACTGACATCACAAACATTATTAAGTACATACTTTGGAGTAAGGATGGAAACAGAACCTTTGAGTGGTGTAGATGAACAGGTAGCTGCACCTCCACAAAATCAAAGAGGGAGATAATACTTTGAGTAGAACAGCAACTGATTACAGAAGTGCAAGTAAAACTAATTACGATGATTTTTGTAAACGTCATCCAAGTGTAATTCTTACATTTGATCAATGGAAATCTATCATCTATGACTTCAATGAATCATTTAAAGAATATATTCTTGAGACAGGTGATAGAATAAAGTTTCCATTTGGATTTGGAGAGTTTTCAATTAACAAGAAGAAGCGAAAGAAGATTCTAAAATTCAATGGGCAAGAAAAAGTTGGCCTTCCTATTGATTGGAAGAAGACAAAAGAAAAAGGAAAAACTATCTACAATTTTAACTTTCATACAGAAGGTTATTTTTTTGGCTGGAAGTGGTTTAAAACTACAGCAAGATTTAAGAATGTAGACCTTTGGTATTTTAAGCCAACTAGAGCTACATCAAGATTGCTTGGTCATTACATTAATATAGATAAGAAATATCAGAATATTTATCGTGAATGGAAGCTTGCTAATGCAACATAAAATAGAACAAGATGTATTATTATCGTTATAATTTCGTATCCCCAGAATCCTCATTTGCTACAATTAAGGAGGAATTCAAGTCATATTTTGATACCTCTGCGATAGACGACCTAATGTTTCCTACATGGTTAAATAAGGCTCTAAACAAATTGGGTAAGTCTTCATATATAATCAGTGAAGAGATTTTGTACATTAAAGATTTTGAAGACAGACTTCCTGATAATTTTTATGCTGTAAGAGAAGCATGGGCATGTACAGAGATGGTAGGATATCCTTATCAGACTGCTAATTCATTTTATTCTCAGGCAGCCTCTGCAACAACTATTCAGGTGTCTCCAATGGTAGTGGATGGACAACCTTGCAATGATCCTGTATGTCCAAACGATGCATGTGACCCATGTATGCCAAATCTGGTACAGGCTATCTATAAAACTAATAATGAGTTCACAAGAACATTTCATAAGGAATATTTACTACAACCCGGGAATATATCTGTTAGACAACATTGTGATGTAGAATATACATCTGCTTGGGATAGAGTTTCAAAGATACATCAGAGTACACCTTTCTCTTCTTCTTATGATTCTTTTGATATCAGAGATAATAAATTTGTCACTAATTTCAGAGATGGGATTGTTCATCTTGTATTTTATGCCACTGAATATGATAATTTGGGTAGTCAGATGATTCCTGATAATTTTCGTATAAAGGAATATGTAGAAGCATATATTAAGATGAAGTTAATTGAAATGCTTGTAAATCAAGTAACTGATGAAACTTTTAATCAACTTCAACAGAAACTCGTTTATTATACAAAGCTACATGACGAAGCTCTTATTCTAGCGTTCTCAGAAATAAAATCACAAGATATTTGGACAAAGCAGAGAAGAATAAAAAAGGATTTAAATCGTTTTAACATGTATGAACTCCCGGGAAGTATACCTAATAGACATTCTTGGAAACGTAATGTTTAATTGAAATGACTGAGGAAGAAGGAAATATAAAGCAGGAATTTAACTTTGCTCAAACAGGACTTAATCTTGATTTGACCCCATCACAAGTCAAAGAAGGAATGACAACTTTTTGCCTTAATGGTTCTGTTGAAAATTTTGATGCAAACGGAATATCTTATCAAAATGAACAGGGCAATGAATTTTGTATTTCTTTTCCTGAAGGATTTGTTTTAATTGGAAAGCATTTCATTAATGAGCAAAGCAGACATATTTTCTTTATTACTAATCCAAATGAACCTGCTTATCCAGATCAGATTGGTTATATGGATAATAATGATGGCTTATACCATATAATGATACAGGGTGCTTTTGGTTTTAACATTCATTATCCTATTCATAAATGTGTACATAAAATAAATAATTGCTCCACAGAAATATACTGGACAGATGGCCTTAACTCAAGACGCTATCTCAATTTTGATAAAATCCCATATGTATTAATTGGAGGAACACCTGCGTGTAATCCCATCTATGGAACTGATATTGATGTTAATCAATTAAAGCTTCAGCCTAATTTTAATATTCCTGAGCTTTCTGTAAGTGATGTAACTAATGTAGGAACTCTTGTTGAGGGTACATATCAGTTTGCTATTCAGTATTGTGACATCTCTGGCAATGAATACACCTCTTATTATTCTGTTACAAATCCCACACCTATTACTGATACATCTATAGTTTCAGTTAATTTTAATAATCAAATAGGAAAGTCAATTGTCCTTGATATAACTAATCTTGATCTAAGTGGACAGTTTCAGTATTTCAATTTAGCTGTTATAAAAACTATTAATGCTATTTCTTCTGTAGAATTAGTAGGAACTTATTTCATAGAGGGAGATAGTAAACAAATAATCTATACAGGACAGTCTTCCAGTAATACAACTACAAATATTCGACTTTCAATAAATGATATATTTGAGAAGTTTCCCTATTATGATATTGCTAATGATCTAACAGCTGTTCAGGATGTTCTTGTATGGGACGATCTTATATCTATTGATAGGATTAATTATCAAGGGATTGCGAATGGAATTACTCTGCAATGGCAAACTTGGAGAATTCCTGCAGATGAGAATTATTCCAATGAATTGAATGCAACTAATTATCGTTCTTATTTAAGAGATGAAGTGTATCCATTTGAAATAGTTTTCTTATTGAAGAATGGAAAACAAACAGATGGATTTCATATCCCGGGAAGAGCAAAGGATTTTAATGAATTACATCAACCTGATGTTCCCAACACTGATGCTGATTTCATAGGAACTCCTGATTACTATGATAGTGAAATAGGTTATTCTCCTTTTTGGAAAATTTACAATACAGCAAGTGTTGTAGAGAATGATCCTGAATATACAACTGATCCTGAGTATAAAGGACCTTATCAAACAGGAGAATTTGCATATTGGGAATCTACTGAACAATATCCCTGTAATAAAGATGTGTGGGGAGAGCTTGCAGGACAAAATATAAGACATCATAAATTTCCTGATATTCTTGTTTCTCCAATTTTTGAATCACAGATATTCACTGGAATGAGTGGAATGGTAATGAGTAATGAAGCCATTTTTCCAATAGGTATTAAAATTGATGTAGATCAGATAAAGACATTGATTAATATATCCTCTCTTACAACTGAACAGAAAGGTGATATTGTTGGATTTAAAATAGTTAGAGGAGACAGATCAACAAACAAATCTGTTATAGCAAAAGGCATATTAAGGAATGTAGGTATTTATACAAGAGAAAATGATATAGGAGAAAACAATTCATTCTATTTTCCAAATTATCCTTATAATGATTTGAATGAAGATGTGTTTATTAATAGAACTAATAATGCATATACAGATGAATGTGCTTCCTATGATATTACAATAGATAATATTCCTCCGACAAGCCCAATAAACCCTCCTGATCCTATCACAGGAAAACCTTATGCTGAGGTAAGTTATGTTGATTGCAGTACTAATAACAATACAACTATAAAATACTTTACTATAGGATCAACTGATCCTATAACAGGAAATCCTTATAGAATTTGTTCTATTGGCAGACCTTCATTTGATCAGGGAACTGGAACTGTATGTACATCTTCTTATGAGGTGTGGAATGTACATTCAGGAGGATGGCTTAGCAGAGGATATAGATATGGTTGGTATGACAGATGCAAGGGTTGGAGTGAAGATTGGATGCCGGGAAATGAATGGGGAGGAACTGCGGTGAGTGTTCAGGTGGTTCCTAATACAGGAGGGGTAACACAGGTAGAAGGACCAGGAAGTATTCATACATCTTATGTAGAAACTATAACCCCAGAAGGTATTTCATGTTCAGAGGCACAAGGTCTTCCTCCAATTAGAAGCAATCCTTCTCTTGCATATAGACAAATATTTAACTCTCCTGAAACATCTTTCAGTAAGCCTTTCTTAGGAAACATTCTTAAACTTGAGAATGTTATATTTGGAGCTGGAATAGCTCATTTTGCAGAAGTGAAAAACAATGCAAAATACAGACTGATTACAGAGGAAGCTCAGCATGATGCTTTAACTGCTTCTGAAATAATGGCAGCTATGGCTAGTCCATTTGATCCTCAGGTAATGTTTAGTGCCTATCAGACTTATCTTCAAATATATCTTAATGGTATCACAAGAAAGAATTTTGCTTATTCATATAACTCAATAGCAAATTATGACTATTGGGCAGATATTCCAAATGGTCAGGGAGTAAAACAACGCAACCTTGATATTAAAACATATTTGGTACCAAATGTGGTATCTACTACTGATGACAATCCTTTAAATAATTGGGAGAGGGAAACCTCTATTTATTTAAGAACGGTAGGAGCATTAGATGATAGTGTTCCTCCATTGCCATTTCCAGACCAGAGTCCTGATATACCTATAGCCAATCCTCCTCTAATAGAAAAATCAAGAGTAACAGCAAGTGGATGTGATGATTGTAATTATCCTAATAGGAATGTACCCATCACTGTTGTTTCTTATTATGCTTCTATCAAAGATGATTTTGTAAATCAATGGGGACAAATTTATTCATATACCACTATTGATACAGGATATCAGAATACACTTACGAATATAGCCTATAATACTATTTTTGGAGGAGACACCTTTATTAATAGATTTGCATTTAAAATCAAACTTCCATTCTTTCTTGACAATAGAGTGAATGCTCCTGATGATAGTGATATATTCTATGATGAAATTGGAAATGTTGGTTTTCCTGTTTATTGGCATTCAGCAAGATCTATACTGAAAGATTATGTGATACAGAAAGTTGGAAGAAATGCTGCAAAAGACGCTGAACCCTTAACTAATATCATATCATACAAGGCTCATAATTTTGATTGTCCTAATAGTCAAGGAGAGACATATGATTCATCAGGAAATGTAATTAGTACTGATACAACTGCTCCCGGGAGAACATATTATTCTGGATATTATTATCTGTTTGCATATGGCATTCCTAACTTTTATTGTGAGAGTTCTGTGAATGTCGATCTTAGACAGGCTTTCAATAGTAAGGAAGGAGATTTCTTTCCCCATGTAACAAATCATATTCCTGATGATTGGGTACAGGAAAGCAAGGTTTCTATTGCTAATGATAATACCTATTATTATAATACAACCTTTTCAAAGCAAAATAAAGAAAATGTATTTACACATCTTCCTCCAGATTGGGAATCTGACCTTTGTTATACTCTCTATCCTTTTAGAGCCATCTATTCTGATTCACAAAATACAGATGCTGATAACAGAGTGAATGCATGGCTTAATTATAGGGCTCTTTCATATTTTGATTTTCCTCAGAACTATGGAAATCTTATATCCCTTGATGGTATTCAGAACAGAGCTATTCTGGCAAGGTTTGAAGATAAGACTTTAATGTATGATAACCTATTGACAATTGATACAAGTAATCCTCAGGCAGCTTATGTAGGAAATCCTAATATGTTTAGGAAGTCTCCACCAATTGATTTTGCTGAAACTGATCTTGGTTATCTTGGGAGTCAGAATACAATGCTTTTAAAAATTCCACAAGGACAATTAACTGTAGATGCAAAGAGAGGACAAGTGTTTCTATTAAATGGATCCTCTAATGCTGTTGATCTTTCTGGATTTGGTTCTGGATTAAATAGATTTTTCACCGATCATTTAGCTTTTGAAATCCTTCGATGGTTTCCCGATGTAGATACAGATAATAATTATAATGGCATTGGTTTACATGGAGTGTATGACAGTAAGTTTGACAGACTCATTCTTACTAAACTTGATTATATACCTATTGATAAAAATGTAAAATACGATTCTGTTACAAGAGATTTCTATATTGAGAATATTACATCAATGCATGTTTGTGATTGTGCATTATTTGGAATTGCTTATGGAATAGATCCTTTCACATTAGAAGGAGAAGCATGGCAGGGAGGATCTCCTCCTGAAGTTCCTATGGCACCTTATACACAACAACCTTGTGCTTCTCATCAATTTACTCAAAGAGTAATTGTGTCTCTAAATGATCCTAATTATTTCTGTAATAAGTCATGGACTCTTTCATATAATGTAAATACAAAGAGTTGGATTAGCTTCCATAGTTATATTCCTAATTGGTATATTGGAGAGAATAATTTCTTCTATTCAGGAATAAATGGTTGCTGTGGAGATTTTGATTTTATTGCAGGAACAATGGTCACTACTACAAGCACCACAAGTACAACGAGTACTACAACTACTCTACATCCTCCTACAACAACTACTACATCAACTAGTACATCAACAACATCTACCACCACTACAGCAACTACGAGTACAACTACTACATTATATCCACCAACAACAACCACCACTACGACAATTTGTCAAAGACCTATGGGACTAACTAATTATCCACTTGTTACAGGATATACACTCACCACTCCTCCAGTTGAATTTGGTTCAACAGGTAGTGAAGCAGAAGCCTGTAGTGCTGAATACTTCTTATCAACTTATGATATTTCAAAGGATCCAAACGGATTGTTAGTAAATATTCTACGTGCTCAAGCATTTTCATTATCCTTATGGCAAAAAGTTTACAATGGATGGGTAGCTACTGATTGTAATGTTGTTCCTGATGGATGGTATTTCACTGAAGAACTTATGTACTCCAATCTGGTATTCAATGTTATAAGTGGAATAATTGTTGAAATAGATTCATGTATATCAAGTACGACAACTACATCTTCTACAACAAGTACTACCACCACTCTATATCTGAATAATTGTGGAGACATTATTTTGTATAATAGTGGACTTATGTATGAGAAGGATTATTCAATTTCAGTAGGTAGTGTAACAGGGACAACCTTATTTGATTTTAATACTGATGTTGACCCAGTTAGGTTCATAGTAATATGGAATTCATCCAATGTTATAGATACAGGATATCATGGTGATGTAGATTATGATTTTGGTGGAGCAAATAGATCAATGTTCAATTTTGGTTTATTAGGAAAAATTGATCCTGTAACACATAATGCATATCCCGATGCTATAACATATACTGATGATGGATATCCAAGAATAAGTTCTGCCACAGTTGCTACTTATTCATTTAGCAAATCAACAGCAAGTCCAACTAATGTTGAGGTATCTATATATTCATCAATAGATGATTCAACAGGAAAATTCAGACTTTATTGCCCGGGAGTAACCACTACAACTACAATAACTCTCACACCTACAACTACTACTACCACTACACATATAGCAACCACTACGACAACAACAACACATTAAAATGAAAACAATATTTATAAAGCTTACTAAAGCAGGGCCTACCTCTGGACCATTTAACATCTATGATCAAGCTGAGAATATCATAGACTCAAATGTTTCCAAGAAGGACTTGGTTTCAGGTATGGCTTTTATTGTAAATGACAATGTGATTGCTGTGAAAATAGTCTCTACAGGAGATTGCAAATTTGAGAAGGTTGTTCTTGTTGAAGGCATTACCATACAGCAATATATGGCAACTCAATATGTTGAAATGAAAACCGGATGCTTGTGGAGACATTTAACAAACATACAACTCTATAATTCCTTCTATGGAAAGACAGAACCCTACATATTGGAGTACTCATCCTCTTTCAAATTTCAAGATGAGATTCTTCAATCTTTTACAGATTATTCAAAAGCATATGAATATCTTCCAAATCCAGATGGGGTATTCAATCAGAATACAAGAATAGAAACAGATGATAAGTATTTCTCAAATATGATTGTTTATAATGGTCAGCAATGTTCAGGAATGTTAAATCTCTTTCCTAAGCCATTGCATAACATGCAAGCATACATGAGCTTTCCAAAATTCAATTCAGACAGTAAGGATATTTTATTTACAAAGAGTGATAATTTTTATAAAGTGAATACCTTCTTTGATGTTTTAAAAGATGTCAGAGTTCAAATGTTTAATACTTCTTGTGAGAGTTTATCCATAGATAAAGTATTGAATCAGAGTAATATGGATTATGGTGTTAGAAGTTTTAAGAAAAGTCAGCTTCGTTCAAAGGATCTCAAAATCAGAATGATCCTAAATAATTCCTGTACAACACATTTGGTAAGTAATTTTATAATTTCTTCAAATCAAATAAGTTATAAGTAATATGAGTGGGTGGCTAGACAAATATGAAGATGGTGGAAAGATGCAAGAGCATCAGGCAAACTTCAACAACAGTGTTGTAAAGATTCCTGATGGATTTGTTGGTCAAGGAGAAACTATGCCTAATTGGAAATCCCCAGCTTGGAAAGGTCAATTTCAATATGGTGGAATTCTCGATACTAAAGAATTTAATCCTATCCCCGGGAGCAAGGGAAATGATGAATACAAAGGACAGGAAGCAAACAGTTATTGGACTGATGAAAAGACACTTCCTCGTAATTTAAGAAATAGAGCAAAGATTGGAAGAAGACCTTCTCCACAGGAAGAACAACAGATTAACCAATCAAAAGAATATGTAGGAAGTGATCCTAAAACAGAAAGTGATGTATACAGAATAAATGGTGAACTCATTAGGAAGTATGCCTACCCTGATTTCAATGATGGTGGGAATGATCATGCCTATCCAAATTTTGTACCCAAAGGAGAAGTTTGGTTAGATAAAGACAATGTAGGACAAGATGGAAAGACAACATTAGCTCATGAGCTTCTTGAGAGAGAAAAAATGATGGGGGGAATGTTCTATGACAAATATGGCAAGGATGGAAAAGAAGCTGGAGCTCATGTTCAGGCTTTAAAATTTGAGAATGAAATAAGGAATGGAAAAGCTGAGGTGCCTCAATTGATTAATAATCAGACACAATCCCCAGATCAGCAATTACAACCTTTGTCTCAACCTCAAATGAAGAATGGAGGATGGTTAGAGAAATATGAGAATGGTGGAGAAATGTCCTATTATCAAAATGGATTGGATTTTAAACCAAGAACAATTAGTCAGAATGGTTCTATCACTCCTCCAAGTATAAAAGAAGCTTCTCAGAATGAATTCAAATCACCTGAGAATATAAATTCATTAATGAATATATCAGATCCATTAATTACTCCTCAATTTGACAAAGATGGATTACCTTTATATAATGTAAATGATGTTCATAATACTTTATTAGAGGCAGTGTCTCCAATGATAAATTTACAGGATAATAGAAAAATACAACAAACAACAGGTAAACCACTTCCTTCTACCGACAGAGTATCAAGAAATATTCCTTCATATGGAGTAAGACAATTATTAGATAGATCAATAAATAAAGGATTAAATAGAGAGGATGCTTGGAATGTATTAGGTATAGCATTACAGGAATCAGGATTCGGGCAAGAAGCTAATGGAGATATAAATATAGGTCATGTAAAATTACATAATGAGAATGATGATGATCCATTTACTGATCTAGTTAATACATATAAAGATAAGATGCAACTTGCTACTGATGTAGGATATACTAATCCTTTGCGTAGATTGCAAGTATATAATGGGGATAAGAAACTCTATCGTAATACAGAACAGAATTATTATGGACATACAAATGATAAGTATTATGGAGTTCCTATTCCTCCTGAAGGTATAGATGTAAAAAAGAATCCTTTGTTTGGAAAACAAATAACTGATCTAAAAGAAAATGTTTTAAAGAGGAATCCTGATCTTTATGATATTATGGAAGAGTATTATCCAAGCTCTTCAGATAAACATCCTGCTAAACAATCTACTAATCAAGATCAATATGATCAAGGAGGAGTAGTAAAAGATAATATGGGCTATTGGAATCCAATGAATAGAGGAAGAGTTGTTGAAATTGATTCTCCCAATATAACAATGAGAAATATTACTGAGCCTCTCCTTGGAATTTCAGACTCTGGAGATAAACAAATGATGTATCCCGGGAATGATTATAAGTTTATTGGAAAGAAAGTGAGAGAATATCCTATTGCTCAGAAGGGAGGAAAATATCCTTCTACAAGATACGGTATCAATGAATTACATCAATTACAAGATTTTACTAATAAACCATCTAGTAAAAATTGGTTGAATAAATATAACTCGTAATGAAAAAAGAAATATTAAAGATGGCTCACGTTAGATCGGAAGAGGCCTTCTATCGCAAATACCCTACTGAAGCTGCCTTCATGAAAGAGCATTCTAAAGAATTTAAAAAAGCTTTACGTGGTACTGCTATTAAGAAAGCACAACAGGGTGCTAATCAATCTGCATACAATCAACAGAATGCAGGAATGAATGCTATGGCTGCAGGTGAATCTGAGGTTCAGGATGCTATTGCAAATTTGTCAACAGGAACTCCAAAGAAAACTGTAGGGCAAGATATTGAGAGTGTTACTAATGATATTCCTGTTGTTGGTGGACTTGTCAAGGATGTAGTGGGTATATTTGATGCAAGTAATGAAGCAAAGCAACAGAAGAGAGCTGGAGCATTAAGTGATCTTCAAGTGAAGGCAGCAATGTCTCAACCAAGACCACAGAATAGAAAATACAACAGACCTGACTTAGATGCTAATGTAGATGATGTTAATTCATTAACGCCAGCACAGGGAACAGGAACCAATCTACTTGGAAGAAATGGAATCATATTATCCAGAGGAGGAGAAATTACAAATACATATGCTCCAAATGATATATACACAAATGGAGGATATAGTCCTCTTAGTGATGAAGATAGAATGAAAGCTTATTATTATGGTGGACATATTCCTAAATCAGATGCTGGGAGTATTATAAGTAGTGTTCTTGGTAGTAGTGGAGGAAGTGGTGGTGGAGGAGGAATATTAGGTGGTCTTCTTGGCGGTGGAGGGGGTAGTACTACTACAGATACAACTACTCAGGATCCAGCTAATCGAGTGATTAGATATGTTCAAGCACAAGATGGAACTACCACTACAGGTATATCCACTACATCTTTTGGAAATACATGGATTGGAAAAGTTCTTCAAGGTCAAAATGTTAACAGCAGTTTAATAAAGAATCCAACAGTTGCTAATAATGTTTCTCAAATAGGTCAAACTTTACAAACAGGTGTATCTGCTATCCCGGGAGGAGATAATAAAATGTCCAGCTCTATTAAAGGATTGGGAAATACAGTAGGTAGTGCAATTCCTCTTCCGGGGGCAAGTGAAGCTCTTGGAATTGCAGGAAGTCTTATAGGAGATACTATAACGAATAATATGGGTGGAACAAAAGCAATGGCAAGAGTACAAAGAAATAATGATCGACTCTCTGCCATATCAGCTTCTAAACTAATGCAAAGCAATCAGAATAAATATATGAGGACAGGTGGAAACCTGAGACAGAACTATTCTCCAGATATGGAAAGAAGTGGAGAGTTAACACCTCTCTGGGGAGGACATGCTGAACCTATCTCCTATAATCCTTATTCACCTAATGGAGGAGAAACTGTGATGTTCAGAGGAAAATCTCATGAAGAGTCTGCTGGTAATGGAAGAACAGGAATTGGTGTGAGATATGGAGAAGGAGCACCACTACAGTCTTATCAGGATGGTGGTAATACCAATGCTAATGTAGAGGTGGAAAGAGGTGAACCTGCTATGCAGATGCCTGACAATACAGGAACTAGTAATCTGGTTGTCTTTGGTAATCTACCTATTCCAAATCAATTCATTAGTCAATTAGGAGATCCTAATGCAAAGGGAAAGAAATTCAAAAGCTATGTTGCTGATTTGTCAAAACAGGAAGACAAACAGAATAAACTCATAAAGAATACAAGCAGTCAATTACAGGACTTGGATCCTAAGACACCATTTGATAAACTTAAATTCAATAGTCTTTCTCTTGCTCTCAATGGAGCCAATGATAAATTGAAAGACCTTGCACAGAAGAAACAGAATACTGCTCATTTACAACAGGCAATTAATGACACAGCAGAAGAACAGGGAATAGATGCTGATGCTCTTGCAAAAGGAAAAATACAAACAGCAAAGAAAGGAACTAAAGTTTCTAAAGCACAGTTAGGTAAGAATGTAAAAACAGACCCTGAACTTGATGAAGGTGAAACCTATGAAGGATTAAGATCAAGTGAAAATAAACTTACAACAGACTTGGATAATATGCGAAGAACAGATCCAAGACAATATGAACCAAAGGGTAGTGATAGATATAATCAATATAAAAATGAGTTTCTTGATAAGCAAACAGATTTGAATAGCCTAAGAGATAAGATTATAAGAGTAGGAAGAAGACAGGATGCTGATAAAGAGGATTACACAAATGATACTTATGGTGGGGTTCCTGGTTCACAAACAGTAGCAAATGATCTTAATCGTGTTAGAGATTTCTTTAATATTGTTCCTAGATCAGAGGCAGCAGTTAATATTAATTCTCGTAGAGGGCCTATTGTTTTAGGTAGAAACAATTCAGTAAGTAATAATTCAGGTATAGGTTTTCCTATAGGAGAGGGGAATGGATATGTACCTTCAGATGGATCAACAGTTTCTAATCCAACAGTTGTTTCTATACCAAATAGACAGAGTTATGCAGCAGCTCCTTCTGATGCACAATCAAAAAAAGCTTCTATAGAACAATCTATGAATCTTCGTACTATCCCAGATGTATCAGTTGCAAATATTGATCAAACTGATCCCATGCAATATCAGAGTGTGATACCAATGCAGTCACCTAGTGAGAGTTGGATTCATGATAAACAAGTAGGTTCATCTTATGCACCAATAATGCCAATAGATTCTTCAGATTGGAATAATACTCATATGTCTAAGCTTGATTCTCAATCTGCAAAGAAACAGATTCCTCAATACTTTAATCCTATTGGGAATTACCTACCAAGCAATAAAGAGCAATTGGATCCACGTCAGCTTACAGGAGAATATTATGCATTGTCTACTAATGATTTAGAACCTGTTCCTGCTCAACAATATCATCCTAATTTACTCACGCCTTACGAAATCTCAATGCAGGATATTCTGAATGAGAATACAGCAGCTACAAGAGGAGCCCAGAAATATATGGGATACAATCCTGCAGCTCAGAGCAATTTAATGGCTCAACAATATGGTGCTAATGAGAAGGTGTTAGGAGATCAATTCAGGATTAATCAGGAAGAGAAAGATAAGGTATATGGACAAAATGTTAATACTCTTAATGATGCACAATTGAAGAATCTGGGTATTCTTGATCAGCAATATACAAGACAGGCACAGGCTCTCTCAAATACAAAGAGAACAGCACAGGATGCATTGTCTTCAATATCAGATAAATACCTACAGAATAAATTACAGAATGATACTAATGCTATTTACCAGAACATGTATAACTACAGATATGACAGAAATGGTCATGCATGGAATATGAATGGTCCTGCTAATTTTAATATGCAGGGGAATGGTAACAATCAATCATCTGGTATGGATGAACTAACTCCTGATGAACAACAGATTGCTATTTATCAAAATAGAATAGATGATCTAAAGAAAAAGAAGACTAAGGAACAGAGTAGGAATGGATCAATTCTTAAAGCAATGCGAAATATATAATTAAATTAGTGAAATGGATTTAATCAAATTGATTAAAAATATTTCATTGTATAACTTTTTTTATTAAATTTGTCACTCTAAAGAATATCACAATGGCCTCGTGGACAGATAGTAATCAACCATCACAATTTACTCCCTACATTCAACAGATTCCTATTGAAGCAGAAACCCAAGTTGGGCAAACAAAGCAGGCTCAGTATGATCAGGGATATCAAAGGATTCAATCTCAGATAGATAAGGTTGCAGGACTCTCTGTTATGAGAGATGTTGACAAGAATTATCTACAATCAAAGATGAATGAATTGGGAAATAATCTCAAGATGGTATCTATGGGAGATTTCTCCAATTATCAATTAGTGAATTCTGTTGGAGGAATGGTTAATCAGGTAGGGAATGATCCTTATGTACAAGCTGCTGTAGAATCCACAGCAAAGATTAGTAATGAAATGAGTGCAATGAAGACTGCTCGTGCTGCTGGAAAGTCTGATGCAAACAATGAAGAGTATTTCAATGAGAAGGTGTTAGCTCCCTACATGAATGCAGGACTGAAAGATAGTAATGGAGATCCTGTTTCTTTCAACGGAAACTATACACCATATGTAGACATTACCAGTGAGGTACAGAAACTTGCAAAGGATGCAGGGGTAGATGATAATGTATTACAACAGATGTATGTCACTGATGCAAATGGTAAGATAATGTTTGATAAGCAAGGTAATGCCATCCCTGCAAGAACAATGACACAGGTAGAAAACTCTTCTAATGCAAAAGCTCTACAAGGCATTATGACCACTGTCCTATCCAGAGGAGATGTTCAAAATCAAATGAGTATAGATGCTTGGGCTAATACAAGAGGACAGGATCCAAATGCTCTTCTTGCTGGATATAAACAAGACTATAATGACAGGTTTAATGCAATTGATGATCAGATTGTTAAATGGAATACCTTATTAGCAGGGAATGTAAGTGATGATCAAAAAGCCGATCTCCAGAATAATATAAAACAATTAACAGATAGCAAAGCCAAATATCAGAATCAGCTTAAACAATTAACAGCTCTTGCTCAAAGTAATCCAGATGCATTTAAGGAACAAATCTATAAGAACAATTATGAGAACAGCTTGATGGACATGTTTCTTAAAACAAAGAAAGAAGAGAAGAATCTTGAAAGCCCCATCACTAAACAAATGGATTGGGAAGCTGATTATAAACTTAAGTCTGAAATGGAGAGAGCTAATCTTGCTGTCGCTCAAGGACATCTTGCATTAGATAAAGAAATATTTTCTGCTGAATGGATTAAGAATCCTGATGGTACTTATACCAAGAATACTGCAACAGGAAAACCCGGAGATGGAGGTGAATTTACTGGTCATAATCCACAAGAAACAAAAGTAGCTGCTGTTCAAAATGCTAATGATATAAACTCTCTTAAACAGAAAAGTGATGACATTGGTTTATCTTTAATGTATGATATATATACGAGAGCTCCAAATATGCCAAAACAGACTATGGAACAGTTTACAGAGTCTATTAATCAAAAAGCGAAAGCTGAAGGTATATCTCCAGAGGATGAAGTATATTCATTTTTGAAGGATGCTGACAATCATGCAAAACTAATGGGAGTTCAATTAAGTGGTAGAGATAGAGGAACATTAGGGGCATATATTAATACTCATGATGATTATACAAATAGACTGGCTATTACTAGTCAGGTGAGAGACGAGTCTTATAAACATGCTGGTATTAATATTGATGATTATACATCTGCTTTATTGCCAGTAAGTTTCGTGAGACCAGATGGAACTACAGAAAGTTATAGTAAAGAGGATATATTCAATGCAGTAGTAAATAAAAACACTGATGTTCTTAACAGAATAGATGAAGGATTAAAAGATAAATATGGAGCTGGAACATCTGTTGGTCTTCCTTTTGGAACTGGGTCTCCACCTCCTACATCAACTTATGCATATCGTGGGCCAGAAGGAATGGCTATACAAGAACTTAGAAATAAATTTGGGACTGATGGTAAACTGAAATCAGCATCAGAGGAACAAGAGAAAGAGTTTCAGAAGTTTATACCTACTGATGATGTTATTACATTACCACCAGATGCAAAGAAAGAAGATAGAGAAGCAGTAAAACAAAGACTTGCTGCTTTACTGCAAGGATCACAAAAAGGTGATCTTACTGGAGATAATTATAATCCTGAAGCAATGATATCAGCTCTTGGTGATGAGAAGAGTGTGGTTAGTTATAATATACATAAACCATTTACAACAGGAGCTCCCACTACAGGAACTGCTCATGTAAGTCTTGGAAAAACCACTTATAATGTTGATATAAATAATCAGTCTAATCTTGAAACTGCTACTGGAAAAAAGTTTGAGGGATATAATTTTAACAGTTATTATGCAAGAGCTATTACTAATAAGAGTTATTCAACTAATCTAGGTGCTGACCCAACTGAGAAGGATGCTTATAAAACATGTATGATTAATCCAAGCAATCCAGAATACGCAGGGGTATTAAGTCAACTTCAAAACTCTAAGAGATATATTCCTCTTGGAGCAGATCTTAAATTAGCATATGGAGATAAGAATTGGAATACTTTTGTTTATCTATATGATAAGCAGATAGGAGATGTAAGATATGTTGAATTAGATCATCCTTATCCTCTTGGAAGTGAAAATCAGATAATAAATCATTTGAGCACACAACTTGATGATGCTCAGGTTAATAAGATACTTGAAGACAGAAAAAAATAATAAGTAATGCAAGATGAACCTATTGTAAATCTATCAGGAGCACCTGATTATTCTGTGAAGGGAACAGCTATTTCTCCTCCAGCAGATCCTACATATACACCCTTGAATGATCCTAATCCTTTTCCCAATGAGTTGAAGAATAAACCTATAGGTGGATCTGATATAACAATGGCTGAAGCTGCTCAGTATAATCCCAGTAAGCTTTCTGGTGGTATTATGTATGGAGAGACTAGTGAGAATACTCGTGCTCAGAATCAGAGTGCCATAAGTAGAATAGGAAATGCTGGAATTAATCTTGTAAATAAAACAGGGGCATATATTATTCAGAATGCAGGATTTATTGGAGGAGCTGCATTTTCGGCATTAGGAGGACTTGTCAATTATGGAAATGAAGCTCTTGGAGGAGAGGGGAAGATAGTAGCAAATGGAAATGCTGTTTCATTAATGAGTGATAATTTTCTTACACAAATTGGTGATGCATGGAAGGAAGCTGTACAGGAAGCAAATCCTATATATAAAACAGATAAATATACAAATGGAAACATTTGGCAGAAGCTTGCTACTACAAGTTGGTGGTTGGATGATGCAATAGACAGAGCTGCTCTTACAGGAGCTATGCTTATTCCGGGAATGTTAGAATCAAAAGGATTATTCGGAGTTGCTGGATTAGCTATGAGAGAAGGAGGAGCAATAGAAGCATCTGGTATGATTCCTAAGGTAGCTAAATATCTTGCAGATAATCCTAAGATGTATGGAACAATAGGAAGAGCTTTAGGCAGTGATGTATATGAGGCTGCTGCTACAGGTGTTGTTGATGAAAGCACAGCAGCAGGTTTGGCTTTTAAGAAGGCTGTTCAAACAGCTCAGAATTTAGAAATCACAAGTTTTAATGTAATAGGACAGAATGCTTTAAATGGAAGAGAGTCTCAAACAGCTATTGTCAAATCCTTAAATGAACAAAGAGACAAGGGATTAAATACTTATACAGATGATGAAATAAAGGATATGGCAGCTGAAGGAGCAAAAGCATCCTTTTGGTATAATATGCCATTGACATTATTATCCTCTATGTGGGAAATGCCTCAGGTATTTGCATCATTTAAAGGAGCTACAAATCTTTTAAAGAAAATTACAGGAGCACAAACATCAGAAGAATTAGAACAGGGAATAACAGGCGCTATAGGAAAGTCATCAGCACCTTCTTTTTGGAATCTTGCATGGAAAGCCCCAATTACAGCTTTAGAACATGGGCAGTTAGAAAGCTCACAGGTTGCTATTGGTAGATATGTTGAAGAAGCTATTGCTGGAAAGATGGTTGATGGGCATCTTGAAAAGAAAGGACAAGGTGAAGCATTTAATCCTTGGAATATAAGTGATGCTATGACAGGATCTTTTGGAGAGTATATTAATAACTTTCATGATCCCAATGGAGAAAATAATATTGCTCTTGGTACTATCCAAGGTTTATTGACAACTATCTTTGGTAGAGCCTTTAAAGGATTTACAGGAGAATATTCCAAGCAGGATAAAGCTAATGATAATCTATTAAAAGGAATGAATGAAGCTCTCGCAAGCAGGAGACTGTTCAATCCTATTAGTGATATGGTAGAGACAGATAAGGAAGGAAACATTGTAACTGTTAAGGGAGACGATGGAAAGCAACATGTTAAATTAGATCAAGATAAACTTGCACAACTTGGTGTCAGTTATGTAGATGCTATTAAGAATTACGAAGACAGACTTAAATATATTGCCAATGGAGATAAGGTGTCTGTTGATATGATGAACTTCAATTCGTTAAAAGCATTGGCTGCTAATTTCTTTCAGGATGCCCATGGAAAAGAGTATTTAAAAAATGTGTTAAGATGGGAAGCAAAACAACAGAATCAAAACCCAGAGAGACAGAATGATGTAACAGGAACCGAAGAAGAAACTCCTGATGTTAAATTACAAGAGAATCTTGAGTATGTAGATCATTTATATAAAATCTATAATGCTATTGATCAACGTCATGCAGGCTTTCTTAATTTAGATGTTAATTACAAAGATAAAACTGAAGCTGCTCTTGCTCAAGTATTTACAGAGAAATATAAAACTCTTCAATATAATAATGGAGCAGATCAAGTGTTCTATAATAATCAAATAGCTAAGAACAATACTGAACTTGGAGGTATTACTGAAAAATCAACAGATGATGGTGTAGTAGCTCAAAGGAATAATAATTTATTAGATCAGAATGAAATATTAAACAACAAACTTGATATATCAAAACAAGAATATAAGAACTCAATAGATAGAGATTTAATTAATCAAGCATGGACAGAGGAGAAAGCTCATTATCAAGATATTAAGAATACAATTGAAAAAATAAAACAGGATGCTATTGATGAATCAACAGAGAGTAAATCTGTAACAAAGATTCCAATCAATACTAAATATGGGGAGAGACAGATTGAAACCAATACTGACTATGTTGTAGGAAAGGTAATTGATAAAGATGAACAGGGGAATGATGTATTTAGTGCTCCTATTATCAGAGTGTTGGGAAAGAATGAAGATGGAACAATCAAAATACAATATAACAATAATAAAGGACAATGGGTAAACAGTGATATCAGTGAAGATCATCTTGATAATTATAGTCTTACTAAACGTTCTGATTTACAGAAGAATAAGAAAGCCAATTATGTTTTTGAGCATTGGAATACAATGTTTCAACATTGGGGAATAAAAGATAATAAAGGAAATCCTGTTACAGGAAGGCTTGAATATAATCAAGCTAAGAACCAAATTCTTTTCAAATATATTGATGACAAAGGAAAAGAAAGAAGAAGAGAAATAATAGGAAGAAATGTTGTAACACAGGATGGATATAATCATCCTATGCTTCAAGCTGTTGGAGAATTAAAAGCTTCTCAGAAACAAGCAACAGATGAATTTGCAAAAACTCCTACATCTCTCTCTGACAAATTGACACTTAGGAATAATGTAATTGCTTCTCTCTATGAGAATGGAGTTGCCCGTATTGAACAGATTAAGAAAACCCTTGAGACAAATAAAGAAAGTCTTTCCAAATATGAAGAAACTCTTAAGGAGGAAACAACAAAACTTGAGAAAGAGACAACAAGGAAAAGAGTTATTAAGAAACAGGTTAGAGCAGTTGAAGCAAGTATAAAGAATCTTACGGATCTACATGAGAGAATTGAGAAGGAAAATATAGAACTTCAGAATGAGAAAGAAGAAATTGAATACAACCTTCCTATATTCGAGGAATTACTTAACAGTATTGATTCATCTGCTGAAGAATCAAAAGATATTTTACAACAGCTTAAAGATGATGTTGATAATTCCGAAAAGCTGATTGATGTTATTTCAAAGCAATTGAAAGCTAATAAAGCTCTTACTGATCAAATACAAAAAGTTCTTTCTGAGAATCTATCCATTTTAAAAGATTATATAAAAAGACTGCAGGAAGGGAATCCTAATCTTCCTCTCTCCATAGATGAATTTCAGGATAATATAGAGAAGTATCTTGGGGAAGAAGGGGCAAAACAACTTATTGCTGAGAGAGGAGGATTTACAGAACAAGTAATGGCATTGGAAAATGATATACTTGATTTTGAAGAGGAACTTAATATTCCTTCTCTTTCAAAAGAGGTAGTTACCCTTCAAAAGGAAGCTACCGTTCTTAATGAACAACTTGATGATGCTATAAAACTTCAAATGGCTAAGGATAAAATCTATGAGGCATTCAAAGAGTTTGTTGATAAACTTGCTCAGGAGGAGAAAGAAGAACAAGAATTTGAGAAAAATGAGGAATTGAAGAAACAATATATTGGCACAATGGATGATAGTATGCAGAATGTACTTAGTGAAATACATTATGAACCTGCATCAAAGAAATCCTTCTGGTCAGTAATTCGTGGAACAAGACCTTTCACTCTAAGTAAGAGACAAATAGAAAGAGGAGAGGAAGAGAAACCTCATAATGTAAGAGCTAATAGGTTTGGATTTAAATTTTCTAAATTCAGTGAAGAGAAACAAGCAGCAATCAGAGGAATAGTAGTTACCCAGAATACTCAAAATGATATTCTTCCCGGACTTACTGATTTTCTCATGAAGGATGCTACTCCAGAACAATTAAGAAAATATAAGAAGGAAGAGATTATTGCACTTGCCATGGTGCAGATGAATGACGATGGACAAACATACTCTCTTGTAGATGAAAATGGAGATGTCATTCCAGAGAAAGATGAAACTGGTAATACTGTTAATCCTCTTGATAGAGCAATCTTCCAGACCTTCCCTATGAGGGATTTAAAAGGTTTTTATAAGAGTAAAGATGCTGTAGATGATGAAGACATGGAAGAACAAACCATGTTCAGAGATGATGTTCCAGAGAAGAAGAGACTTGCTGCAGAAGAACAATATCAGAAATGGAGAGATGCCACTTTACAGAAAACAACATTGGATCCTCCTGAAAAAATAAAGGTATCTTTTGGTATTCCTGAACTTGCAAAAAGAACTGATGAAAAAGGAAATTTAGTACCAGATAAGGGAGCAAGAACCTCTGCAAAGAAAGCAGGTTTTGTATCAGATGAAGATTTAGACTCCCATCAGGTAATTACTGTTTCTACAGAGGATGAAGCTAATGAAGGAGAGGTTACATTTAATAATAGTAAGGGAAGAGTATTCTTAAGAGTTCCAGGGCAAGGACTTGTAAAACTTTTTAATAGAAAATTTTCTGATGTAGAAGCTAATACAATATTTGATGTTATTCAACAGATATGTAAAAATGGTGCAAAGAAAGGACAGATAACTCCTGAGACCAATCTACTTATCAATTGGCTTAAGACAGTTGTATATTGGGGAATAGCAAAAGATCCAAATACAAATGAAAGAAAAGCCGCAGGATATAATAATATATGGTTTGAAACAACAAAAGAAGAAGGAAAGCCAGTAACTAGACTTTACATCTCTGGAATCACTAAAGATAAGAGTCAGGCTTTCATGTTTACACCAACAGGATTACAGGAGAGTAAGTATGAGATTGTTTCTCTCCTTCAGAACCTATATCATAATACATTTGCCACAAAGGTAAATCAGGATAGTTGGCAGAACAAATATTATGAAATCAAAGGAATAGATAAAGAGGGCAATCCTATAACAGAGGAATGGCCAAATTATCAAACCTATTTACTTTCTGATAAGTCAGTAAAGGATGGAAAGCTTAGTGGAGAAAGGAATGAAAAAGAAATTCCATTAGTAACTCAATATAAACCAATAACTAATGAGAATGATGTAAATAGAAAGAGTATTTATTTCACATTAAACTCTCCTACAAGCGATTATAATTTTGAAGCAGAAGAACAGAAAGCAGAAACACCAAAGACAAAGAAAGAAGCTAAGAAACCAGCAACAGAAGAATCAAAAACCAAAACAAAGAAAGAAGAGACAGCTTATAAACCTGCTCTATTGAAACTTGATGGTTCAGATGAAATGATTCACTTTGATTCATTTGGTGGATTTGATATGATGTTTAAACTTAATGCTAAAACTTCTAAAGAAAAAGGAACTATTGATTCCATCTCTTATCCTCAGAAAGCTCTTGATGCATTACAGAATCAAGGAAAGACATTAGATCAAGCAAAAGCAGAGCTTAAGAATGCTCTTCTTGCTAAATTGAAAGATCAACTTAATCTGGCTAATGTTCCTAAAGCAGCACCTATAGCAGATGCTCTTCCAGTTGCTGAAAAAACTGAAGTAAAAGAGAATAATATTGAGCAAAAGAAAAAAGATATAGAAAAAAGAATTCCTGCTTATGTTGACTTTAGTAAAGGAAAAACAAATAGTCTAAATACATTTAGAAATGAAGCAAGAAGAAAGTGGGAAGGCATTGAAGAAGATGTTATTACTGGAGGTAGACTTCTTAACTTACAAACAGGAATAAATTTCTTAGCAGAAGCTTTTCCAGAATTTTCAAATCTTAAAGACATGTTCTTTAAGAAATCAGATAGTCAAGCTATTGGTATTAAATTTTCTGATTTAGTAGAATTAATAGATACCTTAAGAAAACAAGGTATTGATACAGAAGAAGATATAGGTAATAAAATTAAATCTAAATATGAAAATGAAATATCTGAATTAGATAAGACTTCTAAAGAAACTAAACAGGAACCTAAACAAGAATCCACTACAATTGAAGATACCCCAATGGGTATAAAAGAGTCACAACAGACACTCAATACACCCGAAGAGGTACAAAATAAAACAGAAGAGGATGATGATATTCCTTCAATAGGAAAAGAAAATAATGAGGCAGCATTTAGAATTGTTCCATCAGAAAAACCTGTTATATATGAACAAGAAGATTGGGACAAGGTAGAGAAAGATCTTACAAAAATGTTTTCAGTACTCCCTGTATATAGAGTAAGGAATGCTATTAGAGCAACTAATGGTAGACAAATTTGGGGAATGCTTCATGAGGGAGGTATCTATCTTGATCAGAATGCAGAGGTTGGTACTATATATCATGAAGTGTTTGAAGCTGTGTGGAAAATGTTTGCTGGTCCAGAAGAGAAAGGAAAGGTATTAGATGAATTCAGAAGTAGGGATGGAAGTTATCGGGATAGGTTCAATCCCATGCATCCATTAATTGAGTATAAAAATGCTAAACCTGAACAGATAAAAGAAGAAATTGCCGAAGAGTTTAGAGATCTTAGATTATATGGAACAAGAATTGCTACACCAAGAGGACAGAATTTTATAGCCAGACTGTTCCAGAATATTATAGATTTCATCAAGACATTCTTCACTGGAGAGAAATCTCAGAGGAACACACAGGACTTATTTGATAAAATAGGAAATGGATATTATAACAGGTTCAATCCTTATGAAGCAAAATTATCATTTGCTAAGAAGGGCTTTATAAATGTTGAGGATGCATTCCCTAATGAAGACTCTGAACTTAGAGAGAAAATTCCAACACAGCAAACTCATGATATCATTCAACACATGACCTTTGCTTTTATGAGGGATGTAACTAAAACAAATCAGAGTTTATTCCAAATTGAGAAATTAAAGAAAGCAGAAATATATGCAAACTTAAGACTTGAGATTCTTGGAAGAATAAAAGGTGTAAGAGATGCTTATGCTCAAAGAGCACAAAATGGAGAACAAGCTGCAATAGATGGAGTGAATGCTACTCAACAATTATATGATAATACAAAAGCAGAATGGAATGCTCTTGTTGAAAGACATGAACAATTTCTAAATACCCGAGGGTACACCTTTGATGAGAATGATGAATTGAATATGGAGGATGAGAATAAAGGAAAAGATGAACCTTATGGAGATCCAAGAAAAGTAGACTCTTTCAGAAAATCTAATGCTGCTATTAAAAATCTTCTTGGATCAGTGGCTTATTCACAGAGAGTTAAAAGAATGATAAATGGAAAAGAGCAAATATCTACAGAGTTTGTTCCTTCTACAATAGGTGGTGCAAAACTTCTTGCTCCTGATCAGGTGCATATTGATCTTGTAAATAAATTATCTAAGGCATGTGATCTGGATGATATGTTTAGTCTATTCAGAAAAGCAGCAATAGATAATCCTAATTATGAATCTCTTTATCATAGAGTTGCAAAGCAGACTATTGCTGAGAATACAATAGACTATGATAAGTTTGAAGACTTTGATTGGCAACTTATATCTGCTTTCTGGAAATCTTTTAAACTCCAGAATCCTGATGCACTTACAGTATTTATTCTTTCTGATGGTAATGTTATTGTCAGTGATTCTTCTATGAACACTGCTACAAAGCAGTCAAAGAAAGAAATGTTCTATTCTATGGTTAACAAAATCAAGAGTGATGATTGGGAAAAAGGAAAAGAGTTCTTTACATATAACAAGAAGAATGGAAAGTATACAGCTACAAAGACTTTGAAAGATATAAAGTTCTCAGGAACCTCTCTTACTAATTATATACTGTTCTTAAAAAAATTAGGTATTGATTTTAAAGAAGAAGATTTAAATGATTTAAGACCTACACAGCTTAAACATTTTAGGGATGCTGTTAAAGGGATGCACACAAGTCTTGCTAATCTTGGTCCAGTATTTAATAAGGTGGGAGAACCTATAGATGAAGATGGTTATGTAGTGGATAAGAATACACATCTAAGTAAGAAAAGAGAAGATGCTCCAGAAGGAAAACCACAGAATGACAAAAGTGTATATTCTCTCACATCTAAAACTCTTGACATTGAAGGAAGACTTACCCAACTTGGTGTAATAAAAGCTATTATTGACAGACCTGAATTTGAGAGTACTTATTTTAATATCAATGGAGAGAGAACACAAACTTATATTGGTAGTAATGCTGCCAGCAGATTGTATGATACAATTTCTTCACTAAAGAATCTGAATGATCTTAATAGCGATGTAAAAGATTATAAGCAGTTTAGATATCTTCTAACAGATGCTTTTACTCAAGGATCAGTTATTCTGAATAGAATTTTCCTTATGGATAGTACTAAAGCCAGAAGAGATGGAACAGAGAATATATTAAAAACTACCTTGGCTGATGGAATGAACGATGAAGAAAAAGGCAAGAGTAGAGAATCTTCAAAACAATCTTATAAACAAAGACTTATACAGGAAATCAATTTGAATACGAATGGATGTTATTTAAATCTGGTTCCTGCAGATGCCTCTATGGAACATGCTACAAGAATGCATGAAGAAACTACTCCATTTGTAACTGATGATTCTTTTCTTACAGGTGGCTACCTCTCTATATTTAAAGACTATTTCACTTCTGAACTTACTCTCTCCAGAGATAGGAATAGAAGAGTGGTAAAGGGAAAGAAGAAAAGCGATATGCGTTTCTTTAAGGATATCCTTGGGGATGAACTCCATAATAATATTGTTTCCAAACTCAATAAGGATAAAAGTCCTGAGGACGTATATGAGAAATATCATAGCAAAATAGAAGCAGCAGTAAAAAACTTTATTCTCAATGAAGCAGATGATACTTATGACCTTCTTAAAACATTTGATATTGTAAAAGAAGATGTTGATGGTCTAACTGCTGAGAATCTGAATTTTGCTAATAATATGGATAGTATTACAGAGAAGGATTTAAAAACGAAACTTGGAGCTATCTCTGCTAACTATGTTATTGCGAACATAGAAATGCATAAACTTCTATATTCAGATCCCTATCAGTATGAGAATGAGCTTAAACGTATAAAGAATTTTCTTTCACCAAGGCAATATCTAATGCATGGTTCTCCAAGAGTGAATAGTGCTCTTAATAATGTGTATAATAAAGGATTTAAGAAAGGTGATATTGGATATACTGATATGAATAGAGATCATTTCAGGGTAGCTACTCTTGCTGATGTGTGGTCTACTGCTGACTTAGACGGATATTATCCTTTTGAAGAAACTGATGGTGGTGGTATGATTACCATAAAAGGAAAAAGAATGCTTATGTTAAGAGCAGGAATGTGGACAGATGCATTGGAAAAACAATTCAGACATGATATTGAATATGAAAGAATTGTAAAGGAAACTAAGAATGATATTGATAGAGAAAAAGCACTTGCAAACCATGAGTTAAATAATCCTGGAGTGAAGGAACTTTACACTCCTCTCAAACCTATTGTTGCAGGTAGTAAAGCTAATGGAAGAAATTATAATGATGCTGTTCTTCAGAAGTTTGCTCTCTCCGTATATTCATATAGAATTCTTCATCAACTTGATCCTAATTCCAATGCTATCAAGTTGTATAATAAAATGACGAATGAGGACATAGATTATGCGATTTTTGCATCAGGGGTAAAGGTGGGAGCAGAAAAACAATTTAATATCTATAATCAGGATGGTTCATTCAATGATGATTCTTTTGAAACACAAGAAGAAAGGGATGATGTTAATAAGGAACAAGGAGTTACAAAGATTCCTTATTCTATTATGGCAATACAGTCTGAAGTTCCTACAAAGGAAGGAAATGATGTAACCCAAGGTTCCCAGATGACAAAACTTGTCACTATGGATTTCATGGATGCAGGAATGCCTATTGACTTCATGGCTACTGAAAAGGATTTTGACAAGAGAATGGCAAAATGGATAGAGCTGAAAGATAAGGGCTCTTATAATAAGGGAGATAATCTATATAATGAAATAAAGAATAATCAATCTCTCCATGAAGCAAGAAAAGAAGAAGCTTATAAAACTCTGTTAAATAAATTAGGAATAGAGAAAACCGCAGATGGATTTAAAATTGCTGACAGAGACAAACTCTCAACAGCTCTCTCTGGAGAAATAATGAGAAGAGAAATTAACGATAACATTATTAATGCATTCAAGGAATTCAAACAGAAGAATGTTATTCTTGAAGCAACTCCTTCCTATCAACAAATAAGACATGTTCTTTATTCAATTGCAGACAAGAGTCTTGTTCATCCAAAGATAACAGGAGGACAGAAGGTTCAGATTCCCTCTACATTCCTTGAGAGTATAAGAGGAAAAGCAATTGAGAAGACTGATGAGGATGGAAAGAAGAAAACTACATATACCTCTGATATACTAAAATTCTATGTAAATGAAGATGGAAAGCGTGTTTGTCAAATAATGTGTGGTAGATGGTTTAATAGTGATTTGTCTGATGAGGCACTCCTTCATTATTTGAATGATACAGAAGAGGGAAAGAGAATATTAAGAGGGGTAGCTTTTCGTATTCCAACACAGAAACAAAATTCTATTGATACTTTTGAGATTGCTAAATTCCTTCCAAAGGAATATGGAGACTCAGTTGTTATTCCTTCAGCTCTTGTAAAGAAAACTGGTTCTGACTTTGACATTGATAAACTCTCTATGTATCTGAAAAATATATTTCAGGATACAGATGGAAATTTAAAACTTGTTCCTTATAAAGGAATAGGAGAAGAAGCAAAACGTGATATGAAAATGGCTGCTGCTGATTTTCTCAATAGGAAAATGAAATCCCTTGAAGGAAAATTAGAGAAGAATGAGAATATGCAGGATTTGTTTGGTAAACTCTCTCTTGGACAGGTAAGCGAGAAAACTTTTAATAAATGGCTACCTATTCTTAAAGATTGGTTTGGTAACAATCTTGTTGATGGTAAACTTCCTGTAGCTGATATTGAACAATTCTTCATGGATAAGATTGAATCAATCAATAAGAAGTTATCTACTCTTAATGATGATGATATGTATGATATCATGAATAAGGAACAAGCAGATAGATGGTATAGACAATCTCTTGATAATGAATACATTGAATCATGTGAAAGACTTATTTCTCATCCTCTCAACTTCAAACATTTAACAGATCCAAACTCATCAAAACAATTAGAGGATATTGAAAAGGGAATAACTAAAGCTCTTGGTGAAGAGGAAATTGATTATGCCAATGTGGGGAATATGCTTAATAGAAGATTCATGTCATCCTTAAGACAGGCTTTTGTTGCAGGAAAACAGATGATTGCTATGGCTGCTATTGGCCAGACAAACAATGCACAGAATCAAAGATTTATCTCTTACATTGATACAGATAGATTGAATACTCCCGGGATGATAAGTTTAGAAGATAATGAGGTGTTGGGAGGGAATGAAAAATCACAAATGTATGCAAACAATCCTAATATTAATTTTCAAGAATATAATTCGGTAATAATAAAAGGTAAGAGAGTGGCAACACTTTCTAAAGCTCAGGATGCAAACATAAATTCAAAGAAGAGAAATTTCATATCTGATATTATTAGTCAGATAATTGATGGTTGTGTTGATATTGCAAAGAAAGGACCATGGGTTACACGATTGGGAATTACACCAACACTTGCTCCTACATGGTTATTCCTTATAAAAATAGGTGTGCCTATTAAGAGTGTTGCCTATTTTATGAATCAACCTATTATAAAGGATTATGTAAAGCAAATTGAGAACAAAGGATATTCATGGTTATTCATTAGTGACTTCATTGAGAATTCTCTTGATTCATATTCTCCATCTAAAGAACAATCAATATCTGAAATCCCATCTGAAGAAGAACTTGAAAAGACAGTAGGAAAGAAAGCTAATGAACTGTCAGACTCTCAACTTGCTCAACAACAATATATGTTAAAGGAATTTCTTAAATATGCAAAGATGAGTTCTCATCTCCTTCAGATAACTCAAGGATCCAATTTTGATACTGCATATTTGAGTGATCCTCTTATTATTACTAAGAAATTGATGCAATATGAGAGAGCAAAGAACTCTATCATCTCTTCTGTGGATGATCTCATTGATGCATCTTTTGTTAGAAAATTAAAGGATATAATTTCTAATGTTAGAAAGGCTTTTGCAGAAGTTCTTATTTCAGATAAGAAAAATGTATTAGATAGTGTCCTTGGTCCTTATATTAATATGAATGACAGAGACTTCTTAAAACTTGCACAGAAAGCAGTTTCAGATTTGTTTGATTGGGCAATGCAGACAGACCAAAATGTTGCAGGAAAAATAGCAAATGTTCTTGTGAATAAGAAGGTAGATGATAAAGAGATTAAAAGCTATGTGAGACAGGTGATGGATTTTAAGGATAAGATATTTGGTGATCCTGCAAAGAATATTAAACCTGATATTAATCATCCTCTTTATAATAACTTTGTTCTTAAAGCTTTACAATTAAAACCTGGAGAGAAAGAAGGAAAGGTAGATAACCTTCTCATTAAAGGAAAAGAGAATAAAGTGTATGATCAGAATATGGTGATACACGGATTTGAAGAAATTCGTGATTACTTGAAGAATAAAGGAGATGATACTCTTTACAGAAAACTTCTTGCTATTACTGTCATGCAATCTGGATTGAAGAAATCAATTCTTTCTTTTACTGATTTACTTCCTTATGAGGATTTCAAAGATGTGTATTACAACTCATTGATTAATATGAACGATGTTCCATATCTATCTGATTTTCATACTGCTCATATCTTTGAAAGAAATAATTATAATGAAGATGACATTATTCCATTTATAAAAGATAAATTTTCTGAAGGTAACCCTACATGGAGACATCCCGAAGAACCAAGCAGATATTATAAAAATCAAATCTTTGTTGGTGATGGACTGTTAAAAGCCCAGAAGAAAAACAATGTTCCTATGATTGCATCCATGGATATAGCATCAAGACAAGCTTCTGGAGACTTCATGGTTTATTCATGGCAGGACAAAATATCTGTTAAGGAAAGAATAAAGAGGAGAAAGAATGGAGACACTTCTCACATTTATAAACTCCTAATGAAAAAAGTTTATTATGAGAATGAAGAAGGAAAAATCGTACCTTTGGTCTATATTTCTGAGGTGATGGGTAAAGATGGTATTACACGTACATATAAAAGATACATCTATAAAGCAATCAACACATTAGGTGATTCATATATGGCAAGAGAGTTTCCAACCAAGAAAATATTTGCTGATCCTAATTCTACATTAATGAATCCTTCTCTTCTTAACAATGGATTTGACAAGGTGGAAGAAAAATATGATGCAAATGGACAAAAGATTAGTTCAGGAGAGGTAGAGGATGAAACTGTTGCATATTATTTCAGTAAGGGAGAAAAGAATACAGAGAATGAAGTTGTAGAAGAACCTGCTTATTTAAAGAATGAGAATGCCCCAGAGGGCCTTCCTCCTATTAAACGATCACCTGACCAAACAATAAAACTGAAGGATGGAACATTCAAATACTCAGAAGTTTCATCTGATATGTTAGAACAAATGGGATACAGTCCTAAAGAAATAGGTGAGAAGTTAAAAATGATTTGTGATTAATAAATTATAAATATGGCAACCTGTCCAAATAAGAATTTGAAAGAGTGGAAAGATCTTGTACAATCCAGAGGTGAAAGTATTGCTCATTATCTATGGGATAAACATAAAGGAGAAGTTCCAGAGAAAGAATATGGGATAGGTCAGGAATCAGTAATATATGATTTAAAATCTGTTCGTGCATTAAGAAATGCATCTATAAGAAATTTTGATATTTCTAAGAATAAAGGAGAAGGTTTCTTTGCTGATTTGCAAAAACAAGGAGTTCCTAAAGATCAAATAGAACTTGTAAGAGATATTCTCTCTGGATATGATAAACTCTCTGCAAAGGAAGTGGCTACATTAATGGAGAATGCTTATAAGTTTGATGTAGAAACAATTACATCCAAGAAAGATAAACATCCAGAGAGTGTAGCGGAGAATTATGCCCTTATTGGAAACTATAACTATAGCAGACATGTTAGTTATCAGACTGGAGAATATATTTACAATAAGGAAAATAGAACCACAGGTAAAGAGGAAATAATTAGTAAACAAGAGTTTGATAAGGCGATTAATAAATATAATGAACCTGAAAATACAGAACACTATGCTAGATTAACTGTTCCAGGTGGAAATAATTATTCGGAGAATGTAATCAGAACTCCAGGAATTACTGTATTACCGGATATATATACAGACCATGAAGGAGACTTTAATCAGCAGAGGGGAGATATGCTTGGCTGGTTCAGAAGTGATGATATGATTGATAAGAGTAGTGAAGCAATTGCTTTAAGAACTGAGGCAAGAAAAACTAATGATTATTCTATAGCAAAAACAATTCGCAGGGTTCTTGAAATTCAGTCTAAGTTTCAGAAGGCTAGAGATTATAAATCTTATGTAAGTAATGAAAAAGAAGAAAGACAAGTACTGTTAGATAAAAATGAAACTTTCTATAAATTTACTTTAAATAATGATGAATATAATATAGATTCAACTCGTGGTAAAACTTATTTCAAAAATGGTGAAAATATAGATAGTAAGGATTATGTCTCTGCTTATCAATCACGTTTGAAACAAATATTACCTAAATCATCATCATCTAAGGAATCATTCATACAACTATTAGCAAAAGATAACAACTGGGTAACATTCTTCATTAAATCTATTCTTCAAGATAGTGCCAAGAAAGGATATGAGAAAGTATTATTTCCAAGAGGAGAGACTGCTGCTAAGGTTGAAGGACATCAACTAGTAGCTGATGAACTTGTTAGACTAAATGAAAATATTAAAGAATCTAAAGCTAAAATTAAAGAAATAGAAGATAAAAAGGATGAATATTTTGATTGGTCTAAAGAAATTTTATTAAAAAATGAGAATGAAAAATTAGAGGGGTTAGAACGGAGATTTAAAGAATATAAAGAACAAGGTATAGAAAAACTTGCACCTATTGAAGCCTTCTATGAAAAAGCTCTTACTAATATTCTCAAAAAGACATATGGGGATGATATAAGAAAAGTAAAAGATGAATATGGTAATGAATGGAATGAAGTAAATATAAAACAAGAACGTGATTTAGAACCCATTCTTCTTCAGAAAGCAGAAATGCCAGTATCCAAAGCATCACCAGAAACTCTCTCAAAGGTGAGAGAGGTTGTTAAGAAAATGGGTGTCAATCTTCAAAATCTATCTGACTATTTGAAAGGCAATCCTAATGTACAGGCTAAAGGAGCAAATGCCCTTACTGATCTTCTCCATGGAATAATAGCAATAGCAGAAGGAAAAGAGAATATTGCTTTGACAGAAGAAATGGTACACGTTGCTACATCTATCCTTGAGCAAAAGGATCCAATGCTTGTGACAGAAATGATAGGCAAGATAGATAGATTTTCTATTTATAAGAAGACATTAAATGAATATAGGAATGATGTTAATTACCAGACGAAGGATGGAAAGCCTGACATTCGTAAGATTAAAAAAGAGGCTGTTGATAAACTAATTACAGAATTAATTGTCAATAAGAACGAAGGAAATACAGAATTTCCTGAATTGAGAGATGAAACAAATAAATCCATTATAAGACAATGGTGGAATAAAATTCTTGATTGGTTCAGGGGGCAATATAAGAAAGCTAATGTTGATGTGTTCAATGAAGCTACTAATAAGGTGATGAATAATAATTTAGGAACAATAAATGATATAAACAATAATCAAATATATTTACAAAATGAGTTCACCAAAATTCAACCAGAGACCTCTTACAGAAGAGGAGAAAATGTTAACTTACCAAAAAATTTCGAGATATTATGGGACAGATCAACTGATGGGAATAAATTACAACGACACAGGGGAATTTACAACAGCTTGGGATCTTACAATAGTAATACCATTTTCGGAGAAACTAATTGGACTTCTCTTAGAAAAGAGTTCAATGATAAACTCAACTCCTCTGATATGGAAAGGGAACAATTATTCACTCATACCCTTATTAGTCTTATCAGATCCACATATGGAAATACATTCAATAAAGGACTTGCTGGAAAACTTAGTGGATTTAGATACGTCATTGTAGATAATCCTAAAATGTCTCCTATATATACTAGAGGATCGGACATCTGTCTTAATATAAATAAAGAAAGTTCCTTCATAGATCATATTTTTAATAATGCAAAAGAAGGAAATGAGTGGAATCTATTAGATACAATGGTATCTGAGGAACTTATTCATTTAGTCTCCTCTAAATTATCAACACCAAAAGAAACAACTGATGCTTATAACGAATTAACACAAGATGATAAAGTTCAAATTTTACAAACATATTTTCATGATAATAATTTAGTAAATACTACTTTATTAAAACCCTATCAATATGTACATGAATATGTACGTATGCAAATTCAGAAGAAGGTATTAGGATGGACAACAGAAGAAACGAGAACTACACTTAAAAAAATTATAGACAAGGTTTGGAACTATCTAAAGGATCTTCTTCCTAAATATACATCCTTGAGATCAATTTATGATAAGACATTGAACTTTATAGAAAAAGGAGAAGGAGAATTAAATGAAAATTCTTCTAATGAAATTCTTGGTCTTCCTCAAATTGTTTCTGATGCTCAGAAGAAAATACAGGAAGGAATTCTTGCAACACCAAATACTATAAGAAAGGTTTATAAGCCAGGAAAATCTGATCCCATGTTTCAGGATACAGAGGAAGCTGATAATTGGTATGAAAGACTTATTAATGGTAAGTGGGATGCAAATGGTGTAAAGAAAAGAGTTACGGACAGAGTGAAGACATGGTTTAAACAAAGATTTCCAGATAAAGAATTTACTCCTGCAGAGAAAACAAAGAATGAATTGAAAAGACAATTTGGTGTCCGTTATCATACATTTCTTGATGAAATTCATCAGAGATATTTTAATGGTGATGGAACAAAAAGAGATGTTACAGATGAGAGACCTACTATTAATGATCCTATAGATGCAAGAGTGTATGATCTATTAGATAGATTCTATAGTAAATTCACTGAACAATTTTTTAAGGATGGAAAAACACCATTAGTTTTCTCTGAAAGAATTATTTATGATCCTAAACAGAAAGAAGCGGGTACTTTAGACCTAATTGTTGTTGATGAAGATGGAAAAACAAATATTATTGATTGGAAATTTCTTGAGGTGGGAAAAGGGAAAGATGATATTGCTCGGTTTAAACAGGGAGCTTTCCAAATTCAACTTGGTAGATATAAAGAAATGTTAAAGGATGCTTATGGAATAAAGAGTTTTGGAATGACAAGAGCTATTCCTTTTTTATTAAAAATTGATAGAGAAAATCCAAATGATGAGAAATCTCCTTATGTTATTAAGGGGATAACTGCAGGTAATGTTGACACTACACAAATAAAAGATTTAAGGCTTATGCCTGTTTCTGAGGAGACAGAATCTACAGGAGATGAAAATAGAGATAAGATTATTGTCAAGCTGAATGCTATGATGAAGCAGTTTGCTAAAGAGAAAACTACTAATGAAGAGGATAGAGAATACAAGATTGAAAGACTGAATACTATTAGAAGAGCTATTCGTGAAATACAAGGAAAAGGAACCTATGATACTCTTATTAAAACTATTAAATCCTTAAAAAAACAAGGAGATAATATAATTTCTGATTGGACTTCTCTCTATAAAAACAGAGTTCCTTCTGATGAGGATGTAAAGGATGAAGACCTTTCTGACTTTGCTATTGGATTAAGAGAATATCGTGATGTTGCAACAACGGTTAGTGATTTTTCAAATACATTGAGAAAACTGTTATATGACAATGATAAGAAGGAAGATGTAGTAAAAGGTGGAAAAGAATTATCAGATGACATAAGAGATGAGATAGAAAATATTCGTGAGTCATTTGATGATGTCAAAGGAATAATAAATGAGTTTTGTGATAAGTTTATAGGACTTAGAAATCTTGTATCAGGGATTTTAAAACCAGAACGTGTTCTAAAAGGACTTATGGCAACATTTGGTAATATAACACAAATATCATTAAGGTCAGTGAGAATATTATCAAAGATGGTTACTGAAGCTAATCTATCTGCATCAAGAACTGCTTTTGATCAGGTGAGTGAACTTATGGGGATAAGAGAAAAACTGCTTAAGAAAGGTGGAAACATACATAATATTGTCAGACAAATCTATCAAAAGGATGATGCTGGAAAAATAGTTAATAAACTAATTTATAGATATAGTGGAGAATTCTATGATAAACTCAAAGAGAATGCTCAGGATGGAAAGCAGGATAAGAAATGGATAAGAGATAATATTGATATAGTTGCTTATAAGAAAGCAGCCAAAGAGGTTCTTGAGAGAAGTATAAGACATTATGAAAGGCAATATAAAGATGATAAGGACATGATGAATTCTCTTATCAAACAAGAAGTGCAGAGATGGGATATTGATGGAGATATTATTAATACCATCAAGGGATATAAAGATTATAGTAAAAAGAAATTCACTGGATGGACCAACTACTTGATTGATAATTATCCTCTTGAGAAATGGGAATCAGAAGAATATAAGAATCTTAAAAAGGATGAAGATTTATTCTCCCTGTATAATTTCATAACTAGAATTAATGAAGAAGCTAGAGGAGTTGGCTATATAGATGGAGCCGTGAGAAATACATTTCTTCCTTTTATAAGAAGAAGTACAGCAGAAGCACTTGCTTGGGGACTTAATCCTTCTGTTGTTAGTAGTTGGTTTGATAAATTAACACTTAATGCTGATATTAAAGGAGATAAGAGAAATGAGCTTAGCGGAGAAATGGAGAGGAGTATTCCTAAATATTATACCTATGATTTCACAAGAAAAGAAGATGGAACTCATGATTATTCAGATGTGAGTGAGGAAATCTTTAAGAATATGGTGTTGTATATCAATCATATGCAGAAGTATAAAAATCTTAAGCATATTGAAGGACAAATACAATTATTAAAAACTGTAGAGGAATTCAAAGGTCATCTTAAGACAAATAAAATAGGAGATGTTGGAGAAGCTGAAGTTCTTAAAGATAATGATGAGAATGTCAAAACACTGAATAAATTTATCAATGCAACAATCTATGGAGATAAATATTCCAACTCTGATACAGATATTCCTATTCCTATTCATCCATTTAATGCAATGGGTAAACTAATAAACAGAGTAGCAGGAAGAGAAGTATTTGATGTGGAAGAACATCCAGATCCTTATTCTCTTATTAAATGCATGGATGCTCTCAACAGTTACTTTCGTATTAAGACATTAGGATTTAATGTTGTCTCTGGAGCTGCTGTTTATTTTGGTAGTAATATGCAGGTGTTATCACAGGCTGGTAAATATTTCACAGAGGGTGAATTTCTTGCAAATACAATGAAACTATTAAAATCAAATAGATTTATTAATGATGATGATAGAAAAATGTTCCTGCAACTGATAGATACATTTGTTCCTATAAGAGCTGATAGAATGGATGCTCAGGTGAGAAAAGCAGGCGTATCCTCTCCATTTAGCAGAGTGAGTTTCAATGGTGTATTAATGTCTGTATTAACACAACCAAGTGAATATGTTGAGAAGAGTATATTCATGAGCCTACTTGACAATATGATGGTTAATGAAGGAAAGCTTGTAAATATCACAGACTTTGTAAATAGCAAATATGGAGACAGATGGGAATCTGCAGCCAAGCATAAAGAAATAGCTGGAAAAATAAAATCTGAAATTGCAGAACTTAAGAAAACACGTTCTATAAATTCAATCAAACATTTGGATGAGAATGGAAATCTTGTTATCCCGGGATTTGATTTGAATAACACAAAAGAAATAGACCGTCTTACTAATTTAACAAGAAATATAGCAAGGACATCTACCCACGGAAGAACATCTTCTGATATTAATCAATTCTCCATGAATGTATGGACCAACTCTATGCAGGTGTTTAAGACATGGATTCCAAAACTTGCAATCTCAAGATTTCAACATTTTGATAAGGTGGGAGATGACTTCAATGCAAAAATAGGTGATGATGGAAATACAGATGGGGAAAGATGGGATGTAGGTAGACTTAGATTGTTCTGGTATGCATTTAGTCAACAAGTAATGGGTAAATCATCTGGTATCATAAGTATTCTGTCAGCCAGTGAAAAGGGTGTAGAAACAATGAATCAAATGTATGATGATTTTGGCAGAGAATATGAACAGGGAACAGGAGAGAAAATGACAATGCCTAAGGAAGAATTCTTCGATCTTATAAGAACCAATTTAAGAAATGAGGTGAGAGAACTTGGTGTATTATTCTCATTAGCAGGGGCTTTGTTTGCTACAGGATTCTTTGCTCCAGGGAGAGATGATGATAAAGCAGCAAAGAATGCTCATAATTATTATGTTAGAATAATGGGAAAGTTTGTTGAACAGCTTTCACTATTCTATAATCCTGTAGAGATTCAGAATGTATTGAGTGGAGGCACATTTCCTGCTCTTGGAATATTTACTGATATACAAAAATTCACACATAGTATGGTAATGGAAATTACAGGATTAGACAGTTCCAATCCTACCCTCTCTGCTGATGAGGTGGCAAAGAAAGCTCAACCTATAAAATATGGAATGAGTTTATTTCCTATGGGAAAAGCTTTTGTAACTTATATGTCTATGTTTGATGCAGATTTTGCAAAGGAATTTAATGTTAGTGTTTCTGACAAAAATCAGAAGTAGGTTTTTAGCTATATTATGCAAAAATTTAAAAATTAAAGCTATTAATTGTATTAAAAATAATCGTACATTTGTTAATCCTTAAAAACAGAAATCATGTCATACATACCGCAAGAAACAGGATGGAGCCTTGAAGCTAAATTGCTTGATCAAATCCTCAAGGAAATAAAGAGACTTCAAACAATTGTCTCTAAAGGAATAACATATCCAACCACAACTACAACTACAACTCATCCGTAAAACTATAAAATATGGATAAAGAAGAAAAATCATATGATCCTTCATTAAATGTTAAAGAACTATTAATTAACGCGATTAATCGTATTGATGACTTATCCAAAGCTGAATCAAAACGGATAGATGAAAAATTCAGAGATAGCGATATAAAATATCAAATACAATTTACTTCTGCAAAAGAAGCCGTTAGTATTGCTTCAATAGCACAAGAAAAATTAGTAGCACAAGCTCTTGATGGAACTAAAGAGGAAATCTCCAAAGCTGATCTAAATACTGATAAGAGATTTTCTTTATTATCAGAAAAAATAGATGGAATAACAACTCAAATGAATAAAAGTAGTGGTGAAAGAGGAATTTATGTTACTCATTCTGATTTAGAGAATGCTATGGATAAATTACAAAATTCTATTGAAGCTACCTTACGACCAGTAGTAAATTTTATGAATAGTCAAACTGGACAGAGTAAAGCACAGAATCAGATATGGGGATATATGTTTGGAGGACTAATGTTAATAATAGCCATACTTACATATTTTTCTGCTCATCCTATTGTTTCACAAATAGCACGATAAAATAATCTTAATCTTGAATATTATGAAAACAAAAATTGTATTATTGTCTCTATTAGCTTTACCATTATTGACGACAGCATCACCCTTGTTGGTTGTAATTTCTATTACAGGAATTCTGTATTTCCTTCTATGGGCAGTTATTGTTTGTTCATTCGCATGGCTCCTTTGGTGGTTGGTAGGTAAACTTCCTTTTGGTACTACAGCACAACAGATATTACGATGGGGATTGATTGTTATAGCAATTATCGTTGTAATTCTTATCCTGATTAATTTTGTTAGTGGTGGGAATGCTGTAACTTTTAGATAAAAATTATGATAACACCTGAAGATTGTATTGCAAAATATGGACCATCTGATTTAACTTTTGAGAAAAAGTGGATGACTCTCTATATTGTTCCTGATGATATAAGGAAAGCAATTCCTGCATTACCTGGTAGAATTTATATGAATAAGGACTTTGTAAAGCCTTTTGAAGCAGCGTTATATGATTTGTGTGAAAGCGGTGGTTCAGAAGCCTTTCAGGAATTTGGAGGATGTTTTAATAGGAGACTACAACGTGGAACAGGTATAAATGGTATTCCTGCAGTTTGGTCTATTCATTCATGGGGAATTGCTGTAGATACAAATGTACCAACAAATCTAGAATTTCAACCAAGTCATCAACCTCCAATATTAGTGGCCGTCTTTAAAGACAATGGTTTTGATTGGGGTGGTGATTTTAATCCAGGTAGATTGGATCCAATGCATTTCCAATTATCAAAAATTTAAATAATGGAAACAACAGATATTACTAAACTATCCAGTGTTTTAAGATTTATTCTATCATTTGTAGTAATACTTTTTACATTGGGATGGTTTGTCACTCTATTCTGGAAAATAATTCCTCCAGATAACAAGGATGTTATTAACTTTGCATCAGGTATTATTCTTGGGCAAGGATGGGTGAAGATAGTAAGTTGGTGGTTTCCTTCTGATATAAGTTCAGAACATAAAACAGATTTATTATATAACTCTACTCCCAATGTATCTTTAGAAACTCCAGGAACACAGACAGAATCAAAGACAGAAAAAACAATTAAAACTGATACTCCTTTAACATGAAAGAACAATTGAAACAAGGAAAATTAGCTCAGCAAATTCTGTTGGATATGTTGAATGGTGTAAAGGATATTTATCCTGAACGTCTAAAACAAGCTGGTTTAAAAATGAAAGAAACTCCAAAAGATTCGTTAACTAACAACTGGTCATTATGAGAACATTGAAATTTGGTAAACAAGCGCCTAAACTTGATAGTAGAACATTGATGTTAAGTAACTATTTAACTCCATCTTTAACACCTCCTCCTGCATCCTTGGATAATTTGGCAAGGATATATTCTAATCTAAAAATCTCTGATCCTACAAAATTATTTCCCATGGATGACAATGATCAATATGGTGATTGCACGATAGCTGGTATTTCTCATGCTGACACAGTTTATAAAGGATTGATTGGAAAGAAGAGTATTTTGAGTAGTAGAAAGGTGTTAAAACTCTATCTTAAACTTACAGGAGGAGAGGATACAGGACTTAATGAACTTGATGTATTAAACTATTGGCATAAAAACTCTGTAAATGGAGATAAAATAGATGCATATGTTTCTATTGATCATAAGAATCATACTAATATAATGCAAGCTATTAGATTATTTGGAGGTGCTTATATAGGATTTCAGGTACAGGAAAACTGTATTCAGGAATTTGATGCACATGAACCATGGACTCCAGGAACATTAACACAAGACGGTCATGCTGTATATGTAGTAGCTTATGATAATATTGGTGTAACTGTTCTTACATGGGGTAATACTCAAAAAGGTACATGGGCTTGGTGGGATGAATGTGTGGATGAAGCTTATGCTATTCTTCCTCCTGAGGCAGAGAATACCGTCTTTGAACCAGGATTTAATTTTGCTCAATTACAAGTTGATCTCAATCTATTAAAAAAATAATATTATAATAATTATTCACTCTTAAAATTCAAATAAAATGGAAAATGTTCAAAAAATAGTAGTTGGTAAAAACTACTCAGTAAATCATGATGCCACAGTACTTGATCCTAAAACAGGAACACAAGTATCAGCAAAAGATGTTCTTTGTGCAGAAGCACCTGCAGCCATTCTAGCACTTCAGGCAGCAGAAGCTTTAACTCAGAATATTTTTATGAAGATGCTATATGGAACTATAGCTTCAGCTATACAAGGTTTGTTAGCTGTATTATGTCCACCAACGGTAAAATAAACTATGAAAGTAAACTGGTTGCATATAGTCCTGATATTCATAATTGGGGCAATTAGCATGGGATGGGGTCTGACTAAATGTTCAGGTGATAAGCAATTAAAAACTGCAAAAAAATCAACCTCTGACATTCAGATCCTTTACACCAGTTTACTAAAAGCGAGGAATACTACAATAGTTATTCATTCGTCTTATCCTATTCTCTATCCAGATTCAATCTTTCCACCTCCAAAAATAATTACATTTACAAAAACAGATACAAGTTGCAATTCTACATCTACTCAAGACTTCACCTATGGTAAATTATCTTTTACACTTGATGAACTCATTCATAATTGTTATCCTTATGAGAGACACATCCGTAAATTAAAGATTCCTGTAGATTCAGTTGAAACTTGCTGGACTAATACAATACATGATACAGTTCCTATTTATCATCCTAAAACTCATTATCTTGTTGGAGGAAGTTTAATAGGTTCAGATTTTAAGAGATTTCCTAATTTTGATTTGAATGCAGGAATCAGTTTAGGAGATATTATTATTATCAGAATAGGTGGAGAGTACAATATTTATCATTCAGAACTATATGGTAAATTAGGAATTGACATCATTTTAGACAAACGTAAATAATTATTAACTAACACTAAATTAATTTATTATGGCACAAAATCACGGGGCATTACTTAATGGCACAACAGATATAGTTGGTGCTATCGCCAGTTTCAATATTGGAATTGACACAAATTACGGAATAACTCTTCAGGCAGGAACAGTTGCTGTAGATGTATTCTCTGCTCAAGCAGATGGATTGTTACCTGCAACTCTTTATCATTATCAAGCTGTTATTATAGTGAATAGTGTAACATATTTAGGAAATGATGTAACATTTATAACATTAGCTGACTCCCCTATTCCTACTGTTTCTACACTTGATGCTACTAACATCACATAATATGTGGATTATTTCAGCGATATTTTTGGCTCTCCTGATAGGATGGTGGTTTGGCAACAAACATGGTCATCATATCAGGAGACCAAAAGTTCGCACTAAAAAAGCAACCAATGTTTTCTAATTAAATCAACTACATGTTTAAGCAAGAAGAAATAGGAAGAATTGCACAACAGGCTTGTATTGATCATCCTGATATGAGATCATCAGCCCTAGCAGAAATGCTCAAAAAGAAATATCCTAAAATATTTAAATCTACAGAACAAGCAAGAACAAGAATTAGATTTTACAGAGGAAAGCATGGAAAAGAACATAGAAAATATTTAAAGAGTGAAATAATACAATATAAACCATTAGGTAAGCCTATTGAAACTCCAAAGGTGTTGCTGATAGACGTTGAAACATTACCTAATTCAGCATGGACATGGGGAATATGGCAACAGAACATACATCTGGAACAACTTATTAGGAGTGGCTGTCTATTATCATTTTCTTGTAAGTATTTATTTGAACCTGAAGTGTTCTCTGAAATACTCACTCCTCAAGAAGCAATAGATCATAATGATGAGAGACTTGTTAAATTGGCATGGAAGTGGTTAGAGGATGTAGAAATACTTATTGCTCATAATGGGAAAGCTTTTGATACACAATATCTTAACTCAAGATTCATAGTTCATAACTTACCACCACCAGCACCATATAAAATTATTGACACTCTTAATATTCGTAAGGTAACAAGATTTCCAATGAATAGTCTAAAGTTCTTATGTAAGGAATTAGGACTTAGAGAAAAGATAGATAATGATGGTTTTGAACTTTGGGCAGGATGTGAACATGGTGAACAAGAGGCTTTAGATGAGATGTTAGAATACAACAAAGGAGATGTGTTAGCATTGGAAGACTTATATGTAAGAATAAGAACATGGTTACCAAATCATCCCAATCTCTCCTTATATGTAGAAGGAAAAGATGCTATATGTGGAAGATGCTTATCAAAGAAGGAAATGGAATATGTTGGAGATTATGCTACTAATGTAAACTTATTTAAGAGTTATCGTTGTTCAGAGTGTGGATCAATATCAAGAGTTAGACTCTCATCTACACCAAGGAGTAAAAAGCCTAATTTGTTAATTAATACATCAGTACAATAAGTGTTTTTCATAAGTAATAAGTGTTTTTCATATGATAACTCATTCTGTAAAAGGTAAGAGACATATATTAGGAATGAATGAGGAAGATTTTCAAATCTTTGCAGAGGTGATATGGTTAATACAACATGGAGTTCCTTCTATTGGATTTAATCGAAAACCTTTAACTCCTAAACAACAAAAAATAGTTGAAGAAATATTTTCAAGATTTAGCTATGACGATAATTTTGGAATTTATTTAAATAGAATGACAGGACAGTAATAAATGTAACAAAAATGTACTAAATTTGTGACAAAATTTAAATATGACAAAAGAAATTAACTACGTCATGGAGGAATCTGAAATTTGGAAAGATATTTCAGGATATGAAGGAATATATCAGATAAGTAATTTAGGAAGAGTTAAATCTCTTTCCAGATATACAAAGAATGGAGGAGGAGTATTGTGTTTAAGAAAAGAAACTTTTCTCACTCATTCTCTTTCTGCTAAAGGATATCATAGAGTGAAGTTATATAAAGATGATGGTAAAATAAAACATACTTTTTCTATTCATAAATTGGTAGCTCTTTCTTTTTTGGATAATTCTCATAATCTTCCTGAGATTAACCATAAAGATGGAATAAAAGACAATAATAGAAAGAGTAATCTTGAATGGTGTACCAGATCTCATAATATTAGAGAAACTTATAAGTTACATTTAAGACCTGAAAATACATATAAAGGGAGTGGAAATAAAATGGCAAAATTGACAGAAGAACAAGTTCTACAAATTAGAGAAAGATACTCTAAAGGAGAGATATTTCAAACAGAATTAGCTAAAGAATATCATGTTGTTCATAGTTTAATAGGAATGATTATTAACAGAAAAATTTGGAATCATATATGAGAGATTTAAAATTTATAACAACTTGTCCGACAGATACTTACTTTTCATGGCAGGTACATTTATGGCTTGAAAGTTTAAAACAATTAGGACATTCAAATAAAGCAATTGTACTTTTATTTAGTCCTTTAGGAAGACCAATTAATCCTATATGGGAAAAAATTCATAAATTATATCCTGAATCAGAATTTCATACTTATGTGGATGATGGAACAATAAATCCTTTTCTTGGTATTTACATTCCAATATTACGTTTATATTCAATGAAAAAATATTGTGAAGAGTATCCAGAGATAGATAAATGTGCTGTGTTTTATTGTGATAGTGATATTATTTTTACAGAAAAGTTTAATATAGATCATCTTTTAGAGGATGAAATTATTTATCTTTCTGATACTAATAGTTATATAAATGCTTCTTATTTTGATAGTAAAATAAAAGATGTTCTTCCTGATAGGTTAGAAGATTATAAAAAGATAGATGTACTTAATGAGGCAGCTAAAATTGTAGGAATTGATAGACAAATTTGTGAGAAGAATAATTTACATTCAGGAGGAACTCAATATCTACTCAAAAATACAAATGCTGATTTTTGGAAAACTATTTTTAAAAAATGTATACCTCTCTTATCCTATTTAAGAGATATTAATAAGCAATATTTTGCAAATGAAGATAAAGGTTATCAATCTTGGACCTGTGATATGTGGTTGGTTTTATGGGAATTATGGAAAAGAGGATTTGAAACCAAAATTGTAGATGAGATGTCATTCAGTTGGGCACCTGATCCAATTGAGAAACTAACTACTTGTCCTATATATCATAATGCAGGAATTACAGGAGAATTTATGGATGGTATTCCTTATTTCTATAAAGGGAAATATCATACAGGAACTAATCCAATGATTGATACTCATCTACAGACAGTGATTAATAATGAGGAATCAAAAAAACATTGTACTTGGTTCTATGCTAATGCACTTAATGAACTCAATCAAAAATATCATATTGACTATTAACAATTAATACATACTAAAATGATACCTAATAAACGTAATCTTAAAGCTTATGTCAGACTTGATGGCATGAAAAGAGTAGTTGCCGGAAGTCTAATTCTTCGTAAGCATATGCCAAAGATGGGCAAGTGGGAAGAAGTGCCAGCTTATGAATGTTGTAATCCAGTTTCTTCTGGTACTACCACCACTACTACAACAATAACTGGTTCTCCAACTAGATATGCTATGTCAGTTAATTATTATATAAGTGATGGAGCAGCCTGTACAGATGGAATGAGTAACACATCTACAGTATATTCTGGTTATCCTCCTGAAAGCATGGTAGGAAAAAGACTGTATACAAATATGTCTCTAACTACTCCATATGTTGAAGCAGGAACTGTTTATCCTATATATAGGAAATTTATAGTTGTTGCAGGACTCTTTGGTTATTATTCTATGCAGATTGATCCTGTTACTAGTAATGTATTAAGTGTTAATATATGTACAAGTTAAATATATAAGAACATGATACCAAATAAGAGAAGTTTAAAAGCTTATGTCCGTTATGATGGAAATAAGAAAATTGTTCCCGGAAGTTTAATTCTTGCCAGAAAGAAACCTTTGGTCGGTAATTGGAAAGAGGTTCCAGCATATGAGTGTTGCAATTATACAACTACCACGAGTACTACTCATACAACCACAAGTACGACTACTGTAGCTCCAACCACTACCACATCTACAACTCATTTGACAACAACCACGACAACTAGCCACTCTTAAAAATTAGATAAATGGACTTTTTTCCTGATACCATAGTGGGTAAATCATCATCTCCTTTAGAGATGACAATGGAGGATATTGCTGGAAAATTTGACTATTTCCAACGTCAAATTCATCTATTACATTTCCAAACTCCTTCCTATAGCGAGCACAAAGGTTTACAAATTTGGGATATCCTTCCAGGTCAGCTAGATGAATTTTTGGAAAAAATAATGGGATATGAAGGACGAAAAATAAAGAGTTATTCAACTCCTCCTATTGTAGACTATTCCATGGAACTTCCTAAGAAGATATTGACTGATTTGAAGGAGTTTGCTAAACAATTAGAGAGTTATGGAAGACTCAAGAACTATTCAGACATTGAGAACCTTGCACAGTCGCTTAGCGGAAGTGCAAGTCAGGTTTTGTATTTGCTTACACTATCATAATGGAAGTACATAGAAAGAATTTCCCAGAGGTGATGATTGACAATGACGAAATTTTTATTGACAGTATTATTGGAATTACCGAGGCAGTGGATGAATTCTCTTCTATGGAAATCACAAATACAGGACATTCTTTCAATTTCAGAATAGCTCCCAGTACAAATAAATATTTAGAACCTATTCTATACGAGATATTAAAATTTAGTAATATGTTTGGTATACATTTGGATCTAAGTAAAAGCATGAAGATAAATTCAACAATTAATTTTGAATTGGAAATAATTTAATCAATTTAATGTGTATCTTTGTCTCTCACTAATTTAATTAAATATGGCATATGATTCAAATAAAAGTTATCAATGGAACCCTGATGAACAATTTACAATTTCAGGAAGAGATTTTGGTCTAATTCTTAACACAATAAGAAGTATTCTAAGCACAGAATCAGCACAACAGATTCTACTTGCAGCAAGGACAAATGATGTTCTTGAAAAAATAATGATAGAGAATGTTGAACAAGGAAAAATAGTTGAAAAATCAACTGAAAAAAAAGAATCCTTTAAACTTAAAAAGTATGAAACAAATGATGAATGGTCCAATGGCATCACAGAAAATGAGTAAAAAACCTATGAAAAAGATGCTACCAATGAAAAAGAAACCCACATCAGTTCCTGTAAGGTCTCAACCAACAAGAATGATGCCTCCTCAACAGGGGCCAATGCAACAGGGTCCACAACAGCAATTTCAACCTCAGCAACCTCCAATGAAAAAAGGTGGAAAAATGAAGAGGAAAAAATGTTGTGGCGGAGGTCGTATATAACAAAAGGAAGTAATTATGGCAACTAAAAAAAAGGGCAAGAAAGATTGGATATCTTCAGCTGTGAATCCCAAACACAAGGGATATTGTACTCCAGAAA